AAACACCTCGCCACCCTCTCAGACGGCACCGTTATCCCTAACCCGCGCGCCCTAGACGCGAGGTTGAAGGCCCTACGGAAAGCCCAACAAGCACTGAGCCGCAAAACCAAAGGCAGCGCGCGGCGCGAGAAAGCCAAAGAACGTGTCGCCCGCCTACACGCCCGCGTAACCGACGCGCGTATAGACGCAATCAACAAGGCCACAACCATGATCGCCCGCACCTACACAACCGTGTGTATCGAGGACTTAAACGTTGCGGGCATGGTGAAAAACCATCATCTTGCCCGTAGGTTGAGTGATGCTTCCCTTGGGGAGTTTCGCCGCCAGCTTGAATACAAGACCGCGCGCAATGGTGTCACGTTGCGCGTGGTTGACAGGTGGTATCCGTCGAGTAAAACATGCTCGAACTGTGGGACGGTGAAAGCCAAACTGTCCCTAAATGAGCGCGTGTACCGGTGCGACGTGTGCGGCTTGTCTATGGACCGTGACTTGAACGCGGCCATTAACCTTATGGTCGCCGGGAGTGCCCCGGAGACCTTAAACGCGCGCGGAGGGGACGTGAGCCGGGCCGACACCATGTCGGGCAACGCAGACCCCAATGAAACGCGAACCAAGCAGCCACCTACTGGTGGCGCGAGACTTGGAGCTGGCCTTGGCAACGAGGCCATGCGTACTAGAACAAACTAGAACGCAACGACACTGGTATTACAGGGAAGCCCACAATGTTAGCAACACATGGTGGTGTTTTGCGGTTTTTGCAGTTTTAGGCGACGGCGAGTGTTTTCGTGAGGTGTTCGGCAACGAGAATGTTCGCTTCCGCGCCGATCTGTCGCCGGGACATACCGGGGTTAGCGCAGCGCACCTGCTCATAGAACATGTCGAACAGTCGGCTGCGTTCACGCGATTCCGCGTCCTCTTCGGCATTGAGCATGGCTTCTACGGCAGCGTCTTGCTTGCTGCGAGCTTCTTCTGCCTGCTTGCGGGCCGCTTCCTGCTTCTGGGCGGGCGACACGTTGGGGTTGATCTTGTTTTCCATGCGGAACCGGAGGAAAGCGAACATGTTATGCACGTTGGAGGGCATACCCTCGCTGAGGATTGACGCGATTTCTACGTGCATCCACCCGATGTTGAGGCGAGTTTGGACGAGCTGGTACATGTCCTCGATCTGCGTGTCAGTCCATGCTTCTACGCCCACGCCTTGAGGCATACACGCCATAACGATCTCTCGCTTAGAACGCCCGTTACGCGCGCGGGCCTGCATCGCTGCTTCCGCTTTGAGGACACGTTCACGCTTACGAGCATTCATACGCTTCTCACGCTTACGAGCGCGAGCTTCCTTAATCGCCGCACGCTCTTCGCTAGTGGAACGAACGTAGGCAACCACGTCACGAACAGCGGAAGCAACCTGCTCAATGGGAGACTCGATCTCTTCCTCGGTAACAGGTTCAAGGAGAATAAGCTCAGGGGCTTGCGGTTCCCAAGGGCCGAAACGGTTAATGGTTACGGGCTTACGTGTTGACCCGTCGTAACGGTAGCCTTCGAGCCACATTTCAATGGTTGGAATGTGAATCGTGTGTACTGCGCTAGTGCGGTGCTTCACGCCGCGAGCGTCTGTCCAGTACCGGTGCTGGGTGTGCATGAGGCCGAGTTCCCTGAAGCGCTTGAATACTTTCTCAAGGTAGCTTTTTGAGCATCCGATCTCGCGGGACATCGTGTCTAGGCTCTTCCAAATCTGCCACGAGTTCTCGTTAGCGTTTTTAACGAGATAGAAGAGAATATCTTGTTCCTTGAACGTCATTGCGATGACGGTGACGATGCTTTTAGCTGCACGGATTAGTGCGCGGGACATAAAAAATACTCCTTGGTATTAAGAAGAATCATTGCGTGCTTCATAGGCTATAGCCGCTCTCCCGGTCTGTCAAACACGGGGAGGAAAAAATTTTTAGGCCCAGTTGGAATGAACCAACCGGGCCTAACGCAAATTCTTCTTAACTCACGAGGAGTTAAGAAAATAATCCCACGTAACCACAGTGTTTGCAACTGTTACCACGCGATTCCAGCTAAGAGTTTCCTGCAATCTGCCATGACGAGACCTTGACGCGCGCCACTACCTGTTCGCCAACTCTAAAAGCATTTGAGAAAATATTTCCCCCGCCGTTAGGCGGTAGATCTATCAGTCGCACTGCGTCCACACATGGGGGGAGGGGGTTATTCTTCATTATTCTTCTTCTATTCACTAAAGGTATATATAGTGCTCTTCCCTATAGTGCTCTTCCCTATAGTTCTACTCCGGTTTTACCAGTTGTCCCAATAAAAACGCGCGACTAATCTGCCCCGTGTAAACACGTAACAACAGTCAGTAAGGAAGTACCCCATGTGCGTACAACAGCTCATCAACGCGGGTGAACTAGCTCCATATATCGGACTAAGGCCACGACTCACTAGGCTCTTAGAACTTCTTGCTAAATATGCCGGTGAAAAAACACAACAGCTTTGCTGTAGCCAAGAAACCCTCGCTGCGCACCTGTCATGCTCTGTTAGGACTATTTCTCGCGACCTTCACACGCTTTCGTCTCTAGGTCTCATCCACGTGCAGCCCCGGTACTTGGAGGATCGTAAGCACGTTAAGCACCGCACGACTGATGTCATCACGGTTCATATCCCTACCGTCGCTGAGTGGGACGCGGGCGTTCGCTATGACGGTTCTACTAGGCCAGCAATTAAAAACGCTAACTACTGGCGTGCTGGCGCTCCCGACATCATTGAAGTTCCTATGGCTCCCGAGAAATAAACAGACCCCCTCGAAACGCGAAACCTAATCGCACACAAACTAAGGGGCCGTTCGACACGAAACCGAACAGCCCCTGTAAGTATTACCTTTCTAGTCGCCTCTGTAGCTTGTAGCAGATTAGGAAAAACTCTTACAAGTAGCTACACCGCGTTCTCATCGCTCAATGCGTGAACGGGCATCGAGATAAAAAGGACCGCCCGGCACACAACCGGACGGCCCTTGTGTAGCTGAATAGCATACGCGCAACTATGGGCGCTCAAAGGTAGACAGCATCCCTAGCATCTGTTCGGCTTCTTCTTCGCTTATCCCGACTTGTCTGGCAATAGCTTTTAGTTCGCTCGTGTCACCGTTGGCATAGTTACGGAGAACCTGTTCACCTTTCGGCGTGAGGACTGGTACTTCTACGCGATGAATGCTTTTACGGAAAGATTCAGGCAGTTCGATAGCGCCTCGTTTTTCGAGGCTGAGAAGCGCTCCGATCACGTCGCTTTCGTTGCTGCCGATTGCTCGCGCGATATCTTCTACATCATTGAGAACATAACCGCCCATGTCAGTCGAACTGTCAGTTACATGCGAGTTTTCGACTATAAATGCGAGGACTTGGGTTTCGAGGGGCGTGAGCTGAAGTAACCATGAACTGGGGGAACGTTTAGTGCGGTTTTTGCGTGAAGGACGGACTGGCATTGCGATTCCTTTTCTTGCGCGAAGGACTGTCGTTATTTAATGCTATGCGGCTTGTTCGTGAGTGTCCTAAACGGTGCCTGTTTGTTACAGAACCAATAGTGTTGCCCGTTCTTATAACCAGTAGTATTATGAGCATATGAGCCGAAAACTAAACCACACTAACCAGCAGATTAAAGCGTGGGTTATCGCCTACTACAAGGCCCACGGATACTGGCCCGCTCAGCTTGAAACGCGCGTCGCGCTCCGCTGTTCTAGTGAACGTGCTGCCATTGCGATCAGGGAAGCTAAAAACGATTTAGCTAACGGTCTAGAGCAGACGCTCGCTAAGGCCCTCGCCGCATACGCCGGGTTCCCGAGCCTAGAAAACGCGCTCACGCACATCGGGGCGTTGAGTGAGAAGCCGGTAAGTGGCCTTAAGAAGAATGACCTACGCGCCTTGGTCACTATCCTCACCGGCAGTGTCCCAAGTAATCGCCTCACTAGCGGGGACCTACGCGATATGGTTCGCCACCACAACCAAACCAACACCGACACGGAAGAGGAGTAAGCCGATGTCCGCAGCCACTTTCCTCAGTCCATCGCTACCAGTAGTGCTTACTCTCATTACTGTGCCCGCAGTTCTATGGGTGATTGCATTCGCTTCCAAGGTGGCGACCAAGCGCCTAGCTAAAGAAGAAGGAGACCCCTCTGGGGTTGAGATGAGTCTTTATTGGCTCCGCACTCTCACTAGCGGACTAGCGACCGTATTCGCAATACCTCTACTGCCCTACCTTTTCTTCATTGGCGCGTGCTGGATGTCCATGAATGACAGTGGTACCGTTTTTCGCGCACTCAAGGCGTTCTGTGTTGTGGTGGGTATTCTAATACTGCTGCTGGCGGCAGTACTGCTCCCCGTATTGTGGAGGTTGCGAAAAATTGAAAAAGGCGCAACAGAAAGCGATGATCTGGAAAGCAATCGTGAGTATCAGGCACTCAAGGCTTTAGATAACAACCTGGGGCTTTCCCCGGAAGTTTATGCCTGCCTTGCTTACTCAGTTATGCCGATTTTGCTCTTCCTGTTTGCTGTGTTTGTGTTAAAGCTCTAAACCCCTAAAGGACACTAGAAATGACTCGCCGTAAATACACGAACTTGATGATTGTTACCTCTATCCGACAGTTGATTTCCTCGCGCGTCTCGCGGCCCACACCTGAGCTTGTCGCTGAGACAGAACAGTTCCTCGCCTTGTGGCGTGACCCGGAAGAAATCGAACCAGCAGAAGGACTACTCCTCAGCCGCGAAAAACTCTACGCAATCCGCGCAGCCTACAAGCGCAGTGGCTACACGGGGCCACTCATCGGATTGTTCGACGAACTGGAACGCAACATCGAGGCCGCTTTCAACGTCAAGCGAGGGAAGAAGGGACTACCAGCATGGATACTCGGCGCGGCGTAGTCTGTGAACTCCACGATTGGAGTGCTGACAGTGAGTTCACTGAGCTACTGAAAGGCCGCTACATCACTGATGTTGTTGATGATGAAATCCTCGTCCTCGACAACGGAATGTGGCTTCACGTTGAGACGGAAGATGAAGGCTTTAAGGGCGGGACGTTTATCCAATACCTTAATGTCTGCGGGAGAAACGACGCGCGAATCATGTCCGCACACCTCGTCGATGACTATGGGGAGGACCCGATTTCTCTCATAGAGAGACAGACTTACACATTGTTTGTCATGGTCAACGATATGGAACGTCCCGTCCTCAAAATCGTCCGAGAGGACGCGCCCTACTACCCGCGTGGCTTCACGATCACCGCCTACGTCTCCCAAGACGCTTACATAGATCGCTGGTATCACATGCGAGAGCACTCCAATACGTCGGGCAGTTCGCATAAGTGGCTGAAACGCTAAACCGAAAGCAACCAGAATGTTTTTCCCTACGCTCGCGACAGAAACACGCATTTTCCTCACGGTGAGCATCGTGCTCCTCGGACTAGCAGGCACGCTATCGCTCGCGAACGTCTATCACCTGTATGACCAGAAAGACGTGGCGTGGACGCTCAATAACTTCCACATGCCGCTTAACCTGACGGCCAAGATCACGGCGGTGTTGATGTGGGCTGGAATCGTCCTAAACGCAGTGTATTTAGCGTTAACGTATCGGACTAACACGAACGTGCTGGGCGAAAACCTCTCGCACATATCCATGATCGCCGCGCTCACATGTTTCGCCGTCCCGCCAGCGTTAACCCGGCTATTGATCGACCTCACCGCAAAGCACAGTAAGCACGTGAAGCAGTGTTTCGAGTTCCCGAAATGGCTGAACTGGCTGGCTTACGCGCCCTCCGTCATCATCACAACAGCAGCGTATGTAACTCTCTGGTTCGTATACCTGCAAGAAATCTAAACCAAACAAAAACCCTTAGAAAGGACAATCAATCATGGCTCTCACTGTTAAGCGCCTTGGCGACATCGACGACATTTCCAACCTCGTTAGGATGCTGCCGCTCATCGAAATGCCAGACACCGAACCATTGTGGGACGACTTAAAGAAAGCGCGTCTGATCGACTCAATCTTGAACAATATTCCCATCGGCCAGATTTTCCTCATGCCCCACCCGCGTCAAACCATCGGCCAAAGCGGCTGGGCATACGAGTACCGGATTCTTGACGGCCACGACCGACTCAACGCTATCGCAGCATTCAAGAACGGAAACCTCCTATTGGAGGACGACTTCAAGCTCTTTGAGAGCGAGTTCGTCCAAGCACGAGGAATGACGTTCAAGGACCTCAAGGAGACATACCCGAGGCTTGCAACGCGGTTCATGAACTATCAGCTCGATATCCAAGTCGTAGAAGCAAGTAGCAAGCTCGAAATCGCCCGCATGTTCGAGCGAATGGGCATCGACAGCTACTGTTTTGGACGAGAGTAGGCAAGGGGGCCGTCGCGAGAGATCACGGCGGCCCCTTGGCTTGTGGCATGTCGCAAAACGATTCTTGCTTACACGCTGCCATACTGCTACAATTTAGGTACACGGCTAGTGTAAAGAAAGCCGATAAACTCAATCCGCGCAAACCACGTAAAGGCAATAAGACCATGAGCGACACATCCGAACCCAAGTATCACATCGAAATAGGACTTACCGGCTCGCCCCGCATTATTCGCACTCATTCAATAACGCGGACGGAGGCGAACAAGTTTTTCGGGTTAATTGTCATGGGGTACCTAGATCGCGAAAGATCATTGTTTAGCCTCGCTTACGGCCTAGAGGACATTTGTATTCCGGCTCGCGCCGTCGCGTGGGTGGAGCTTGTCGAGGGCTGAAAAGTAAACGCGGCAAGTAGTTGCCGCGAATGCTCCTATAGCTCAACTGGCAGAGCAACGGACTTTTAATCCGTGGGTTCAGGGTTCAAGTCCCTGTGGGAGCACCACAAACCAAAACACAAAACAACAGGAAAGCGAAGATCATGGACTACTACACGGCACTCAGGCGCGAAACCGTTAAATCAGCGCGCTTTGACCCGCTTATTTTCTTATACGCGCACCTCGGGGATGAAGGCGCGTTCGACGGTCACGTTTTCTCTCCTAACCTAAAAAACGTTCCGGTACTCATGTGTCTAACAAACGATGACCACATTTCCTTGTCCATCACCGAGTGGTACGACGAAATGAGCTGTTTTGATAAGCACACAAGCACGGCGCACAGTACGCCAGTCGAAAACGGAGAACTTCTGTGGGAGTTTGACGGCGACGCTTGGGAACGAGGCGACTACATACCGGATGGTGCAGAACGATTCACGGGCGAGATCATGGTCGCCACAGCTCTCAGTGATTGGGAGGACCTTGTGTTCAGGCTTGACGCTCGCAAAGGCCCGGAAGAACACGCTTGGTTCTTCCCGCTCGGACTTGAATCGGCCTCAAAGCATGAGGGACTGATGATGTACGCCACCAACCGGAAGTAACAGCCAAAGCACGGAAAGAGAACCGGACCAATGGACTACCAGACGCTCAAACGCAACATTATCGAAACCGCCCGCCGAGACCCCTTTGGCTTCCTGTATGCGAAGCTCATGAAGAAAGGCGTATATTACGGCCACGCTTCCGCCCCGTCGCTAGACTACGGGCCAACGATCATGCATGTAGTGGACGACGGCGACCATATTTCGCTAACTGTCGCCGTGTGGGGCGAAGGAGAGTGCCTTACTTGCGAGAAAACCACATACAAGGCGCACAGTATGCCAAACGAAAACGGGGCGATTTCATGGGAGTTCGACGACACTACTTGTGATCGTGGCGACGACTACAAATACGACGGGGCAGAACTCTTTATAGACAAGCTCATCATCGTTGAAGCCTTCAACGAATGGGAGGACCTTGTGGGCGACATTGCGGCTCGCGGAAACCCCGAAGAAGATGCTTGGTTCTTCCCTGCCGGAGTAAATGCAGCATGTAAGTACTTAGGGAAGATGATGCACGCCAGTGGCCGAGATGAAACGCGGGAGGGATAGCGAAAATGTACGACGTAGTCAAACATTCGCACCCCCCTAAGATGGTTTGGTTTTTCCCTCACGGGCTGCGAGCCGCGCAAGACCATTCAGATGCGACACAGCACGCCAGCAACCAGAAAGAGCGCTAAACCATGACACTTGACGCGCTAAACCAGAGAATCAAAGCAGAAACCGAAAAAGACCCCGCCCGGTTCCTTACTGAACAGTTCGGCAGGGGTGGAGTACCCAGCACGCCATTCTTTGCCCCCAAAGCCTCGAAGTACGCACAAGTAATGCTCGAACCGGATGCTCCCTCTGTAATTTTGGCGGCGACTACCGGCGCGAGGTCGATCTTTAACTCTATAGAACTCGCCTTGGCTTTAGTTGAGAGGGGGACTCAAAGCCCCAATAGAAAAGAGAAGCAAAGAATGACATGCGAGGCGCTAAAACAAAGAACCATAGAAGCAATCCGAGAAGCCCCGGCCAGATTTCTCTACGGACAGTTCAGAGAATACGGCGCATTCGAGCACTCCATCTTTGCCCGCAATGGCCTGAATGAACTGCCGATCATTATGCGCGTGATAGACGGAGACCAGTTTTCCTTATTAGTCACCATATGGGACTACGTGGTGGACTCTTTCAGCAAAACCACGTACAAGGCGCATGGAATCCCGAACGAAAACGGGATGTTGCTATGGGAGTTCGACGTTTCCGCTTACGACGCTTACAGCGACGTGCAAGACGCAGACCGTTTTCTGCCAGAAATCATCATCGGTGAAGCCCTCGAAGAATGGGAAGAGATCGTGAACAGTATTGCGGCTCGCGAAGGCTCCCGAGAGTACGCATGGCTCTTCCCCTGCGGACTGAAACCAGCATTAAACCACACGGGTATGACGATGCTCGCCAGTAACCAAAATTAACAACGGAGAGGAACACGGAGGCTAAACAGTGAACAGTGAAAGCGAAAACATGTACCACATTGAGATTGGAATTATCGGCTCAAGCCGCGTCATTCGCAGTGAGTCAATGGAACAGTACAAAGCAAACGTTAAGTATGCTGACATCTGCTATGGAATCTCGTGCAGGCGTGGAATATTTGAGATTTATGAGGATGGGTCTCGCGTTTCTATTCCAGATCATGCCGTCGCGTGGGTGCAAATCGTAAAAGACGAAGAACAAGTGGACTAGCTAGAACATAGGCCATACGTAAAAACAGTCGCACCAAACAAGGAAGGCGATCATGAACCCCTACTACGCAAACAAAGTCCGTCACCAATTACAAGACGTGCTACGAATGACCGATGCGAACCCAGCATTTGTGACAGCTTGGGCAGAGGCCATAGCCTATGCAGCAAGGAATGAGAGCGATACGCTTACGGCTCGCCGCATTGAGCATCATGGCGTATTGGTCGATAGAGATGGAACGATCTACGGATACACGGAATCAACGCCGCTCGTAAGTGAACTCGGAAGCATCAGGTGGAGCGGCTACACGCTCACGCCAGAGACGTGCTTAGCAATTGGGGTATCTCCTACACGACGCATAAGTGCAGGTCGCGGCTACTGGTTCAAGCACCCCAATCTCGCAGGAGGCCGCTCGCTCGCGCACGTGAAGTTCTCCGAGGTTGGGATGGGGTCAGCTCTTGATGAACGAGGCAAGCTGAGGCGGTAGTAAAAATGCACACCACGCTAGTAGCCGCGCTCGCCGTCTCGATGGTGGTTTGCCTGTTAATCGCGCTCGCTTCTGAGGAAGCAGCCAACCGGCTAGAGGAAAGCGGGGGAGCGCATGTTAAAAGAGAAACAGCGTTACGTGTTGTCCACTTTCTTGCTTACGCGACAGCGGTCCTCATCCTCCCGGTGCTATTGATATTGCTCATTGACGAAAACCTCCCATTGGTCCCAAACAGGGAAACAGTAGGAAATGTAGGCAATCGTGGGAGCATTTTCTTACAACTGCTGTGCGTAGCAGGATTCTCGCTTCTTGCGGCTGATGGTGCGGTCCACAATCGCGCGTTGAAAGAAAAGTGGCCCCGCGTTTTTCGTGTCCTAACCAACGTGCGTGAGGTATGCGGAGTGGCGGTCGTTGCGGCAATTGCCGGACTTGCCGCTTGGTACATATCGGACACGCTCATACGATGGCTGATCGACATACACGAATCGCTTTCGCAAAGCATCACCCAATACTGCAAAGGCGCGTGCTAACAACACACCTAACTAATTCATCAGATCAAACCAAAGGAGCACACCGAAATGGGCGCATTGATTAGTACAGTCGTATGGGTTGCGATAACTCTACTAGGGGTACTTGTTCTCGTTATCAACATAGCTTTAGTACGTAACGGTGATGATGATGCTGTGCGTAATGGGCTTCTGTTGGACATCGTGTATTTGCTCTTACTGTTGCTACTAAAGATGTACGGCCCGACCGTGCAGTGGGCGGAAAGCATTGAAACAGTAAAAACGTTCTTTGCCCAACATGTAGGGCTTCTTGTCGCCCTATACATGGTAGGGGCTTTATGCGCACTGTATGCCTCTGTTAGAACCTTTGCCGCTCTCATCCTTACAGGCGAGAAACTAAAAAACTTTAATCGCCGCTTTGACGCGGTATGGCTTCTCGTGTCTTTTCTCTTTCTGATAGTGCCAAGCATCGTTCAGGCAGTTATGTCGATAGTGAAAGATTTTTCCTGAGACGAAGAAAGATACCGAAAAATGCGTGATTTCGTCATCCAATATCCGGCGGTCAGCATTACCGCTGGCCTCACGTTGCTCACAGCGATGGTACTCAGCAATATCGCGATCATGGCCCCGTTCTGGTTCTCCGAAAAGCAAATGAAAACGTTCACCCGCTGTTTGGCTGTTAGCCGCGTCGCGACAGTGATTACTGCTCTGGTTTTCGCTATCACGTTTTTCGCGGTCACAGTAAACAATCTCATCCAAGCCTAGAGAAGAAAAGAGTTCCGAAAATGCTTACCGCTATCGTCCTCACCGCTACCGGTATCGTGAGCGTGTTCTTCATGTGTATGGCCTACGCTGCGAACACTGACAGTAAGACGAATGCTTACGAGACCGCGTGCAGTGTCTCGCCGTCATCGCTGGCGTAACACTCTTGGTCTACTTCCAAGCCGCCACGCGCCTACACCACATGGCAGCTTACGACCTCGCGTCCATCGTCATGCTCACAAGCGCCACAGCACTGATCTTAAAGAGGCCCATTAAAGGCGACCTGACCGTTCTGGGACTGCGCGCCGCGCTCCTCGTCATCTGCTTGCCCGCAATCGCTTGCCTCCTGCTCAGCTTCAGCATCCACGTCTAACCCAAGACGACGAAACAAAAAATAAAGAACTAACCCAACAACCATCGAAAGGACCGCTTTATGCAGCGCTTACTGCCCGCCCTAATCGCTATCCCAACTGCGATCTTTACTGCCTCTCCCGCAATCGCAAGTGATATCCCGCTAACAGCACAGATCGACAAGGTGATTTCCAGTTCATCTGAACTCGACTCTGGCGTGCGAGTAGAAGGAACATGGTCCGCAGCCAAACTTGAAAAGGGCCAGTCATTCACCCTGTCCACGGTCGGAGGCTACCTCAACTGGAACACGGAGTTTCCGTTCACCCTCAACGACGGGACCAGAGTAGGCATCTGCAAGGGCAACAAAGCCGCGTTAACCTGCACCATCAACAACGTGCCCGACAATATTGCGGCCCTCAGTAATTTTTCTGGAACGTTCTACGCGAAAGTGTGGATTAGCGATAAGGCCATTGGGACGCGCGGCGCGACAATCACTCTCGACAACGTTGCTGTACACGAGGCTGTCTGGGGAGATACGGACGGCAATGGTGTATGCGATAAGGACTGCGATAAGCCTGCCTACGAACGCCTCGTCGATTGGACGACCTCAAAGATCGGCTGGTTTGACACAAACAATGTGTCCCATTGGAAAGTGCAGTGGGCTGCAACTGGTAACACGCAGTACGCGATTAGCGACCCAGACGCGACATTCAACGACACTCAAGTGCGTTGTTCCAGCGGCAATGGGGGAACGTTTAAGGATGAGGAAACCACGCAATTCAGCGGAGTTCTCTCTGACAGCGATCACACGATCACTTTGACAACTCCTGACGGTGTTCGCGGCTGTGTCGTGTACCTGACAGGTCAAAGCGCGCCTATGGGACAGTCCCTATCGAACGTGGCAACCGTTAACGGCGTAGCTTACTCAACGACCACCGTGAACGAACAACGAGGAGGTATCGACGGAGACGGTACGCGAACCAAGCCGACACCCACCCCGGAGCCTTCCGAAACCACCCCTGAACCCACGCCCACCACAACACCGGCCCCAGTCCCGTCTGAAACCATCACACCCGAACCCGCGCCCAGCGAGACACCAACCTCTGAACCCACAACAGAACCTACCCCCAGCGAGACTCCCACCCCCACGACTACCGAGACTCCCGCGCCTAAGCCCTCAGAAACCACTAAGCCTGCACCCACCTCGGAGCCTTCCGAAACCCCTACGCCTGAACCTACTCCCAACGAAACACAAGCACCTAAGCCCGCAGTAGTTAGTGACACTCCCACCCCGGACGCTGCTCCAACGCCCCACAATAGCGAGGCGACGCTCGTAACCGCCGCGCCCGCTAGTGCGCCCACCCTCGCTCACACAGGCGCAAACAGCCAGCTACTCGCCGCAGCAACAGTCCTACTGCTCGCCGCAGGCATCACAGCCCGACGGAACACCCGCAGCAAAGCCAACAAGTGACTCTCGCGAGCCTACAAAAACGGCGACATTCAGCAGTAAAACTGACACGACACAAGCGCTTCTTGTAAACTAGAGGGAAGAGGACAGCCGAAAGTGCGCTAGAGATTTTTGCAGAAATCGAGCACTTAGGCCCCTCCCTTCGATGAACATATGGATAGCCAGCAGGGGTCGTCTCTTGTGCGTTCCGTGTTTTTACACGTAAGGCGACCCCTGCTGTTTCCTTAAATTGAATATTGGCTCAGTGCTCCGAGCGGCGAAGGAAGCCGACTGTAAATCGGTCACAGTTAACGACACACCACAGGTTCGAGTCCTGTCTGGGCCACTAATAAACCGGAAGCGCCTCCACAAGATGATCGTGGGGGCGCTTCCGGTTTTTGTGTCCATCCAAGAGCGGTTGGCTCTCACGTGCGAGTGTAGTTGTTATTTCGCTGCGAGTACCTTGAACCACACGGGGTTGGTGTCTCTGGGGAAGTCGCTTCCCCAAATCAGGTAGAGGCTGTCTAAGCGCGTTGATGATGTCCATGACTCTAGCTGCCCACTCTCACCGGGTTTGAGCGTGAGAGACGTTTTCAGACCGTACACGGTGCCCGTGCGGACGCTTACTGTCCGGTTTGCGTCTACGAGAGCGTCCTTGCTGGTGATCGTGAGTTCTTTGTCGGAGAGGTTGCGTACCGTGAAAGCGTAGTAAGCGTATTTCACGTCACTGGTCGGGCTGAATCCCCGGTTTTGTTCGCTCTTTTGTTCCATGATCTGATGAGCGTCTGTTCCGGTCACGAACTTGGAGAGCGTCACTTCAATGGGCTGTTTCTGGTCGCCGTCAATGTAGCTGGTGACAATCGGCGTTCCTAGTCCGGCTGGCTGGTTGAATGAGCCGTCTCCCACGTGGGGCATGACAGCGCCGTCCGTGCTGGTCGCCATTTTGTGTGCGCCAATCCACGGTTCGAGATACCGGTTCGCATCAAACTTGCGGGCACCGTTGTTGGGGACGATCTGGATAATCTCATGCTTAGCGTCGAGGATTGACGCGGCCTGTTCAGCGAATTGGTCTTGCAATGAGGATAGTTCAGGGGCGGCGAACAACGTGTCGTCCATGTACGAGTCCTCATCAGCGGACAAGACGCACGCGGACTTCACTCCCACACCGTTACACGTGAAAGCGGGGGCGCGCTGCACGGTTTTCGTGGGCAACTCACTCTGCGTGGCGATATATGACGCGAAAGCGTCCGTGAGCTTCTTCTGATACTCCACGTCTTTCGCGTCCTGCAAACTGGCGGCTGCTAGAGCGGTTTTCACTTGGGATACGTCGAGCTTGATCTTGCTGTAATCCACGACCTGTAGGCCCACGGCCTCCCCGTTGTTCAACACGGATGGGGCTTGAGTAATCTTCCACGTGAACGGGTTGCGGTGCGCGGTGTTTCGCCACGTGAGCTGCGGGCTATCGGGCACAGAGTACGACACTGTTCCGGTAATGGCTTGAACGGCTTTAATCCGCGTTTGATTACCGTTCAAGTACGCGGATTCTTTCGCGACATACGAGTCGGGGATAACCGCGTTCAACCCGTCCACGTTAAACCCCTCAAGGGCCGTCATGTACGCGCTGTACGAGGTGATACCACGGTTTTCGACGGGAATATCTTTCACCGGGGGAACGAGGAAACCAAAGTAGAACACAAGCACGCCTAGTGTTGCGGTACCCGCGATGACGGGCCGCACCCACCGGCGCTTCTTCTTGGGTTTCGCTTGCTGTCCCCACACCGCGCCGCCGGGACCGACCTGCCCCATAGCATCACCCCACGACTGAGACTGCTGACTGGGGGCAGGTTCACCCCACCCGCCGCTATCACTGTTACTCCACGCGGGGGTGGTGGTTTGGCTTGCGGGGGCTGGTTCTTCACCCCATCCGCCGCCCCAGCTTTGAGGCTGCGGGCTTCCGGTGGGTTCCATGCCCCACCCGTAATCGGTACTCATGGTTTGTCCTCACTCTTCTGGTTTTTGTGACTGTTTCGGTCACTCAAAACTGTCGAGGCCAGCGAAGAAACTGTCCATCGCGTCTGCATCTTCTAGGTCAATGTCAATGTTGTATCCGTCTGTATCGACGGTTTCTTCCACGGGCGGGAGCGTCGGCCTCACCGTCTCGACGGGAGCTTCTTCCAGAGGCTCTTCTGCGGCGGGTTCTTCTTCCACCGTCTCAGTAGACTCGCCTGCTGTGGGAACAAGACCGCCCTGTGCGACGAGAGCAGCCATCCACGCGCGAATATCCGCGAGTTCAGCTTCCAACTGCTCAACGTTCGACACGGCGGGGGCGCTTGCCGCAACCTGCTCGACAGTCGGTTCAGTGTTTGTCCCGAGGGCTTTTTCCACGTAAGCGCGCACACCCTCATCGTTCTGGTAGCCCTCAAGGAGAGCAATCACGAGACGAGTGAGACGCTTGCTTGACGCGAACGGGATAAGCACGTCGCTTGCGAGACGCGAGGGGACGTTTCTAATGGTGATAGTCCAACTGTTTTGGCTCATTTTCCGGGCTTTCCTAAAGTTTGTACTTGAACGGTTTTCACGAACTCTTGATACGGGCTTGGCTTACCCTCAGCGTTCCTCAACGCTACGGGATGTACGACATCCAAGATCACGGTCTCAGGACGGTACTGAAGCGCGGGGATAGTGAGGAACGCGAGACGGAAGAACTGCGTGTACCTCATGGTGGTCGCCGCAACGTAGGGGCGAGACACGCCACCCAAAGCGTTGTAGAGCGCTCGCGGAATGTCGTGCGTGAGCGGCCCGCCGACAACGACGACGTGATACCCGTCAGCGATGATCTGAGAGAGCCGCGCATTCCAATCCACGTTTAACAGCGTGCCCTCGGTGAAAGCGATTCCCTCCGCCGCGACAAGCAACATGAGGTTCTTTTCTTTCGTGAGAGCATACGGGGGGTTCCCCACGCCGCCCACGAGCCAGTCAGCGCACGACGAGGCGCGCGAACCGAGCTTGTAGTTGGCAATACTTTCCGGGTTCACGTCGAGCACACACACGCGCTCAGCGTCGATCTTTGGAAGCACATAAGACGTGAGAGACCGATACAACATGTCACCCAAAGTCCCGTCGTTCCCGGCGAACAGGAACGTAACTTTCGCCCGGTCAATTTGGGACACGGCGAGCGCCACCGACGGGAACCTTGTAGGGGACTGGACTGCGTTCGCGTAGCGGGGGAGCATGAAACTTACGCTACGCGGCCCACCGTCACCCGTGGGCTGCTGGCGCTTAAGATCAAGGTTTTCTTTCGTCAGGCGAGCATTTTGTACCTGTAGCGATCTGATCTCATCGACCTGTGTCTTGCTGGTTTCCAGCGCGGTTGCGAGTTCAGCTTTGACGCGCTCAAGTTCATCAAAATCAGCGGTCGTTGCACCCGCGCCAAGTCCTTTTGCGAGCATCGCAAGAAGAGCCTCAGTATCAACCTTCACGCCGCCCGTAGACGCGGGAGGCTCAAGGGACGCTCCCCGCGCATTCAATGATTCAACGAGCTTCGCATCCCCCACGTAGGGGATAGTCACCCCACTGTCAGACGACACGTACTGTTCGGGGGCGACAAGGAACACGACGTTCGCGCGATTCATGCTCGCGGCAGCTTGGAGAGCGGACACGCTCACTTCCATGACGCTCACGTTCCCAGCGCCGTAAATCTGATCGCACGCTTGACTAAGCAGGTCAACGGCAGTTTTCGGTAGCCCTGCGTGGAGGGCCTTAAATGTTCCCACGGTTTTCACCACCTTTCGTTGGGAAGCTCACGCGCGCCTACTACTGAGTGAGGGACGCGGCAGGCGCGCGTGAGCGGCTTAGGGGAGGCGCTTTACTTCTTCGCCTTCAGTTTCTTAGCGAGCATGATGCGCGCGCGTTCCGCTGCGCCTCGAATATTGAGCAACCGCACGTCCGTAGACGAGTAGGGGAACAACTCAATGTAGGGGGCAATAGAACGCAATTCCTCAACGACTGCTTCAGCGAACGACGTGTCAGCCTTACCGCGCGGGAGGCTACCGCCACCAACAATCAGTACGTAGTTGAGTTCTTGCGGGTCAATCGTGATACGAGTGAACGTCTGCTTAATCTGGGCAGCGGCCTTCGCGACAGTCTCACGTGTAGCGGACTCAATGAGCGGAGTAATGTCATCACGCTTAGACGCGCCAGACGTGAGATACCCGGTAGAGAGAGCTTCTTCGAGCGCGTGACGGGATACGCGCCGCCCGAGCTTCAAGTCGATCAGGTTCGCGACGCGGCTTGCGATATTGTTTCCGCCAATCGGATACGAGTCGTAGCTACCTGTGACAGGTTGCATCTGGTCGATGAAAGTCAGGTCGGTGGTTCCCGCACCCACGTCAATGACGAGAATCTTCGAGTCCGCGTACTTTGAGCGTTCACTTGCCGGGGTGCCGTTAGTGAATGCGAGTGCGGCGAACGCCATCATTCCCTCGGCGCGGACAGTGAGACTATCAATGTCAATGGGGATAGTCAGGGTTGAGGGGCATGACACGGTGAACGAGTCTGTCTTAGTGAACAGTGCGCGGAACATGTCAGCATGATCGTGACTGGTTTCTGTAGCGGGGGCAAGAATCGTCACGTCCCACGTGACATGAAGATTCCCGACAGCACGCTTCACGACAGCGGCGATCTGCTTCTGCGCGACATACAGGGCGTAGCGGAACGACAAGAGAGTCGCATGAGCCGCATACTTACGGCTTGTTGCGGTCGGTCGGATAGCTTCGACAGCGAACTCTCGCTCAACAATCGGCCCGGCAGCGAACCGGACAATAGGAGCATCGTCCGCCAAGGACGCGGGGGCATCAAAAACGACGGACTCTAGCGGGCCGGACGTGTATTGGTCGGGGATAACGTAATCGTCGGGGAGCTGCGCGAAAGCGTTCGACAATCGCACGATTTCTTGGAGGGATGCGCGGTGCAGGCTGCATACGCGGGTCTCGGAGTTACCGAAATCAATGATGATTCCAGCACTGGTTTTTTCCTCACTCATATTCCTTTTGCCTTTCTGGGCTTAACAACGGTCTGTTGCATTCTAATAATACTTGTAGTGTGTCGAAATTATCGCTTAATGGCAGGTTTTGATAACCGCTGGTTCAAGATGATGTCGTTAATCAACGACGCTGACAAAGTTGGCTCAAGCAGCGGCCCAACATCTAACCCTTCCTCGCACGCTTCTTGCACCCTTTGCATGTGGAACGCGCTGTAAATGAACGCTCCCGTTTCGTCTTGTGCGCTCAGGGCTTCAACGACGTTGCGGTGTTTGACGTACATGTCGCTTTGGTAGATGTCCGCGAGCGCTTCGAGCGCGTCCGCTTGGGTTGCGCGCGTGAGAGTCAGGTACGACAGGGCTGGTGCGCGGCTGATAGCGGACAACTGTTCCTCAGTCAGGTTCTTGCTTAGGAGCGAGGGGCGAGCTAAGCGCAGTAGTGACTGTAGGGCCGCGTTGGTGGCTGCGCCGCTCTTAAGGTAGGGGCGAATGTCGATGCCTTGAGCGAGAGCTGACTCGTATAGGGGGATTTGGCTGCGTTTCATTCCCCTGAAGTCACAGTCTTGGATGGGGTAGCCTCGGCGCGCCCATGTGATGATCGCGCTTAATGCTTCCTCAGATAAGCCTTGTGTGACGAATGGTTTGAGGACGTTGAGGTTGAGTCCTTCTTGCATGTACTCGCGTACTTGCTTCAACACGGGGGCGGGGAGGACAAAAAATACGTCTGGGACGGTTTCGATCATTGCGAGCCTGATCTGATGCAGGTCCTCTGGGGTGCGCTCAATGTAGGGCAGGATGGGTGTCCCACGAAACAGTGCGCTTCGGATTTCTTCGCGAGTGTCGAGACTATACCCGGCAAAGATTGCGTCGAGGTTTTCTAGCGTGATTTCACGGCCACAGTATTCCAAGGGTGATGCCTTTCTGGGTGGAGATGATTTTGGGGAGCATGGGGACGGTGCGTGAGACTTTCGTGAGCCTACGTAAAGACTTATCAGAGGGAGGGTGCCCGAGGGCTTGTAGCCACCCGCTGCTGGCGGTGGGCTTACCGGAGGGTAAGACCATGAGGGACGCTAAACCCATCTGGTCGAGTGTTGCTTGGTAGGAGGCGTTCGCCGCCATAATCGGGAGACGATAGTAGGATGCTGGCACCACATGGCCCAAGCCGAGAGGCCCCGCATATTGGAGCCTGAACCGCCCGTGAGTTACGAACGCTTCCACGCGGGTCATGTCAAGGATGATGGAGTCAAACAGTGTGCCGCCCGACGTTGAGGGCCGCGCCCGGTAGCGCTCGTTGTCCACGGGTACACCGTATGTGGTTGTTATCCCGGTGCGCCGGTTTTGGATACAACACAAGGCGTGCTGGAAGTACACGGCGCTGCGCGTCCCGCGAGAGTCTATGCGCGGTAGGGGAATGATGCACAGTTGGTTTAGTGCTTCCAACCACCTGTGCTGGTCGTCTTTACGTGAGCCAATCCGATACCGGCGAAACATGTTGTCCTCGCGCCTTGCGTAAATGATTTCCCGGCGCTGTGGGTCTACCTGATAGTAGGACAAACGCATTTGTTCCATGATCGCGGTCACTGTCACCTGTTTACGCATGGAAGCGCGTTCCTTCAAGGGCGAGCGCACGCCTCTGGGTTTCGTTAACGCTCTCCCCACACACGTCCCACGCGGGGGACGCAAGATCGTACTCGCGCTTAAACCGCTCATCATCAAATGGAATACCTCGCTGTTTGAGAATCCAATACACGCCGTCCGCTTCCGTGAACGTTCGGCTCACCGGCACGCCGCCGCTGGTCACGATCATTTCCACGGTCGCCGCCCGATCTAGGGGAGTGACAAGGAATGGTTCTTGGTAGCCCAAGAAGTTAATGGCAGTGTCCCTAAAGTCGAATGTTTTCTCACTGCCCTCAACGGGAGCAGAGACAATATCGACGAACGAACTCGCGGACTCAGGACTACGAGCAAGAAGCTCACGATACGCGGCAATATCTTCTTCGAGCGTGTACATCACCGGGTAAGCCACGCCAGTGAACCCACTGTCAGTCACCGACGATACGACCACTACAACAGAGGAGAAGATTTGCCCGATAGCGTTCTCCCCGGCGCGTATCTGCTTACGAGAATGAACGACCACGACACTGCCCGGCCCAAACCACACGGCCCCGCGTTTTTCTTTCATGCTCGCCATACGGAACAAGCCATGCAAGCGCGCCCGCTCAATATGAAGCCGGTAGTCCATGTCCGTTGAACGCTTCGTATCGTCCTCGACAATGAACACGCCGCCGGTTTCAACGCACGCCGCTTCAATGGGATACACGAAAGACGGCAAGCGCTTTTGCTCATCGTCCAACTCGACAATGAGGGGCTTTTCTTTCCCCGACGCTTCCCACTGGACGATACCCGCTAGATAGCGGAACACTGCTTCCGAGGACGTGTCAGAGGGGACCGTGAGCGCATAGTGGTCACCCACATCGAGAGCCACCACATCACCAGCGGCAGTGAGTTCGTCTGCCCGCTTACGCGCGTCCTCCCACATGCTCATTTGGCTACGCCTGCTTCGGGGCGGACTTAATGAACGCCCGGTAGTCCTCAATCTGACTAGAGGAACCGATCTCGCCCTCAAGGAGCTTCAACGCGAACGCCAACTGGACTGGGGGAACCTTTTCAAGTGCGGCTAGGAATACGCTCTTGCGCGCATCCGCGAGGAGCTGCATTCCAGCGATGGCCTCAACGTGACTCATCGTCTCACTAACGGGGGTGTTGCCAGCGCGGAAACGAATTGCTTGCAGCATGTACGGGTCAAACAAGTCCGACAGGTCCTCGCGCCCTGTGTTCTCACACGCATCCAACGCACGCTCGCACGCATCCCACGCGCTACCCCCATTAAGGAAGTCACGGAAGAAACCCGCACCGAGCTTGCGGGACGCTTCACGCAACCCAGCATCCCTGAGCTGGCGAACAGTGTTCGGCTTACGATCGACGGCCTGAGCGAGAGCATCAACGTCCGTGTAGCCGTCGAGATAAAGCGAGATCACTTGACGATAGAGGGGCTTGTCATAGTAGGAGCCGCCTCGAATGAACGCGAGTGTGCGCTTCGCGATCTTCTGTCCGCGTGCGCCCACGAGCGGTTTACCGTCCGCATCGACCTCAGCGATCTTGAATCGCATTGCGTCGATATCCTGCCTGATACCCATTTCATCCTCTCTTTCACCCTGTTTTGTTGATGGTTTTTGTCGTCAAAACACATCAACCGGGGGCGGGTGTTTGGTCTTACCCCCGTGTTTTTGGAGACTTCCGGTGTTTGGGAAGTCGTTGCGGGGGTTTTCTGATGGTGTTTTTCATCAGTTTTCTTACATCAGTTTACATCAGTCATCAAAAAACGTCATCAACACGCCGGAATGCTAGTGTTCCCAACGAAACAGGTCTCTTGGGGTAGCGTGCTGTAAACCTGTGACCGTGACCAAGCCTGTGAGCGTGCTGTAGCGTCTCAAAACGTGGACTAGACGCTCAAAACGTGACCAACCGAAGCATCGTGCTACAAATCGGAAACTATATGACCAAGGAATGAATCTTCATGACCAAAGCGTGAAACTTCATGACCAAGACGTAAAACACGCCCCAAAAACACGACCATGCGAAAAACAGAAACTATATGACCAAGGATTTAATTTCCATAACCAAGGAACACGATTTCCATAACCAAGAACCGTAACTATATGACCAAGGAACATGTTCATGACCAAGGCGTTAAAAACGCTGTTTTGTACCGTAATTATGCGAGTATGGCTATGTCTGGAACTGGTCTTTTGGGGGTTTCTATCTTCGCCGGATGATCTCTTGCGCTCGCCATACGAGGTCGGCGGGCGTGGTGTGGAACGCTTGCGCAAGCTGCGTGATCTGGTTGATCTTGATGTCGCGTTCTGCGGAGAGTATGCGCATGAGAGTGCTTACGGGGATACCGGACGCTTCGGATAGTTCGCGCACGGTCATACCGCTAATGGCTCTTTCAGCGGAGACGGCTTTCGCGACAGCTTGGTTCATGTCCATACGTTTGGAACACTCACGCGGCGTGAGAGAGCAGGGATAAAAGTGTCCCCGCCCCGGACGATGCCGAGACGGGGACAAGGGGAGAGATAGTTAGCGGCCTGCCTTCTGAATGTCAGCAACCTGCTTAACAGTCATGCCAAGGAGTAGGGCGATTGTCTCTTGCGAGTAGCCTTCCTTCGTGTAGAGCTGCGCACTGCTCACCAAGTCACCGTCCTCGAACTCGGCGGCAAACACGGGAGTACTTACGATCACCGAATAACTGAAATACGACCAGTCTTTCTTCGGGCCACCTTCGCGGAACACTTGCTTCTTCCCACCGTAGATGGGGAAGAACTTATCGGCCTGCGGGTCGTAGGCGATCAGGCGCTCCATGTGGCGCTTGCGTTCTTTAGCGTCCTTAGCGGAGTCCACGTCATGCAACGTGTCTTTGAGGAGCTGCGTGAGGCGACTGACACGCTTCAGCCTGTAAGGGCCGGGAGCTTCCATCAGGTGCCTATAGAACGCGCTGTCAACGTTCCTGAAAACCTTGCTCTCAAAAACGTGGTTGAGGTCGTTGTAGTACAAGCCCTTGTACATGTCCCGCGTCGGCGGGCACTCGACAAAGTTACGTACCACGTCGCACAAGCCTTCCAACACTGGCTGCTCAAAGTCTTGATACCAGCCACCGTCAACGGACATGCGGAACACTTGCTTCCCGTCTTGCATGAGCTTGTATAGCCACGTCTCAAACCCATAGCGTCCGTCAAAAGTCGCTGTGTAGGCGAGGCCCGTGAACGTCTGGTCGATATTCACGTTCGGGCCTTTCGTGCGCGCTGCGTAAATCGAACCGGAGTACAAAAGCGCGCTTTCCTTGTTCATCGAGCAGACGAGCCTAACGGGGCCTTCTGTGGAAGCGAAAGTGAAAGCGTCATCCGGCTCTCTATCCTCGGCGGGCTTTTCTTCCGCGTCCTCGTGGGCTGACACTGCCTTACGGTCAGGCATTCCAGACTTGATTTCAAGCTCGCGTTCTTCGCCGCCCGCCTCCATCTCGTCAAGCGAATAGGTCACCTCAAAACACGTGGTGAAGCAATCGTTCTTAAAGTCGTAAGCCCGCAAGCATGAAGCGTGCTCAGCGTATTTCTTGGGGACAGTCGGCACGAACCACGTGAACAGGTTCGTATCCAAGTCCCATAGGAGCGAAATACCGTCCTCTACATACGGGTGGGTCTTGACGAACTTTTCCGCCGCCTTCCGAGAGTCGAACACTCGACTAGGTGACCATTCTTCCTCCCCGGCGGGAGTGAACTGCGGGCGCTCAGCCCACAAGTAATAGTCCTCACCGGACTGGCAGACGAACCGAGCGGGAACACCTTCGGGAACGATATCGTCACCGGGGCCGTCAATCGCGATCTCGCTAATATGCGCGGCTTCACGAATGATGGTCTCTAAGGTTTTCAAGACCTCGCTGATATCCCAACCGGCCTCAGTGTCATTGAGAATACGGTGAAGATTAGCTTCTAGGTTGAGCGCCCACTGGACGTGAGTGTGCTCAACGCGCCACTTCTTGCCTTCTTGTTTGATTGTCGCGTAAATACCTGCTTGCGCCATGACGAGCCTGCTTTCTTACTTGTCGGCCATTGACCGTTGGAGTGCGGCAACCTGCTTAACGGTCACGCCGAGGAGTAGTGCGATGGTGGGCTGACTGTAGCCTTCCTTCGTATAAAGCAGGGCTTCCATCTTCGGTTCTTGCCCGTGAGCGCGCACGGGAACGCTCACTACGTTTTGGTAGCTACAAACCGCGAGTGCTTCACGTATACGGGCTTGGATATCGCGCGCGCCGCCGAGAATCATGCCAAGCCTCCCATCGCGCTTGACCGTGAAACAACGGTCTGCGTGACGGTCTCGATCTTCCTGAGTTTCAGCCTCCTCAATATCCCGATAGGTCGCCGTCAAGAGGTTCACGAACTTCGCCACGGGGGGCATGTCTGCTGCGTCGGGGTTTCGTCGGTTCAGCATGTCGATGAAGTCCATTACCTGACGGTATCCGTAGGGGAAGTCGATCTTCTCGTTAAAGACTGCGTGCGGGTCGTTGTAGAGCAGGCCCTTCGTCATCTTCTCGGTCATGTCGTCTGGGTCGTAGGTGGCGACCGTCGTGTAGAGACCTTCGAGGAACATGTCGCCGTCTTGCCCGTCGATCTTCGGGGTGTGGCTCCACCGCCATACTTGCTTGCCGTTTTGCATGAGCTTGTACACCCATGTGTCGAACCCGAAACGAGTGTCAAGCACAGCCGTGTAGGTCAGTCCTTGGAAATCGCGCCTGACGCGGGGCGTTGTAATTGAGTAGATGCTTCCGGTTACCGTGGTGGCCGGGCCGTCGTCGTGGCGCTGCATGGTGTAGTTGATTGTTTCGCCTGGGAGGTGCGCGGGCGTGTAGGTTTCGCCCTTCTCTGGGCCTTCCTCGCTGGGAGAAGAACTGTCACCAAAGAGGGGAATAATGTCCTTACTGCTACTCCTGCCGAAAAACTCAACGCCCTCGATCTCCGGGGCCTTCATTTGCTCAAAGCTGTATGTCACGCGGCAGCAGAACGCATACTGTCTGGTCGCAAAGTTATATGCCCGAATACTGTAGTAGTCGCCTTCGGTGAACCATGTGAACGTGTTCGCATCCAAGTCCCACAGGAGCGAAACAGCGTCCTGAACATGATTGTGGGTGAATATGAACTTTTCTGCTGCTTTACGGGTCTTAAAAACTTTGGAGACAGAGAAGCGGTATTCCTTCGGGCGGTCCTTCGAGAGTTCTGCACCACCTACACAGAAGCATTCTTTCTTGTCGCGCGAATAGACTAAGTACTCGCTAGGAGTCTCATCGACCGATTGCTCAAAGTACTTATAGTCGTCTTGGAGATATTCAACCGCGCTGATATGTTCACAGTCGCGGATAACGTTTTTAAGAACATTCAGACACTTGTCTGCCTGCGTCCGTTCAGGGTCTTGGAGCAGATAGTTCAATACGTGGTGAAGATGCAGTGCCCATTGCACGGTGACGTGTTCTAGGACGTATTCTCCGGTTTCAGGGTTCTTCTGGATGGTTGCGTAAACGCCGCGTTGTCCCATGATGGGGCCTCCGTTTTCTTTTGGTGGAGTGATTGTCTTACCGCTAGGAAATGTTTCCTCTCGCCGCGTGAGCGTGGTTAAAAAAATCCGGTCCCACGCGCTGTACTCAACAAGCGCGCGGGACCGAGTATGAAGTATTCAGATTTTCCGAACGGTTGGGCCTGTGCTCAACAGGCGCGCGGGGCCGGGCTTAAGACGGCGAGAATCTTGCTTACAGGCCGCGCTGGACGGCTGACACGTCCTTAACGCTCATGGCAAGAATCAACGCGATACGTTCTTGCGTATAGCCTTCTTTCGTGTAGGCCAAGACGCTTTCTCGGAATGGCCGGTCTTGGGCTTGCGGGTGAACCAGCGGAGAGCCTGCGAGGTCTTTGTAAGCGATGACATGCGTGCGAGGCCCAGTGGCCTGTTTCGCTTTCTTCTTGGCTTCTGCCGCGCCGATAGCCTGCGCGAACACGCCGTTTTGCCAGTCAACGATGAAGTACGTGGTTCTAAGGCGCGTTTTTTCTTGCCGGGTTTCCGCTTTTTCTATCGCTTTGAGTGTCATTGCGGCGCTGAGTGTTAGGCGTTCAGCTAGGTTCATCTCACCGGCAGACAGTCCTTCACTGCGCGGAACGCTCACGTCACGCACACCCGCGTAGATGTAGACCTTGTAGGTGTCGAGGAGAAGATGTTTAGCTTTGTCTTGGAACAAGGTCCAGTCGTCGTTGTAGCGTAGGCCGTCTTTCACGCCGATCATTAGCTCATCGCGGTTATCGGCAATATGCCTTGCGGTGGTGCATAGTGACTCGAATACGGCTTCCCTCATGTTCTTATAGGTAGAGGGATTAGCGCTTGTTCTAAACACGGGTTTTTCGTCGCGGTAGAACGTGACGATCAGAGTGTCGTAACCGAACCGCTTGTCGAGGACGATCTTGAACGAGGTGGGTTCCCACTGTTCGTGTTCTTTGCCGTGAACAAGGATTTTCTCAATAGTCCCGGTGAGACTGGTTTCCGTGTTTTCTTTGCCTTTCCGGTACTCGATAACTATTGGCCGGATTTTGCTCTCATATTCCTCTGGGGGACGCTGCTCTAAGGGTGTGCGGTAAAGCGGGATTTCAGGAAGTCGGTGGCGTGATTCGCCGTTGATAGCGTTGACTACGGCCCGACGATCACACATCTGCTCGAACGAGTAAGTCACGGCAGAACAACTCTCAACCTTCTCTAGGCCGAAATTGAACGCGACAAAACTGTAGCGCTTGCCCGGAGCGGTGAACCACGTAAACGTGTTCTCATCTAAGTCCCACAAGAGGTTCTTACTCATTAAAACGGGAGAGTAGTGGTTGTAGATCGCGTCGAGAGCTTCCTGTCGGGAATCAAACACTCGCTCATCAAAGTCACGCTCAAACGCTGGCACATCACTAGAGAGCCGCATGTTTGCGACTAAAAGTTTTTGCTTCTTATCTTCCGTGAATAAAGCAGCCCAATCGTCGGGAGCTTCAGCTTCTTCTGCCGAGCACTCTGTGATTGCGTGGATGCTTTCGCAGTCCTTGATGACTTTCAGTAAGACATCGAGGACTTTATATGGGTCCCAGCCCTGCTGGGGTAGAGACATCATGTGGTGGATTGAGTCATGGCTGATGCTCGTGTTTCCCACTTCAACGATACGGACGAGCGTTTTCCCGTCCTTGCGTTGGTTAATGGTCGCGTAGATACCTTCTGACATGCTGCTTCTTTCCTTTCTGGTAAACGAAATAAGGTGCATTCTCACTTAGAGAACCAGCTAGACGAGCAACAAACACCGCTTAAAACAAGGGGAGTGCCCATGTCGCATATAAACGCGACACAGGCACTCGCACTGTGTGTTTCTGGTTCTAGCCCTTCACCGGGTCTTGACGGTTCTTGTCGGGCCTGATTCCAGCCAAAATAGTCGCCATCCAGACGAGTCAACCATAAGGCAATCAAGCACATGGCTAATGGTCAACGGCTCATGCAAAAAACATCTGACAGTCCTACCCGTACCGCCATCAAAAGAACGCCCCTTACAGTCATCGAAAATCTCAAACGTCACTCGCACCCAATGGAAGATGTCTGTTGGCTGAGGTTTCGTCTGAAAAATGCTCACCCGGTAGTTGATCGGGGGAGCGCTGGGCTTTGTTGGGTCGGGCAGGGAGAGTATGCCGCCCGTGTGGATAGCGCCGCGCGGTCTTTGCCACTCCATCACGGCGGTTCCGGCCCGAGTGTCCACGGTTTCACGGTTACGGTTCATGAATTACTTCCCCGAGCATTCTTTCGCGTGAGAGTACAAGGTGTTCATGTCTTGCAGTGATACGCCTTGGACGCTGCTAGTGTCTTGGATTTGCCGGAGAACACGGTCGCTGATCTCTCCTTGGCTTTTCTCGACCATGCACTGAGAGACGCTGGCACTGTAGCCGCCGAACTCTAGGACACCGCCCGGCACATATTCTTTAGCCCACGGGTTGTATTGGACGAAAAGGTAAATGAGAGCGGTGAGTACCGCGAGCCAAATGAGAGTCTTGACTAGGCCAATAGTCTTGAAGATGAGCTTAACCAAAACACGTGTCCTTTCTGAAGAAAGCATCTCTACCAACCGGGTTGACTGGTAGAGAGGCTAGTCACGTTCTTTCCTCCACGGTTAAACGCTTAAAGCTATGCGCCTGTCGCGCTTATTCCCACGGCCACTTTTGGGTGATGCCACGTTCAAGGAGAGGAATCATGTTGAAAGCGTTATCGGTGAGGCCACCGAACGTCCATCGCAAGGGCCGTGAGGCTCCCTGTGCTACGGCGTATCCATCGAGGTTCCACGTGAACACGGGAGTGTTCTCAGCGAAACTGTCGAGAACGCCATCGACTGAGCGGCCCCAAGAGTTCATTGAGGTCTGTTCGTCAGTCAAAATGATGACGCGATCATACGTTTCACCGTTCGCGTATGCGTACTCGATAGCGCGGTCAGTGTAAGTTCCGCCGTAAGAACTGGGCATGGCTTCCGTCGCGCGCAAAAGGTCGCGAGTATCTACTCGAATATCCTTTGCGTTTTCTGCGAAAGCGACGACGCGAACGTTTTCGCCTCGGATAGCGAGCGCAGCCGCAAACACGTTAGCAGCGTCCTGACGAGTCAAACTAGAGCGCTCAGACAAGACGGCGTGCATTGAACCGGACGTATCAAGGAGAACGAGAGTACGGCCCTTGAGTGCGGGAACCGCCGACAAAGAGGCGTTAGCTGCCCGCTGCAAAGCAGGAGCGAACTCTAACGGCGTGTTCTTGTAGGCAGAGTAGAACGCGACGGGGAGAGTACGCGAGGCGCGTGCTTCTTCACGGTCTCCAATACGCTTTGATGCAGCGTCTAGCAAACTGTCGGGAACGTCCTCTGTTTCTGCGATACGACGCAAGCTCATGCGCAGCGCCGTGTAGCCCATAAAAGGAACAAGGGACTCCCACACGCTCGCGGGAACCTTACGCAAAGCACTGGAAACAACTTCAATACTCAAAGCTGCTTCCTTAATGACCTTCTCACTATCGGGGCCAGTTAGGACTTTGATCTTTTCCTCAACAGGTAGAGACAGGAACGCTCGACGCGCACGAATAGTCTCCAATCCCTCAGCAGAGTTAGCTTTTCCGTATGACTCATCGAGGACGAGGCGAACAAGGCGAGACTGTGCCTCATTACGGGGGGAGAGGTGTACGAGGTTGATAACATCCCGCAGCTTGACGGTGCCTGAGTTCATGCGCCCGTTCCACTTCAAGTACGAGCGCTCATTCAAGAGCGCCTTGAGAGCGTCGGACACGCCTCGACGCACACACGAGGGGACGTTTCGACCATAGTTGCTCAGCCACCCGGCAAGGAAATCGCCGGTTTCGTCCAAACGGCCAATGGAAGCCCTAACGATCTCGCGATTGTAGCCAGAAAGCCCAGCTTCAAGACGAGCCTTAACGACACTCATTGCGACGATCATGGGGACAGAACGCAGGCCAACATCTTTACGGAGCCAACCCACAAGCCCGAGAACCCATTCAGGAGAGTTCAATACTTCTTCTTCGCGTGCGAGGCGCTGAATACGCTCAGTGCGTTCGTTAGCGGTTTCGTAGAACGTGTCCTCATTCAGTGAGGTGACGGCAGTGAGAAACAGTTCGCTCTTAGGGGTGCGGGTATAACCCAAGGCACCTTCATGAGTGAGAGCAACGCGGTCTGTGGTAGCGACCGGCGTGGTTGCAGTGTTTTTAGGGCGAGCGGTTCGCGTATTCATGCGCGACATAATTGCCTCCATTATTGGCGTGTTTATTTAGAAAAAAGAGGTGGCGTTAGAGGAAAGACGAACTAGGTGAAAAAACATCCACTATGTAGTAACCCAGTTCAGCGCTTCTAACGCCACCAGCGGAGCGAGTGGGAGTCGAACCCACGGAACGAGTTGTTTCCCGTTCACTTCATTAGCAGTGAAGCCCTTTCGGCCACTCAGGCACCGCTCCTTTGGGGTGCCCCCTCCCCAAGGAAAGCAGAGTCAGTATTGACAGCAGGGAGGAGGCGTATTGAGTTATGTTGTTGTGAACTGCGCACACCTGAATGATGTGTACCTAAATTGTAGGAGTATGGCAGTTCGTTAAGCAAGCTACTTTGGTGTGAACTAGGCCACTAGCGAGCGTCGTTCAGGCCACGAGCAACCGCACCCATCGCACGCTTACCCCCACCACCAAGCAACTGGCCCACACCAAACAACGCGCTCGCGGTGAACCCAAACGCGCTACGCCACGTCTTACCGAGGAACCCGATATCGTTGCGCTTCCACGTGTCAGTAGTCCACTCCCACGTGCGCTTACGACCACGCGACAGATAGCGGGTGGCGGCATACATGGCCGCTTGAGTGTCGTCATAGCGGCGCATACCAGTCGGAACCCCGTGTTCTTCACTCCATGTGGAACGGTCGAACTCTTCCCCGGCAATCGTGATGTGTTGGAGAGTCGGGAAAGCAGCGAACATTTGCCCGATGCTCTTACGCCCCTCAAACCCGAGATCAGGGCACACATACGACATGTAGAACTGCCATGAGTCAAACGACATGCGGCGTAGGTTGTGCATCTCGCGAATCATCCGCCAGTTCGCAATAGGAGCGATATTGCTTGACCGTACTGCCTCACGCAGGTACTCGGGGATAGCTTCAATGTCCCATTCCTCAGCGACCTTAGTCTGATAGGCAACGCCATTGAGGATGACGAGGCCACCGGCCACGCCCAGACGCTTCACGCGGCCCCAGTCGCCAACCCACTGGCGCATATCCTGATAGATCGCGTCCTGAACGCCGTCGGGAGTGAGTTCTTGCGCGTGGATAGTGCGAGGCGTGCCCTTGTTGAACGAGAACCCGCCGTACTGGTTCGGCGTGACCGGGCTAGTGGAGTAGTCCCATCCGGGAGCGGGTGCCGTCACGTCGTTCATGCGAGCATTCACCGGCACGGGAGCATCATCGGGAATGTCAGGCATGATCGGCGCGGGAGCGCTCACAACAGGCATGGCAGGAGCAGTCGTAGGCTTAGGCTCCTCGCCCCACCCGCCGACGGTTTCCGCCTTCTGGGCGGGCGCAGTGTCAGTGATCGACGCGAACGCCGAGTCATCCCAAGCGTCCTCTTCTTCCATGCGCAACGGGTCCGCAGCGTCCTCTTCGGGGAACTCATTGGGATACACGCGGGCAAACAGTTCGCGTTCAGCGTTCACTGGGTTTTCCGACCGGTTGAACGCCGCATAGAACTCAGCAGAGGAGTACATGTACTTCGGGCGCAAGTCCACGAGCCATTCTTGCCACGTCCCCGGATACCCGGCTTCCTTCACGACGAGGTTCGCCGCGTCGGAGAGCTTCTGTAGGGTTGCAGCGGCCTCAGCGCGTGACACTCCCGCGCGTTCAAGGTAGCCAATGAACCCCAAGGCCGGGTCAAGTCGCCCATCATCAAGGGACACGTCCTTGCGGACAGAATCAACGTCCACGCCCGCACGCTTCATGTATTCCACGGAGAACGGCCAGCAGTACCCGTCCTCTTCGGCTTCCGCATACAGGAGACCAGGACGGAACGGGAGAGCAGTTTTAGCTAACTGTTCATCACCCTTCACGAGAGCACGCTCAATGTTCGGGCCGTTGAAGTCTTGCACGTAAGCGAACGCGCGCACCGTCTCAGAGAGCTTGTCGTGCATGAACCCGTTCGGGGAACCCTGATTGAGGTACTGGGGGCGTTCCTTGTTGTAGCCGATAAACGCATCAGCAGCAGTCAAGGACGAGGCGAACGAGAACACGAAATTATCCATGTTCCCCAGCTTCACGGTCACACCCTGAGTACGGTTCAACGGGGGTACGAACGTTGAAACAGGAGTAGGAGCCACCTCATGCTGACCAATGAGGAAGATATCGCTCACGGCCTGCTCACGGTTCTTATAGTTCGCGTTACCAATCGTCGTGATCTTGTCCGCGCTCATGCGGATACACTCACTGAACATTGAGGCCCACAAGTGAACCTCAGTGATCGCATCCTTGGGTTTCTTCTTCTCATCAAACCCGGACGCTTCCCACGTGTCATAGCTGTTCACGTAATCAGCGGGACGCGCGTACTTAGCGAGCTGTACAAAGAACCGGCTCATCGACAAGCCGACGTTACTGATCTCATCGAAAACGAACGATACGCCCTTCTTGCCGCCCAACTGTTCGGCAACGTCCTCGCCGTTCGTGCGAGCAAGGAGAATGCCCATAGCGAGAATCATGTACCGGATGTAAGCGACCGTACCGAGCAGACCGGGGTAGCTTTCCCCTTGGAAGCCGAGCGGCCTCAAATAGGACGGGACGTGAGCCATGCGGCCCAGTTTTTCTACCTGATCGGCACCGAAATGCCCAAACAAGTCCGTGCCCTTCTCGCTACCGAAATCAGGGCCGTTAATGACGAACGCATTCGGGTTGATCTCTAGCAGGAGGGAAGCCATATCGGGCTTATTGTCCGCAAGACCAAGGGCCTTACCGGCAATGAGCATCGCCGCAAGATACGCCTGAGTCATCAGGCCCTTACCGGAACGAGAACCCGCTAGGACAACATGCAGGCCACTCTTCGCGAACGCGGACAGGGCCTTGGACGTGTCAACAATGGTCTCATCCAGTCCGAGGCCGAAAATAGCGACGGTTTCAGCCCGCAGGTTCGTGCCTTGACTCATCTTGGCTTCAAGAATCTTGTAGGCGAAAATCGGGGCGGCGTTAGCGAGAATCGTATCCACGTCATAGCGGTGTTCCCACATGAGGCTGCTACGAACCGGCGCATACGACCGGCTCTTATTACCCGCAGCCACACCATAAGCGCGTTCCACGGACTCTTTAGCGATATCGTCACCTAGTTCCTCATGGTGCGTGAGGGAACGCAGCTTGAGCTTGGTGAGGGTTGCTCGACTGTTGACCTCAAACGAGGACACGAGGAAACACGTTGTCATCGCATTGTAGATACGTTCCAACGCACCTGACACGCTGTTCTTCACGCTCTTAGACGTGTAATCCTCACCGTTACTCGCGGCCCGCAGGAGAAGTTTCTTCACGACAGCTTGAAGCATCGTTTCCAAGCTGGGTTTCACTTCTTGTTCGAGGTAGGTTTCCCACTTGGAAGCCGCAGGGTGGCGCGGATACGTGTCCGGTGACGTGGGGTCAAAACCGCGCCCGAAAGCGTATTCGAGCATCTTGTAGGGGAAGTAGAACTCGGTGTCTTTCGCATACACCGCGCCACTAGAGTCTTTCCCGTTGACGACGATCTCAGCGATCTCGTTAATGTCCCTCGTGGGCATGGCTTCCAACTGGGGGACAAGGCCCTTAATGACCTTCCATGTTTCCATCGTCACCGAGTCCGGTAGGCGCATGAACGCCCGGCCCTCGTCGTTGATCGCCAACACGCGGCCCTTAGAGTCCTTCCCGTCCGCACCCGTGTTTTCGGGGGCGAGAATACCGAAAGGTTTAATGACCTCATAGCCGGAGGAGAAGATTCGCGTGTATTCTTCCGCGATCAGTTCGACGCGGGCGAAAATCACTCCGTTAAAGAACGACAAGGCTTCATCGGGCACAGTCTTGTCCGGCTCACGTTCCCCGTTGAGAGCGTCAATCACTTCTTGAATCGTGATGCTCTTAGAAATCGTGTCGAACCCGAGTTCTTCGCGCTGTTCTTTCGGTAGGGCATGGAGATACAGAGCGGCAGACAAAGATTCGTTCTCACAGTCACACATCACGCCGTGGAACTGTTCTTTCGTGAACTGTCCCAGAAGCGAGCTGCTTGCAACGACAGGGAACCACTCGGGCTGAGAGTCAAGCGGAGACAAGTCCCACGTGAGAGCTGCAATAGCATCAAGATAAATCCCGCCACGCTGAGCAGCGGCCTTCAACAGTCGCAACAGGCTCATGCGCAGTGGGGAAGCCTCAAACTCAGCGAGACGCGCAGCCAACCCGTCATCTTCAGGCGCGCGGAAAGCATCAACCGTCTCAACGGCTTCCTCTTCGTCGGGCATACGCGGGCGCGTACACAACCCCGACAGGAACGTCTCTAGCGTCCCGCCAATCATGTCCGCAGAATACGTTTGAGGTGAGAGCTGGAAACTGTTCATCACCATGTCATAGGGCTTCACTTGCACGTACTGGCCCATTTGAGACAAGTCAACAGCGAACTGCAAGGGAACGGGAGCGTCCAACAGGAGCGGGCGAGCATCCACGCCACCACCTTGAGCTTCCGCGTAAGCCTCACGCTCACGACGCAACGCGCCCGCAAGCAACTCAATACCCATCACGTTCTCATCAGGGATACGGTAAATCGCGCCAATACGAGTGCCCTCAGTGAAGAACCGCGACAAGTCCACGCCCTCAAACATGCTTTCCGGCGCGACAATCACTTCCAACGCGCCGAACTGCTTATACGACAACGCGCGCAACGGAGAACGCCGCGAATCAGCGTTCTTCGGGTTAGCGGGAGTCAACGCGCCCTTATTCGCCCCATGCTTTTCTACATACACGCCGTCATGGGAAATAATCAGGCTCTTCACCGTGTTAGGAGTCCACGAACCGTAATCCGTGCCCTCACCGTCGGTGACCCAATGACCACCTAACGCCTTCAACACGTCATCAAAAGACACCATGCCCAGTGTCACCTCTCTAGTCGTGCCCACACTAAGGGCAAAGAAAGTTACCAACCTACAACACCAAAAAACGTGGGGGAGAGAGCATAAAAACGTGAGCCGCACGGCCCATCGAGGCTAAGACCGTGCGGCTCACGCCGTATTTATTCACTGTGAATCAACTGGAAGCAGCACAACCGCCAGCACTCACATATCCAATGCTACAAGCCGCCAGTCATTCTGTCAGTAACACGCCTAAAAAGCACAAGGCCCGCGCGGCCCACCGGAAGTGGAGGGGGCACCGCGCGAGCCTTAAAACGACACAAATACGCGGAAAATGAGGAAACCGCATACCTGTGTCGCTGTGCGACCTGAATACAGAGGACGTAAAGCACGATCATCGCTACCGGGCTTTTTGTTCTCACACGTAAGCATACAAGCAACGCGACGTAACGCAAATCACTTTACTGAGTAAAGGCTGTAAATAGGCGAAAAAAATCAGGCCCACAGCAACCGCACATTCCAAAGTAAATTGCTGTGGACCTGAAAGCTGCTAGGATAAGCAGCGAATCCAACTAGAGCCAATATAGCACATTCCCTTAATGGTGCGAAGCCTTTGGAAGCCTGCGAAAGCTGGTTGTCTACTGGGGGGCCAGGAGTACAGGAATCTCACGACCTCCCCACCGACTGACACTCGGTGCGTCCCCGGTTGTGCGGGATTTTTTAACGATCTGCAAAACAGCGAGCCTATCCCCGTATGGTGATGTGCGGGGGCGAAGGGGTGCCACGGCTCGATTCAACCGCTCACACAGATACAAAGCGGTTGGGTGTGTCTAACAAACCAGTGAGATTACCGGAGTTTGCAGAATATGCCGCCACCGGTTGGGAGTAATGCCCCGGCCCCTACGACGACGCTATACGTGACGAGAAAAGTTCGGGTTGATTCGTAGTGCCTCTAAGAGTCTTAGCTTTACAGCGAGTTTTAACCGCTGTTTTTAGCTGAGATGATTAGAGGCACTTCTCTGCCCACTGCCGCTCAAAGAAAAGAGTTGAGTAACGCTGTAGAACAGTGAGCAGTTAACTGAAGTTTTCGTGTTCTTAAGTTTCTATTAAGAGTTCCCGCTTCCGCTGTTGGTTGCCTTCCGCTCAGGGCTGCACAAACGTTCAACTCCGCGCTCAAAGTTCCAAAGCGTGAGTGCAGCGTGGAAGCGCAAAGAGGGAAAACGATAACTCAGTAACTCAGCCACAGTAGAGGGAAGAGAGAAACACAAAAGCAAGCCACCCGGAGGGGCTTTTTGTGCCCAAAACGCTTTGACTTGAGACGTTTAACAGCATGTTTGGAACGTTGTTTGTTTATGCGGGGCCTATGGGCGTTGGTAAGACGCAGGCTGCGGCTTCGTGTTTTTTGGATTCCAGTGTTGTGTCATTGAGTGCTATTCACCGTGAAGCGTATGGCTCCCCGGTGGTTGAGAGTCGGCATAAAGACGCGGTGACGCGGCGCGCGTTTAAGAAACTATTTGCCTTGTTAGAGCGCGGTTTGGACGCGGTTTTCATAGCGCCTAACTGTTCTCGCATGTCTCGCGCGCACTTGTACCGGGAGGTGAAAGCACGGTTCCCCGGCGTGCGCGTGGTTGTCGTGTTGGTGCATATGCCACTCGCGGACATCCTCAAACGCTCTAGTGGTGTGAGCGCGTCCCTTGTTCGAGACGAGTATCTAGCGCTGCAAATCCCGCGCGTGGGCGTGGATTGCGATACTTTCAGCGTGCAGGCTCCTGAGTTTTCGGCGTACCTGCCGGAAGTCAACCAGTCGTATCTCGCCCAGCACAACAGCCCGTACCATGTGGAATCTATTGCGGAGCATGTTGCCCTCACAGTGCATAACGCACGCAAAGAACCCACTCGGCCCGAGCTGGTGGATATCGCGGCGTTCCACGACCTCGGTAAGAGCGTCGCCCGCACGCCACAAGACACATCGAGACCGTCATCAGCGTATATCGCATCCATTTACGGGAGCTACGACCAGTACGCGGGCCATGAGAACGTGAGTGCCGTCTACTGGATGATCGCCCATAAGGATTGCCTTGACGCACACGCCTTGTTCGTTGCGGAAGCAATCTTTCATCACATGCAAGCGCATCGCGGCTTCACTGACAGGTACATCAACCGCCACCACCTTGATAGCGATCTGTTGGAAACAGCAAACACTTTCGCACGCATCGACAGCGTGTCAAAGATCGTAGACAAGGACATCATGGACACATACATGCAGTTACGCGCATTAGAAAAACAACAGGCTTAAACGAGACAAACGCGCGCGACCAGCGGTTATACCGTTAAGACCAACTCCAAACAACCCGTAAGGAGACACCGTGACCGATAAGCCTTACCCGCTCCCGCTCTGGCCGGGCGTGAAAGTACATATGCAGATGTCGAAAGACGAGCGCAACGGAAAAATTATCTTCTCAGACGGCGCTTTCAGTGACATCGCTTTCGTCCTCATGCCCATCGACAAGAGAGGTCAAATCTTCGAGGCGGCATACATGACCACCGACGATAAACCGCTCCTCGGATACCGGCTCATCTCACGCTCGCTACCCGGACAACCACTGTCAGTGGTAGACGTTCTACGCGGCCTACGAATCGAACGTCATAGAGTCCGGTGCACGCCCAAACAGCCTAATAAAACTCTCGCCTACGAGATCGGTTTCTACTACAAGGTTCGCGAGGCTATCGGCGCACACCAGCCCCATGTGGCTGACCCGGCAGAAGCGAAAGCAGCCTACCGTAGTCTCGGTGATTGGTGTCTTGAGATTTACCAATACGTGCATGACCACGCGATAACAGTAGAGGACGCGAACAAACTTAAGTTCATCATCGACCTGAACACGTTCGAGTACGACGTTGACAGCAGTGGCAGGGTGCTGGACATCAGCAAGAACAAGCCCCTCCCGCCACAAGTCCGACTATTCACCTACAAGGACATTTGCGACACCCCGGCACTGTTTGACGGCTGCTCATTCGACAGGAGCGTGTTCTTGTGGGCCGTGGAAGGCTACACGCAGGAAATGATCGCGTTCTTTATGGGAGTCAGCGCCAGTAAAATCTCCCGCATCCTCAACCAGCCACTCGACGAGTAGGAAACACGATCATGGCAGTCTCAAAAGAATCCACGATTTTCCCCGTTGGAACAGTATTCGTTGACCTCGGAAGATACGGCAGCGATGTTGTTCTGTTCTACCAAGTGGTGCGCTGCACGGAGCGAACTGTGTGGTACCTGCAAATCCGCGCGCAGGTAGTCGCCTACGACTCGGCAGTACTAAGGAAAGACCTTGTTCCGATTGCGGACACCTACAATCCAAACGCAAAACCACACATGGCACGCATTCTCCGAGAGAAAGCATTCCACTGCGTGAAGTCACCAACCGGAGACGCGATGTTCCCGTGGGACGGACATCCCGTCAGCCAATACTACGGATACTGACACGCAAAAAGCAGTGGCCCACCAAGGAAACCAAGGTGGGCCATTGCTTTTGCTGTTAGGACTCAAAACTCCTTAGCGCGCTTCGTCCCTCTCGGGCGAGAAGCCACGCGATAGCCGCAACCTTCCGGTAGCGCCCGTCATAGTCATCAGGGGCCGCGCCAAGAGAAAGGTTCTTATCCGACAAGTGCGACTCCTTGAACAGCGAGACAAACGCATATTCCTCATCGTTACGGGGATACCGGTTAGCTATCGACCTAATCGAATCGTCCGTGAGAATCATGCCTTGATAGCCGGGGATACTGTCTCCGGCGACAAGACGCACAGCGACCTTCTCGAACGCCTTCCACGGGGCAACAATGCCCGTCCGATCGTGTTCCGCGCAGGCAGCGTCATACATTATTTCCGCGATCTCATTGGATGTAACCGGATCGCCCTCAGTGAGGTTGAACTCTGAGCGAGTGTCATCATATGCAATCCACGAGTTAAGAACACGCCCGTTTTCACGCGAAGTCGCCGCATCCACCTCATCGGAGCTACATAACCCAGCGGACGAGAAAGCAGGCAAAGAACCTTCTTTACGCGAATACATTTCCATGAACCTACGAGCCTTCATAAACTCTCTAATAAAAGCCTCAGTGGGGTCGTAAATGTCGTCTGCTAAAACAAAAGACGACCTCAATGCCATCTTGTACGCCCACCACGCGGTATGCACGGCAGTGCGCACTACCGCAGTGTCCCGAGAGTCACTAGGCGGCGCATCAGGAATGCTGATACTGCCCGCATATGCACTATCTTGCTTATGTGTTGCGTACACCTGCGGCTCGCGCACATCAGCGCTCCCATACAACGACAATGAGAAACCATTCTCCACGCCGAGCGTTTCCCGAATCCTACGGATAGTGCGACGGCACCGCATCGCAATACGGTTCACATCTTCCTCGGTCAGCTCCCACGTGATTGTGCAGTTCAGTAGAACCGCCGCGTAGTACGTCATGGCCGTCGCGTTAGCGGGCTTGAACTGTTCGGGGAAAGTGAGAGAAATATCGGGTTCAATCGCCGCGCGATCTCCCTCTATCTTCCATTTCAGCTTGTTCACGCTTGTCCCCGCTTGAACCGAGTATGTTTGCCGTTTGGGACTATTAAAAACCTCTAGAACCCCCACAAAACGCGGCTTCTCCCAGTCCGGCTCCTTGTAGAACACGTTCATAAAACGTCGATCACCATAAGGGCGCGGCCTAGACACAGGCTTCAGGGTGAGCCTTTCAGGCAATAGCAGCATGGTTGTTGTCCTCTCTGGTTGAGTCTTGTGCAGTGATGTGAAACAACTGCCGCAACCTAATTGGATTAGATTGCGACAGTCGCCGTTCTTTTACGCCTTACACGCGGTGTCTCCATGCACCAGAGTGTTCGGGGTACTTGAATGCCTGTACGATATCCGTCGCTATCGTGTCCTCGTTCGACCAGTGATTCACGCCGCGAACCATATTTTGGCGACCTGCTTCACGCCATACGCCGCGCCACACCATCCCAGGCTTACCGCGCTCTCTCACGTAACAGGACTCTTCCGTGTCCACCTCGACGACGAGGCCGGTAGCCGGGTCAGTAATATAACCGCTGCAACCGCGCGCAACGCCATTGATACGGATGTTCTTCATATCGACCTGTAAGGCCGGGTTAAGCCGGTGGAGTTGGTTACGGAACTTAACAACGAGGAGCATCAGGAAGTCCTTTCCTTGTCATAGCTCAAGAAGAGCCGGGTCTTTTGGTTTCTCGCCGCGATACATGGCAAGAGCATCAGCATGTGCGCGACTGTAGCGAGTAATAAACGTTTGCCGAGGTGTTGCAGTCGGCCCTTCCATCGCACTTAGCAGGCACGCGGTTCGGTACGCAGAACACGACGCGGCAACCAACTGCCGCAACAGAGTGCGAACTTCTTCCGGCGACCAGTCAAGCAACCTAACGTGAACCGGGATAAGCGTAAACGAGTCCTCATAATCGAGGCCGGGCACCTCGCCAACACTGATCGCCTCACCAAAGAAGTCGAACAAGATAACGCCACTGTCAGGCACGCGGCCTTGCTCAACCATGCGCGCCATAGTGCGGCGAATACGAGTCGCCACACGCTTCACGTCATCAGCGTTAAAGCCCATCCAGTTCGGAACAGACGACATCATTAACGCAGCATGGCGGGCAATAGTGCGATCAACGGTCGGGAACGCGAGATCACCCTCATCGAAATACCGCACCAACAGAGGAGACCTAGCCGCTTGTGCGCTTACACGCCCCGCACGCATAGGAAACAGTTCAACCTCAAGCTCACCCAACGGGCGAACCGGATTACCACCGTTGCGCACGTCGAGACTACGGAAGTAGTAACTGACCTTGAAGCGGCGACCGGAATGTGAATCCACCTCGCGTAGTCGAATATTCTCTGGGTTGTAAATCACTTCTACTCCTACGATTGCGAGTCCAATGAGATGAGCTGGCTGAGGACGCTCTGCGAGCCTTCGATCTCCTGCACCTGTGCAACGAGCACGTCCGCGAGCTTCTTTGCCGCCACGTATTGCGTTGATTCAACGCCGTAGCGGCTCGCGATGTCCTCAAGGCGCGCAGGGATAGTCGTCGCGCTACCGTCCTTGGATGTCAGCATGTCCGCCAGATTAAGGACCAGAAGCTCCGGCGATTGGTAGGAACTATTTGGCTCCCCATGATGGAAAATCTCAGCCCAGTAAGTGAAACCGAGAGAACGCAACAGGTCGCCACCGAGTTCTTCGTGCTCGGATTGTTCATGGGCAAATTGATAACCAACGTCGTGCAGGTATCCCATGACGAACATTTCTCGACACTTCTCGTCCGACCACCCGAACAGGACGCGCCCCAGTTCGGAAGCCTTCACGCCCACACCGTGACAGTGGCGCAGCCTGTTCTCATCCATGCCAATTGCAGGCATCGCATCAGTCATCATGCAATCCACTTTCAGAGCTGGACCGACGCGGGTAGGCCGTTCGCGGACATTGGAGCGCTCATGAGCGTCGAACAGCGTTCGCTATAGCTATTTCTGAACGTCGTGTACAAGGTGTTACGGTCAACGCCAGCAGGAACAGCCTCTACCACCTCGGCAGCTTCCTTAAACGCCGCCCACATGCAGAACACGAGGTGACGAGTGAACATACGAGAGCGTTCCTCGTCCATGAGCATCAAGTTCGAGTCCATCACGAAATGCCCGAACGCATACGTTTCTAGAGCCTCACGCTGAGTGATTTCCTTACCGAACAGCGTGAAAATAACCGGCCTATGAAGCCCCTCGTTTTCGATAACGACCTTCATGTGGCGACGAACATTACGAGCCGCGACAGTCGCATCCTCAACAGTGAACGTGGCGGCGGTAAGGAGCTGAGCGACAGTGAACCGCAAGGCTTCCTTATCAGCAAACAATGAGTCCGTCGTGTACTCACACAACGCAGTCCCATTGGGGAGCTTCACGCGAATACGTCCCATGTCAGCGTCGGTCTCAAACCGGGCAACCTTCTTCTTCCCCTCAGCCCGGAAGTTATAAAACACGTCTCGGCCCTTCAAGGACACGCGGTCAGGGTAGTAGAGCATGGTTACAGTCTCTTTCTTTATAGGTTTCTGGTCTTGACTGTTAAACGCCCACTAAACGGCGCACACCACCGTTAAAGGTCAGCCGGAATCCGATCATTACGGTCCAAGTTGTACTGGCTGATCTGAAAATCGTAGTCCACGCTGTACATCTCGTTATAGGCGCGTGAAGCGTCTATGCCACGGAAGTTCAACGAGGCCGCGCAAGCGTTCTCATGCGCCCGCCAAGCCGCATAAACCATGTTCAACAGTCGCTTACGGTTCCCCCCAGACTGGTGAATCAAGTCCGTGCGAGCCATGAACGTCCCCGGCGCGGTCTGCGCGAACACGTCCAGCTCGCCGGGCCGATAGTAGTGCAGCATCCCACCCAACAGGTCGAACACGATGTCCAAGGGCATACCGTTTTCCCTCTGGTCTGCTCGGCGCATAAAATCACGCGCCCGGCTTGCAACAAGCATCAAGTCCTCCCGCGTGTACCGCCACGGGGCGACAAGCGGGAACATCATGCACGCGACCATACGCAAATCCGGCTTACGTTCAGCGACATAAATGTTCCACGCGAACGACGCTTGCGGGTGGAACCCCTTAGTCTTACCCGTCGCAGTCACTTGAATCGTGGACGCACCCACTTGCCGCAACGTTAAAACCCCAAGACTCAACTTAGGGTTTCCGGGCCTCTGGTAGGACACAACAATGTCCCCCTGATACGTCCCCCACACGTTATCTTTCATGTCGGGAGACAAGATCATGTTCCGAGGGTGGAAAAACATTTTTTAAGCCTCCAAAAGCGGCCACTAATAGTTACCGGTAACAGGATGAAACGCGCGGAATAACAGGGGAAAAGCATTAAAACGAGGAGTTTTAAGGCAAACGGGCACCTAGTGAAGGAACAATCATGCAGCTCTCAGACGCATTCGACCTTGGTAAGGCCACCACGGCTACGCTCAAGCGCCAGAAAGTCACCCTCGACCAAGTACGAGCCGACACCGGACTACGAGCCAAGATCACAGCAAGCGTCCTCCGCAAAGCCATTAAAGACGGCTTCCTGTGGGACGGGCTGAAAGTGCGCGTCCAAGCGTGGGGGCCAGCGGTTCTTGTTGAACTGTGGGCACTCGCTGAGCCGGACAACCAGAAGCAGCTATGTGGCTTGTTCTCAATCGTCCAAAGCGAAAGCGGTAGGGCTGTCGTCAATATCGCGCCAGAACTAGAAATCAGTAGGCAACGCGCGAACATTATTCTCCGCAACCTCACGTCACCCCAAGGCCAACCGCCGTTGAAAACCGACCTCGGTCTCTACGTCGGCTACGGGACTCGTCCCAGTGACGGGAACGCCACCACGCCACGTTACCCAGCGGACATGCCCGAAGCAGCCAGTGCAGTGCTTTTAGCGTTCCCGCAAGACCTGTCAGAACGCCCCCTAGTGGCAGGCAGTCGCGTATTCACCGTCCGCGAGTGGGACAGTATCGTCCGCGCCAGCGTCCTGAGCCTACGTTTCCTCAACGATGGACTGATCGTCTGCTCCCGCTAAGGTTTACGAAAGACACTCGTGTTAAACCTCCTTACTGGCCCTGCCGAAGCATTGACATATAAGCCATACAACCGGATTTTTACACCGCCCTTAGAAAGGCAGGGTTTCTCATGCCAGCGCTTTATATCCTCATCGGCCCAGCGGGGGTCGGTAAGACAAGCCTTGTGAACAGGATTAGCGCCGGTAATGTCGTGTCTACAGACGCTATTCGCATCGAACGATACGGTTCCCTCACGGAAGGCAACAAACATAACCCGCAAGTATTCAAGGCCGCTTACAGCTACATTCACACGCTGCTAGACATGGGACAAGACGTGTTCTTTGACGCGACGAACGTTAGGCGACTCTTACGCGCCGATCTGTATCAGGACGTGAAGAAACGCCACCCTAATGTTCCCGTCATCGCGCTCATCATTCATAAGCCTCTCGCTCAGATTCTCGCCCAGAACGCTTTACGCATGGGGGACGCTCGGGTACCTGAAGAAGCTATCCGCTACATGTACCTACATTTGGATATTCCGCGCCTCGGAGTAGACGCAGACGCAGTAGAACTGCAATGCCCCGCGTTCGACGAGTACATTCCCGAAATGACGCTCAACATTGACGCGCCCCACCGCAACCCCTACCACGTGGAAACAATCGCTAAACACCGCGAGCGCGCCATACAAATCGCATCAACCAGCCCATACGTGGACAACCCGGCGTTAGCCCATGCAGCGGCTTACATTGACCTTGGTAAACCCGTCGCACGCACCCCTCAAGACACGTCCACACCATCAGGCGCTTACGTCGCGGCCCACTGCGGCGGCTACGACATGTACGACTGCTACGAGAAAGTCAGCGCCCTCTACTTCCTCATTGCACACAAGACCACGCTCAACCCCTACACGTGGCACGTAGCCGAAAGCATCTTCCAACACGTTCACGCGCACAGTGGGTTCACGAAACGCTACACCGCCACCCACCACCTCACGCGCGACATAAACGCCACAAGCAGACAGTTAGCTTCCATTGACCAGCAAGCCAGCCTCATCGACACGCGCCTACTCAACGACTTCAAGCGCCTACAAGCAACCGAAAGGAAAACAGCATAATGGCACGCAACCCAGATATCGCTCAGGTTCCGACCAGTCCGAACGTCACTGTCAGACTTGAGTGGGAGAAGAAAGACGAACGTGGAGTCCTTGTTTTCAGTGACGCACGATATGAGCCGATCAGTGTTGAGGTGGAGGAACTTAAAGGAACCCACCAACCGATCACTCGCATCATCTACTACCGTGGCAGCACCGGCGCTGCGCGGTATGTCAGGCCAAAGTCAGGCGCACCATTAAACGCGCAAAGCGTCATGGCAGGCATTGAAGTAACACCGGACAGAATGCGCTCTGTTCAGCGCATGATTGGGCTGAAGAAGATTTTCTTCTACAAGACTGTATCTCTCATTAAAAACGGCCCGTTCGACGGTCACCCTGAGTTTAAGAGACTCAGGACACTTGCAGACGAAATCGCGCGTTGGGCGTTCCAAGTCTACGAAGAATACGGTGTTAGACACGATGAAGCGGCAATGTGTGACTATCTCGCTGCGGAGGTAGCAAGGCTTGACGAAATGCCGCAACAGCCGTTGGTAAGCCAACGTAATCTACGCGCATCCATCACCTACCAGCAGTTCTTAAAAACCCCCGGCCTCATTGACGACCTAGACGCACACGACACCGTGCTCTACTGTCACGCGCGCGACATGAGCGTCAACTTCATTTCGTTCCTACTCGCACTCCCCAAGGAAGAAGTGAAAGACATCATCAAGGAGAGCCGACGGGCAGGAAAGAAGCCTCGCACAACGGGGGAGAGTGGTGAGTCAAAGCTCTATCCCACTGGGACAATCCTCGTGACCTCATGGAGCTATGAGAGAACAACTGTCGCTTTCTGGCAGGTTGTTCGCAGTACTGAGAAAACCCTCTGGGTTCAACAAATCCGCGTCACGCCAACAGTTAACACTCCGGCATACAAGGAGCTGGTTCCCGTCATGCCCCCAGAACCAGTTGACGACACCGTGTACCAGTGTCGAATTAACCTCCGGTTCGGACGAAACACCCCTATCTGCATTCAGAACGCGCGCGCATACGTCTGGGACGGTACGCCCGCGCAAGCATCCGGCGACTATTTCTAACCAACAGCAACCATCTAGCAGGAGAAAGAGGCAAACCAATGAACCAGAAGAAAGAAACTGTCCCTCTCCACGGGTATGTCAGTGTGACCGCTGATGTCGAGTGGGTCAAAGATGAATGGGATAAAAAAGGAGAAAGCGGCAGGTTAACGTTCCACGGCACAGGTAACTTCCAAGATAAGTTCCCGCCATTGGCGTTTAAGGTCGAACGCCTTAAAGGCAGCACCATCTCGCTCACGCGATTCACTTATTTCCTCAATGGGAAAGAAAAAGCGCGCTTCATTGACGACTTGGAAGAAGGCAGAGTCGTCGATGCGAACATGGTCGCGTTCTACGCCGACTGGTGTCTTGAAGGTAAGTCACAGTTCCCAAGCACCTACGAGCAAATGCTTCGTTACAAAGCCGCCACATACATCCAGAAGGGGCCATACGCGCGGTTCGCCTATCGCCTCGCAGGAACATCCACTCTGGTGTGGAAAATCGCAGAATGGGCAACACATGTCCTACAGACGCGCGGCCCGCGATGTGAAATAACCGGAATCTACGATTACGACACGAACGAAATCCTAGAGATTCTAGGCAGCAATGTTACTTTCACAGAAACAATGGAAGAAAAGGGCTTCCCCATTCACTTCCCCTCGCTCTTGAACACGCCGGGGTACTTCATGCCACATGTAAGCGTGGAGAGCAACGCTTTCGCAGCAGCCGCACTCGGAGCCGAAACCAAAGACATCGCGTGGCTATTAGCAATTTCAGAAGAACAAGCCAGAGCATTCAGCGCCCCCGCGCGCAGAATATGGCTATACCCGCGAAACGAGTCAAAACTCTACCCCATTGGGACAATCTTCATGACCGCGCGCCCTATGGCATCCGATCAAGTACTTCTTAGGTACTGGCAAGTAGTCCGCTGCACGAAAAGAACCCTCTGGATGCAAGAGCTACAAGCCGCAGGAGACCGCCAGACAGGACGACAGCTCCCCATACGCGACACTATGAAGAACGACGCGATCTACGAGTGCCGCATCAACCTGAAGGCCGCACCCGGGGCACCCATCCACATCGACGGGGATATCGCAACCATCTGGACCGGGAAAGTCCTCATAGAGGGCGCTAACTGTTAATGATTCGCTTATATATCCTTAGCTATCCTGTGTTACTGTTGCTGTTATGCAGGTTCGAGAATGGGCGAAACGAGAACACCTCAGCCCCTACACCGTGTGGAAATGGTGCCGTGAAGGCACGATGCCTGTCCCAGTGGAACAAACCCCGACAGGCATGTGGCTAATCCACGACCCCAAATATGAGGCCACCCCCACGCCGAATGTGGGCAGAATCGTGTGTTATGCGCGCGTCTCGTCCAGCGACCAGAAAACTGACTTGCAACGGCAAGGTGACAGGCTCAAAGCGTTCGCGTTCAGTATGGGCGTAGACGCTCCCGAAGTCGTCACCGAGGTCGGTTCCGGCATGAACGACAAGCGTCGCAAACTCAACCAACTGTTAGCCGACCCGACCGTGACCACGATCATCGTGGAACACCGAGACCGACTTGCCCGCACGAACACTGAACTCATTGAAAGTGCCTTGGAAGCATCCGGGCGTAAGCTCATCGTCGTAGACGACACTGAACGCGACGACGATCTGCTACGAGACATGACCGAGGTGTTGACCTTGTTCTGCGCTCGCCTATACGACCGTAAATCCGCTAAACGCCGCGCCCAGCAAGCATTGGAAGCCTTGTCGCAATGAGCGCCTACGAGGCCGTTAAAGTCCGGCTCGACCCCACACCACGGCAAGCACGTTTGCTGGCAAGCCATGCTGGGGCCGCTCGTTTCGCATACAACGCGGGCCTCGCTCACGTGAAAGACATGCTCGAAAACGGGGAACCATCCGACTGGTCGCATTACTCGCTGCGTCGTTGGTGGAACGCGAACAAAGACCTGCTCGCTGTTAATCCTGTTACGGGTGTTGTGTGGTGGAGCCAAAACAGTAAAGAAGCCTACAGTATGGCCCTACATGATTTAGCTCAAGCATTGTCGAGCTGGTCTAAGTCCCGTAAGGGCCAGCGTAAGGGCCGTCGCGTTGGATTCCCTCGTTTTAAGTCGAAGAACACCGTCATGCGGTTCGCTTACTCCACCCACTTCACTGCCCCCACTGCTAGAGACCCCTACGGGTTGAAACTCCCTCGTATTGGCCGCGTGCATTGCATGGAAAACGTATATAAGCGCGTGAACGGGGCGCGGCTTGTCCGCGTGAGTGTGTCATACCGTGCGGGCTGTTGGTATGCGAGCTTGACCGTGGAACGCGAACAACCGTCATCTCCTACACATACATGGAAGCGGGGCGCGGTTGGTGTAGACCTCGGTATCAAACACCTCGCCACCCTCTCAGACGGCACCGTTATCCCTAACCCGCGCGCCCTAGACGCGAGATTGAAAGCCCTACGGAAAGCCCAAAAAGCATTAAGCCGCAAAACTATGGGCAGTGTCCGGCGCGGGAAAGCTAAAGAACGTGTCGCCCGCCTACACGCCCGCGTGAATGACGCGCGTATGGATGCGATCAACAAGGCCACGACCATGATCGCCCGCACCTACACAACCGTGTGTATCGAGGACTTAAACGTTGCGGGCATGGTGAAAAACCATCATCTTGCCCGTAGGTTGAGTGATGCTTCCCTTGGGGAGTTTCGTCGCCAGCTTGAATACAAGACCATGCGCAATGGTGCAGTGTTGCGCGTGGTTGACAGGTGGTATCCGTCGAGTAAGACGTGCTCAAATTGTGGGACGGTGAAAGCCAAACTGTCCCTAAGTGAGCGCGTTTACCAGTGCGACGTGTGTGGCTTGTCTATGGACCGCGACTTGAACGCGGCCATCAATATTAAGGTCGCCGGGAGTGCCCCGGAGACATTAAATGCGTGTGGAGGGGACGTGAGACGGGCCGACACTGTGTCGGGCAACGCAGACCCCAGTGAAACGCGAACCAAGCAGCCGCCCACAGGTGGCGTAAGGCTTGGAGCTGCCTCGGGCAACCGAGGCATGTAAGTGGGGTTGCTTAACAATAACCAACCCCACTTACAACGGCGCTCAGAACACGAACTTGCTCTGAGCACCCCGTTTTAGTGTTTTTAGACGACTTTTAGTCGCCCCATGTGAGGTCACCGTTTTCGTCAGTGTCAGCGGACACGGTTCCCTTGGTCTGAGTGAAGCCCATACGGCCACCCTCGTCACGCTGCTTAGTCATGCGCACGTAGTAGAAGATGAGGAACGCGGCCAATAGGGTAAAAACAATCGCGAACACGATTGAGACAATCGAAATGATGGACATGTTGAGTGTTCTTTCTGTGAGAGTGTTTTAGTTGATGGAAGCGAGTTCTTTGATCTTGTCGGGCCTATAGCCACCCCAAGAATCAATCGTTCGAGTCCCGTCAGTCACGGTAACAACCGGAGCTGATGTGAACCCGAGGGCTTTCACGACCTCGATCTGGCTTGCGTCAGCATCAAGGTCAACGGTCGTATAGGGCACGCCACGGCGGTCAAGTAGCCGCTTGGTTGCGACGCACTGTTGGCAGTTGCTTTTAGTGTAGACAGTGAATGTCATGGTGTTTCTTCTTTCTGGCTAGTTTTCGGGCTTGTTGTTTGGTTTGGAGTAGTCACGGTTCAAGATGTGGGCAACGTTTACGAGCGGCCACCCACGCTCTTCTGCTTGCTCAATGTTTCGGACGATACGAACACCTCGCTTAGGGCCACCGATCACGCGGGCACACAAGTTCAACCACTCATACGCGCCCCACGCACTGTCCGGCGGGAAACTATCAGCGAGGGGACATACGACGGCGACAGTATCCCCATCGGTCGCGTAGATAGCGGCCTGTAGGTCACGAGCCGCCTTCTCATGTTTACGGGCGAGTTCTTCAATCCCGTCACCTACCCACGGGCCGGGCTTAGTTGCCCCAGTTTCCCATGCTTCCACGAGCTTCGGGCCGCGTGCTTTGAGTGCGCGAGCGAGCTGCGCGCGCCCTAAACCAATGTTTTCCCGGTAGGCGAGTACTTCCCACGGGAAGGGGCGTTCATCGTCCTCAAGGCTGACTTCAACCTTGATGTCTCGGACACTGATCGTGTCATCATCGAGGACATAGGCGAGGAACCGAATGAGGTCCTTGATGCGCAGCGGGTATTCATCTGGCCCATACAGGTCAGTGATTGCGCCGTCGAAACGCTGCCAGACCTTGCGAGCCTCATCCCACTGCCACACTGGGGTGTTTTGCTCACTGTCAGACATGCGCGAGATACGTTCCTCAATGTCGAAAACAGTGTCCCCACTGATAGAGCCGGACGGGTAACTGATAGTAATCATTCTGTTCGTTTTTCCTATTGGTGTTTGCTGATGTTGTGGTGTTAAACAGTTCGGACTGTGCGCTTGCGTGGTTAAAGCTCGATTTGTCCCGCTGCGATGAGTTCTTCCAACTGTGCGAGAGCTTCGTTCGCGTGGCGGCGTTCTTCTTCTTGCTGTGCGCGTTCCGCTTCCCGTTTCGCTTCCCGCGCTTCAATGCCGCGTCGCTTGATTGACTCGACGATCTGCCGGTTAGCTTGACGGATACGTTCTTTCGCTTCGGGGGAGTCTTGGGCTTTACGCGCCCCACTGTTACTGGTTGATGGTGTTTGCGTGCGCCCGTGAATGAGCTGCTGGATACGGTCGGGCGAGTAAGCGGCAACACTACTGGACTCACTGTCGGTCGAGAACACGGCAGCGGCCTCAACGGGAGACAAGAACGTGCCACCGGAGATCGCCTCGCTCAGGTCTTGGAAGTGCTCATACAAGCTCTTGAGCGCACTGCCCTCATTGAAACGCTGAACAGCGATAGCGCCCGCACGTTCAATGCCACGCTTTGACGCGCCACCGGCTGCTGCCATGTGAGCCGCACGCCGATACAACAAGCCCGCGTACTGGTTGCTTTCCTCAAGGGCCTCGTCAGCGGTGTCGTTCATGGTGAGTTCAGCTAGTACACCCGTGTCGCTTTCTTCCAAGTCCTTAATGATCTGGCTTCGAGCTGAGGCCGCGCGCTGGCGCACCACGCGCAACGCCTTATTGAACCGGGCAACAGTCACGTAGGAGCCGCCGGTTTCTTCTTCTTGCATGAGGTAGGAAACAGCGGCCCTCATGTTCGCGTCCGTCGCGTTCGGGATAATGCCCTCACGCCACGCTTGAGTGAGCGCTTCCAGTTTCTTAGGCGCTTCGGGGAGCGGGCGGATGAGACCGGTTTCGGACAGTTTCGTGAGGCATTCACGCATCGTTTCAGGAGTGACATACATGTCTGGTCACCGGCTTTCTACAAGGAGTTTGGTTTGCTGTTTGTCGAGTTCAAGCATCTCAGGTGCGGGGCGGACTTTCGTGTAGATTTCTTTCGCGAAAACCGCTTGCTCCTGTGGGGAGTATTCCTGTTGGGGACGCAAGTAGCTCAAAGTATTGTTGATCGCCGCGTCTACGTCACTTCCCGTCTCCACGTGGGAGAGGGCTTCAGTGAGGACGCTTGCTACCGCGCTGTGATTGATTTTGCCGCTCAGGAGCTTCACGTCATCCAAGGCCGCTAATGCTGCTTGACGGCGCGCGTCCTCTAGGTTCATGCCGCCGCGCGCGGCTTGCATGATGATCGCCTTGGGGATTGCGTGAACGTTGTGGAACGTCTTGTACCACCCGTAGCGGCACGCATTATGGAAGATCACGCTTGTTGTCTGCGCGCACACTGCCTGTAGGGCGTGGGAGGTGTGGGCGAGTTCTTCCATCGTCTTGGAGGCCACGTAAGCGTTGTAGGCTTCCACGAGGCTAGTCATCTTCGGGACGACTTCTTCAAGGGTGGTCTTAATCTTGTCCAGCCCGCTAATCATGTCCGCGTGCTGGGGGATATCTTCGAGCATGAACCCAAGGTCGCGTGCGGCTGAGTCAATGTCTTGCGTGGTCAAGACCGGGTAGGTTTCCAACTGGCGGCGCACGGCCTTGGCTTCTTCTTCCGCGCTGTATTGGCTCATGCTCATTCCGCGCTGGCGTTGAGTGGAAGCCATGTATTCTTTTTCGCGCTCAAACTGGGCCGCGTCACTCATGCTTTTACGCGCGTCCCCGATGCTGTCAGTGTCAAGCTGGTTCAAGAATGTGGTCGGGTGCTTCACGTACCGCAGATCGCGATTCTCGGCGGCTACAAGCTCCCGATAGTCTGTTGCTTCACGCAGGATATCTTCGGCCCGCAAACCGGCTTCTAGGGCTTTCTTCCATGACCGGAATGCGCCCTTCTTGTTCTCATGCCGAGGGTAGATCGTCCAGAACGCGCGAAAATCCGCATCGTCATACAAGCAACGTTCCCGCTTCGGGGAAGCAGTCTCCATGTCGCCCTCGGTTACGTCGAGAACAACCACGTTTTGTGCGTCATCTTGTCTGGACGCTAATTCTTTACTGCTCATGGTTTTACGTTTTCTGGCTGTTGGCTTTGGTTTGGTTAGTTGGAGAGAGACTGTTTTGCTTCTTGGAAGATGTCGTCGGCAGAGGAATCAATCAGGTCGCATAGTCGCGCGTACTCATCGACCGTGAATGTCACATTGCGTGCCGGATTGAGTTTCCGAGACATGGTTGTGCGCGATAATCCGATAGCGTTCGCCGCATCAGCAACACTTATTCCCTTGTCAAAGAGGCGTACTTTGAGTCGGTGTCCGACTGCTCGCCGGAAGTCGCTTGACGTGTAATCCGTGATGTCCATGCCCAAAAGTGTATACGAAAACCGCACACACGTAAAGTTAAGCGCACACATGTATCATTTTCGCTACACGTGTGGTATGGTGAAACTACTAACCAAACACAAACAATGGCCCACACAAACCAGCAGCCAGCCATTAAAAAACGGCAATCAAAAAGGAAAGGGCAGCATGGCAAACAGCTATAACCCGCTCGCAAGGCGTTTCGCATCTTTCGGCGCGCGCCTCATCAGGTTCACGTTCATCATCACCGCATACGTGATCGGCGGTAGCCTATCCGCATCCCTCACGCGACTAAACCGTCAGATGACACGCAACGACGCTCAACTCGCCCTCCACCCGCCAACAGACGCGACAACACAAATCCCTACCCCGCTCCCAGATGGAGCTATCACCGCTCACGTATCCTCACACGCCGGGGCACCCGCATACTCCGCTTCCGAGAACGTGCTTGTCAGTCCCGTGAGCCTCTTCCATCAGCCGTTTGTGTCTTACATTTCCCTGCTCATCATCATTTTTGCGCTCACCTATTTCGCTACCCGCAGGGGGTGGAGTCGCATCCCTAAGCTGGGGGAGTATCGGACAATGACCGGCAGGCAAATCGGAGAGAAAATCTGGGGATTCATGACGACCGTCGCATTCCTCATGGGTTTCGCCCTCCTGAGCGCAATCTTGCATACGGCACTTATTCGCTAGAACGGAAACACTTCTTATGGACATCGAATACGACCCGTGGTCAGGGGAAGAAGAACCCCAACAACCCCCCAAGCGTGCCACGGTACAAGCTGAAACACGCAAGGCCGCTAAGACCGGCAACCAGAGCCGCAAGGTCTACATCGTGTGCGCAATCCTCATCGCATTACTCATGGGTTTCTTCATCCTCGGGAAAACCATCTACAAGCCCGCAAAAACCACGCCAACACCCAGCGCCCCCACCTCAACCAGTCCCGCGCCGCGCATCACCTACAACGCAAGCGACTACGAGGAAAACCCAGACACTTGTAAGCGCATGTACGAAACCGGAGACCCCCAGTTGTACTGGTCATGCGTCCAAGGTGACCTGAAACTCGGGGCCGTCTCATGGACGGGGAAAGTCAAAGACCGACCCGAAAACTCTCGTCCTTCACTCATCGCCCACGGTAACGGGCTTGGCCCATACAACGACGGCGTGATCGACCCGGAAGCAACCGCAACATGTTTCGCTGAAACATGCCTCGTCCCCGTCACGTTCGACAACGGAAACAAGCCCGCATACGCCTTGTTCAGCATCTACGACTCGTGGGCAGGGGGAGTGTTCGTCCCCGTCGAGGACGCAGCCCAAGTCCTCACTCCCAAAGTCATCTTCTCCTACGTGCCAAACGGAGACGCTTCCCCAGACCCCGACATCGCACAAGCAACCCCCACAAGGCTCAAACTAGACGGGAAAACCTACGTCGGTTTCCTCCCATACGCAGCCACCTACTGTGGGGAAACAACCAGCGAATGCCGACACAACCGTGAAGCAGACCGCTCTAAAGTCACCCCCACCGGCACCACGCACATCCTCTCCCCAGCGGAAGTACACGTGACCACGAAAAGCCCGACCAGTAAATAGCTCCAAACTAACATGCACCAACCAAACCAACCAGAAAAGACCAGACCCGAAATGACCCCTCTCATCCTGATTGACACCGATGGACACATGTTCGTCGCTCCCGGCTCACAGGCAGCTATCCCATTCATCGCAGAAGTCATTGAACGCACCGAGGATGGATACGACCTCGTAGACGCTCTCTTGATCGCAGAAAGCCTCTACGACCTCCACGAGGACGGGAATATCCCCTACATCAACCCCTACGACCTCTCACCCGAGGACACTCTGGCAGTCACCCGCCACATCAGCGCGTTCCGTTTCCGTGCGCGTTTCCTCGCATACCAGCCGTCATGGCAGGTCTACGTGGATGAAGCTCCCGTCCGCTTCACTCTCGAAGATGTCTTTAACGACGAGTATTCCTGTGAGCGCATCGCCCACGTGCTCGACGATCATGGTGTACACGTCCCCGAGGGGGAAGAAACCAACTTTGACTACGAGGACAAGAAGCAGCGAGCACTCCTATGGTGCGTTGCAGCCACGTGCGCACTCCTCCTCGGAAACAACCGATCATTGGAAGCCCGTGACCAGCTCAACCGGGAAATGTTCGGCGGCACTCAAGCTCTCGTCGGCCCAGTCCCCATGAAAATGTATTGCAATACGGTGAACGAATACGCGCTCACCATGCCCCGTAGTCTCGCTGTCGCAACGCGCCTCCTAGCGGACAGTTACCTGTACGAGAACACGCCGTATCGCCTCCTCGACGACACGGAACTCATGCACCTCCGCATGGCCGACAAGTCATATGAATGGCTCGCACCCCGCTACACGCTCTCCGGGAACGTCCTCACCTACGAGTGGTACAAGGACACCAACACGTACACGTATCTCGCAGGCCGACTCTCCATCCCCCGAAGGTTCCTAGAAGGCGGCGTAGACGAAGTACAAGAACTCACCATGATCGCCCGCGATACCCTCGCAGAACACATGCGAGACCAGCCCGAAACATTCCAGCACGGCTTCCTGTTGGGCACTCGCGGGGACGAGTGCGTCACCCAAGGACAGATCGCCTACATTGACGGCCACGAAGTCCCCGCATACACGTACCCGCCGTTCACGCCGGGCTTCGACTACGACATTTGCCGACTGCTACGCACGGTTCCCGGCGGCTACTATGCAGGCACTTTTACCACCGTCATCGACGAAAACTTTGGTATTTACTACCAGCCAAAAGAAGCAGTTTAAGGAGGCTTGTCCCGTGACTATCGGCGCATACCCAGCGTTTATCTCAATTAACCGCGAAGGGTTCTACATTGCAGGACCCAAAGACCTAGAGGACGGGATATTTGACGACCTGCATTTCCCGGAAGAAGCGCTCGCCCAAGCAGCACTGTTGGGGGACTACGCGGAGCAGATCTATGGAACGGACGAGAAGTTCTACGACGCAGAAATCGGGAAAGCCGTTAAGCAAGATTTCGTAAACTGGCTCACGGACTTGCTCGAATCCGGCTTCCCCGTAGATGTGGGTAAAGATTTCGCTAACCTCAAAGCGCTTGAATGCCCCGACAGGTTCTGGCCGCTATTTAAGCCCGGCGCTGGTGCCTACATTGACCTACTGGGCAGTGGTTCATTTACGGGGGATGAGGAAGTTGGTTACAAAGACCGCCGAGGACTGCATCTCACGGGAATGAAGCTCGCAGATTTAATCAACGACCATCTGCATGAAGATCACCTAATTCAGGCCATTGAACAGTCCATTGATGGTGACGATGACATTTTTGAGGACGAACCGCACGGTCGGAAAGGCTTATGCTATGCGTTGCATTTCCTGCATTTCACGGACGGCCTGAGCGCGCTTAATGCTTGCGCCAACCTCCAAAGCGTTCAAGCAGTGTTAAGAATACTCACTGAGGAAATGAATCTTTCCAAAAAGAGTCTGGGCATATCGAAGTACACAGACCTGACGGGCTGCACCATTGGTTTAGACGGGCGAAACGCATCAGATGTCCGAGACTACTGTTCATACCCAGCTTTAGTGTCGATTGGTAGGGACGCAGTTTTTGTCACTTGCGACGAGGACTTTGATGCCGCTTCTGACGTACTACGGTCAAACGCTGATATGGACGAAATGCGTAAAGTTTTTGGCCCAGAGTGCGAGGACCGAACATATGGGGACCGATATGAGGAAGAACTTGACGAACGCGTCGAGGAATATCTGGACAACGCGCGGGAAGCACTTTCTCACGCACTCGGGTTCACGGGTAAGAACCGAGGCGGAAAACCTAACGGCGAATTAGTAGATATCGAAGGACATTCGATCAATCGCGCTCTCAATATTCCCGAGGAATACGACGCAGCTCTCCCCATCATGGGGCTATGGCAACCCGACAAGATTGCGCTCACCTATAGCACGTGGCTGTACTTACAGAGTGAAGGAAAAGGCGAGTGGCGGATTCGACTCGAAGGGCTTATTGCCCTATATCTGAGCGACGAAGAAATCGTCAAAGCCGTCGAGAACTTCCGTAACGCGCATGGCGATATTCCCATGCGAGAAAAGTTCACGTCAGTGACCTCGGACCTCTACAGCGGTATTGACGCATTGAACATGCTCGCGCTCCTATATGGGAGCCGTGAGGTCGCGACACTAGCGTTGGTGGATGCAGCCGCTAAGCGTGGAATCACGGTCATCGGAGTGGAGTTCCGTTAAGGGGACACATGATTAAAGCCAACCAAACCCATCACACGCTCATCGCGCGCTTGGCCCTAGTAGCTTGCCTCATCGTCATGCTGCTAGGGTTAGGCGGCGTTCGCGGCGCATACGCTCTACCCGCTAATCCCACTGTTTCCGATGAGGCTATTGAGGCGAACTGGAACAGTCTTGACGACGAGCATAAGAAGATCGCGCAAGATGTCGTCTCAGCCGCGCAAGCCCAAGGGTTCAGTAAGGAAGCAGCGGCAGCTATTGCAGGGAACTTCTGGCGAGAGTCAGGGTTCAGTTTGGACGCGCAAAACCCCTCTAGTGGCGCGTGTGGTCTGTATCAGGCTCTCGGTTCAAGGCGAACCTCGCTACTTGCTAAGAACGGCGTGAACTCCTGTAGCGGTCTGAAAGCCGACAAGACAATGGAAGCCGCTATTGAGGACGGGCGCTTAGAGTGGGTGGGTTGGAAAACCACCGCGAGTATTTACCCGTCAATGGCCCAGTACGCGCTCACCGACGCTGACAAGTACGGCGTGAAGGGCGCAGCCGTCCCCTCTGGGGAAGATAAGTTCGACAACGTAGACGCATTCAAGAAAACCGACAACTGGTATTTCGCGACGTGGATTTGGATGACGAACTGGGAAGCCCCCGGAGGCGCGGAAGCCGGGTTCATGAAGCGCGTCTCCTACACGGCGACAATCCTCAAGAAAGTAAACGGCGGTTCTGTTTCTTCCTCGTCCGCGTCTGCCGGTACAGATAAGGGCGGCGGGGGAATTAAGGACGACTGGGAACTGCCGGGTATGCCGAAGAAGCCGAGCATCACCGAAGGGCAGGCCGTCTCACTGGCTGAAGGTTCTCAGTTGTCTCAGCAGCAGAAAGACAACCTGTATGACATTCTCGCCCAGCGGGAACTTGAATCTCAGTCCGCGCTCGATAGGACTGTCGCAGTGGCCTGTTCAGTGTTCGGTGTCTTGCTGATCGTCTGGGCAGTCATGCAGTTCGCTGGCTTAGCTGTCAGTCTCGTTTCCCCCCAGTTGCACGCTTACCGGCTTGTCATGCTTGGGAACCTTGAATACGCGCCCACCCCGGAAGAAGCAACAAGCGACAAGTATGTGACCTTGAAGGGTGCGATAGGTATTGCAGTCGCAACGCTCATCATGGCCGCGCTCCTCCTAACAGCAGCCCTACAAGACGCAATCACCTCACTTTTAAGCTATTTCATTTCCTAACCACGGAAGGATACAACCCCATGAACATCCCCGAAGGTCTTTCACAAGAACAAGTAGACGAAGCAATCCGCATCACGGACGCTTCCGAAAAAGCCTACGGCCCAGTGTTCGCCACACTCATCTCCCTACTGCTTCCCTCACTTTCGCTTGGCACCCCCGCATATTGCCTCCCCGAAGATGAATACGAAGAGATTTTCGGCCCTACGGTGGGCACGGAAGGCGCTCCCAAGGGCCCCGTGTATTACGCGGTAGACGGCGAAGGGCTGAAGCCCGTCACAGCCGGGGAAGCCCTGATCGCAGTGTTCCCAGTGAACGCAGGGTTCCTCCTAACGGCACTGGGTGAAGCACTGGTCGCAAAACTCGCCCCGTTCGTCCCCGACTATGCGGCGCGCGTAATGGGCGACGTGCAGGACGCCCGCATGAAGATGCTGGATAAGTGGCGCTACCTGCTTTCCCGCAAGCCCGAGTCTTTACGGTTCGGCTACTACAGCGTCAACGAGAGCGGCGTTATCACCATGAACGACGAAGGATACCCCGCTTTCAGCCTGTCTCTACGGGAACTCATGCAAAACGTGAGCGGCGAATACGGGGACTACGTGTTCGTGTCAGGCGGGCAAGCCTATACGCCAGAGGAGGCCGCACGCAACGAAGCCAAGCTCCTGTCCCAAGCACAACTCGCCCCCTCAAAGAATGCACTCCTCGGTATCCTCCAAACCCGCGCAGCCTACGAGGCAAGCGTGAAGGGACTGTGACCCCGTGTTTATCGAAACCACGCGCCCAGACGTGAAAGAAACCGTCCTTGTCCCTAGCCGTGAGTGGGACGAAGCGTGCAAGCCAATCACCGAGGCTATCCGCGAGCGCGGCTACGTCGATGTCGTGCGCACCACCCTCGGTAGGAACCCGCAAACACAATGGGTTTCATTAGCCGGGGACGCAGACGGAAGCATCGTGCTTGACGACGTTGAAGCCCCATATTGCGGAGAGGTCGCACTTAACGTCCCGCAGACTCCCGTGCCAGTTGTTGCAGTAAAGATGGGGGACGGCCCGGTCGAGTGGCGGCAGGAAGGTGATGAGATTGTGCCTCATCAAGGCGAAACCGCATACCCGATTGATATAATTGCCATACTCCCATAATTTATGTACACCATAGGAAGCTAAACATGGACCCGGAAAACACCCCAGACTTTGTGACCACCATCTTGAATGTTGGCACTCACTTCACAGACGATGAAGCTCTCAAGGCCCTCTATAGCGCCTATGGGAGCACCAATATCCCTGAAGAGTTCGCTATCGTGCGCAACGAGGACGGCAGTTACGACGTTATCCGCGCAGACGAAGTAGACGACCCCTCTAGCGTCGTCACCGAGCCTCCTTTCACGCTCGACGAAGCTGACACGCCCGCACACGCGGTAGACGCTGAAGAAGAAGCAGAAGAAGGCGACGAGCCGATCATTGTCCACTGGGACGAAGATGAGGACGAGGACGAAGAAGAAGCCTCTAGCATCACCGTGAAGCCGGAAGCTCTGGCCGAAGCCTCCGAAACCGTAGCTCTCACCACTGAAGCCACTCCGCGTAAGAGCGAGAACGTGACAAGCCTCCTTGAAAGCGCCTCCAATATCGCGAACATTACTCCCGGCGACTACACGATCACCTACGGGGAAACCGTCAACATTAACCAGATCGACGCGCTCCTCCCGTTACGCGAATACCGTAAGGAAACCCGCAGGGGCCTGAACAATATCGTCAAAGACCTCGGCATCCTCAACCCCATTGTCGTGACCCTCACCGAGGAATACCAGAAGTACCTCGACGCTCACGGGTTCACGACCGCAGCAGAAGCAGACGCAGCCGGATACGCGGGAGCACGCTACAAGCTCCTCGACGGCTTCCGACGCATGTCCGCAGCCTTGACCTACAACCTTGAAGATGTCCCCGCGACGATCATCCGCTTCCGCGACCCCCAGCAGTCCAGCGAACTAGCAATTTTCTTCCATCTCGTCCTCAACCGCCACCAAAAGCACACGTGGCCCGAAATCTGGAAGATGCTCCAAACCGTAGACCGCTCCTACACGGTCGAAGCCACAGCCCTCGACTGGCTCCTTGGCATTGACTTGGGTGACAGTATGCGCCTACGCGACGTAATGGAATGCGAATACCCCGAAATCATTGACGAGTTCACCAGCGGGAAGCGCTCGCTCCTCAAGAGCTACAACAGCTTGCAGAAAGCGCGCCGAGACGAGCAAAACCCGCGTGCAATCGACGACACTCGCAGCGTCAACGACGTTGAAGAAGCGAAAGACCTCGCAAACGAAGAGGAACAAGCCCCATTGCCCGATGAGGAAGTCCAAAAGCTCCTCGGCATGGGTGAAGAACTCCTCAGCGTCCGCGACGAACTCAACACCGAAGCGAACCTTTTTGCCGGACTAACCGACGAGGACCGCGAAAACTTGGAGAACACGCTCCTCCAAGACGAACTCAGTGGCCTGAAAGACGAGGACTTCCTCGACGAAGGCGAAGTCGTCCCGATCTTCAACAAGCCTTTCAGCCAAGGCGACGACCTTGACGACCGGTTCCCCGGCCTCGGTAAAGACGTTATCCAAGACCCCAAGAACCGTCAGCCGCTCCCGCCCGAAACCCGCGCAGCTATCCTCATGCGCGACGGCGCGAAGTGTCAGGCATGTGGGTTCGGTGAAGGCTACAAGGACAACATTCACCTCGGACTGTTGGAATGCCACCACATCACCGCCGTGTACCTTGGTGGCGCTGACACTGCCAGTAACTTTGTGACCCTATGTAACCGCTGCCACGCAGCCGTTCATATCTTCGCTGGCGTTGGTGGACGTATCTACATGGATAAGGAACAGTTCAAGACCGTTCCCGCAGCTCAGAGGCGCACCGACGCTATCTGCTTGCACTACGCGAAGATTCTCCTACGCGCCGAAGCGGAAACCGGTAAGCGCCTCCGCAAGTACAAGCCTGCCCGAAACCCGTTCTGGGTGGCTCAGGCAATCGCAGAACGCGACGTGAAAACCGTTGAAGCACTGACAGGTAGCGCAGCATGAGGTGGAATGAAGCGTCATTCATGGGCGCTCGCGGCTACGGGGCAACATTCCCCGACGCTGAGGGTGTTCAACGTGGGCTGATCGCAGCCTACATGCCACTTGTGGGGGAGTTCTTTTGGGTTGCCCTCCCAAAGCCTACGGTCGGCGGTCCGGCGCTCTCAGGGGCGTTCCTGCTGTCCCGCGTGAACGTGACGCGCCTCGCTCGTCTCATCATCGAGTCGAACGGGGCGCGCGCCCTGTCTGAAACTGACCTTGTGTCCATGTATGAGACCGTGATGGAAGAAGGCGCGCCATTCAAGCCCGAGAGCGCAGACAGGCAAACTCTCATGGTGTTCCAAACACCCCGCGCACTCATCTACGCGGACGAAGAAAACGGAAGCGTACTCGTGACACTAGGGAAACCGGGCGAGGACGAAAAGATCAACGCGCAACCCACCTTGAAAGTCCTATGCGGCCTCTACTCGCCAGACCAGACGCGCCTCCACGAAGGACTCTGGAAATACGCGGCAGAACGCGGGGCCACGCTCCCTAAGCAGTTCGAGGCGGGCGGCTACATGTGGATGCTCAAAACCCGTAGCGGACAGTGGGCTTCCCTCGAAAACGACTTAGGGTACATAAAGACACCTAGTGCGGCGATCAAGCTAGAAGATGACACGGAAACCACGTTGCGGAATATCCTCGACGAGTATCCCGCGACAGGAAGCAACTTCATGTTCGACCTCGGTGTTCACGCGCAGAACATGTACATCGTGCGGCGTGCAATCGAATACATGAAAGACCAACCCGCGCTTCCCGTGTTTGAGTTCGACCGTGAGGCGGCTATTATCCGTACCGCGAAAGCCTTACAGCGCATGAAAAAACGAGCCGCTAGGCTCGGGCTATAGCGTTATAAAGCAGGCAACAAACTCGCGGCTAATCCCATTAACCAACAGGAGAGAAAATACTAATGCGTTCTTCGCTTATCACTTCATCGTGCGCCCTTGCGGTGCTGTTCGCTGTAGGTGTCGCACCGACCGCGTTCGCTGACACAACCAGCGGGACACCCTCACCGTCCCCGTCCGTGACCGCCACTGAAACGACCCCTACGCCGTCACCTACGCCCTCGGTAAGCACTACGCCTAGCGAAGCAACGCCCACAGTCTCACCAACCCCCACCGCCGCACCTACCACAGCGACACCCACTCCAACCCCCACCGCCACCACGCCTACCGCAGCCGACTTCATCCGCCAACACTGGCAAGAAATGGGCGGCGAGAACAGTGTCCTCGGCTCTGCTACGTCTGGGCTAGTCCCATTGCGCGACGGGGCGTTCATCCAGTTCTACCGGGGCGGGCAAATCTACTGGACCGCCCAGTATGGTGCTCACGCCTCACGTGGTGGAATCCACGGGGCATACGGCTCTTACAAGTGGGAGAACGGTCCCCTCGGGTTCCCCACGTCCGATGAAGCAAACCGGACGATTGCCGGTGTCCCCGGCGCAGTACAGACCTACGAGAACGGTCAGATCAGTTGGAGTAGCAGGGGAGGCGCGCACCCTATTTGGGGCAAAATCCTTGAACGCTACCAGAGTGCAGAAGCAGAAGGCCGCACGCTGGGTTGGCCGCTGAATGACGAGATGAAGGACGCGGCCAACGGTGGCGCGTACCAACACTTCACTGGTGGCTCGATCTACTTCCACCCGTCTACCGGCGCTCACCGGGTGACTGGTGGTATCCGTAACATGTGGGAAGCTCAGGGCTGGGAGCGCGGCCAGATGGGCTACCCGACGGGTGAAGAAACCGCCACGGCTAATGGTGGCGTGTATCAGACGTTCCAAGGCGGCACGGCCTATTGGTCGCCGCGTACCGGCTCTTATTACGTGCATGGTGCGATGCTGGGAGCATACGGGCGCGCAGGATACGAATGGGGACGTTTCGGTTACCCGACCAGTAACGAAACCCCGTCCGCTAACGGCGGTGTTTTCCAGATTTTCCAAGGTGGAACCGCTTACTGGCATCCCGGTTCGGACTCTTATTTCGTCCACGACGCGATCATGGGAACTTACCGCTACTACAACTGGGAACGCGGAGAACTCGGATACCCGCTGGGAGATGAGACCGGCACAGCGGGTGGCGGCGTGTACCAGCGTTTCCAAGGTGGAACAGCGTACTGGTCGCCGCGTACCGGCTCTCACGCTGTCACAGGCGAATTGCTCGGTGAATACGGTAACCACGGGTACGAGCACGGTCACTTGGGGTACCCGACTTCTGAGCCTTACTGGGATGGTAACCGCCATAAGCAGAACTTTGAGCACGGTGTCCTAGAAAAAGCCCACGACTTCAACGTTGCGTGGGCCGGGCAGCCGAACAACTATTTCTGTGGCCCAACTAGCGGATGGATGGTTCTTAACGCTATCGGCGCTCACCGCTCCGCGCAGGGCGTTCCTTTGAGCATTAACGCGCTCGCAAGCCGCGATTACATGAACACCGTCGGATACGGGTACACGAGCTTCCATGACCGTCGTTTCGAGTACGGCATGAACAAGTGGCTGGGATACGACGCTTACACGACGATTCACACGCCTACGGTCGATCAAGTCCGTGAAGCCGTGAAGAACTCTTTCCGTAAGGGGATACCCACTGTTGTTGACGCGCAAGAACGCCGAGGCGGGCCGCACTACAACGGTCACCCGAACAGCACGTTCTCTCACATCATGGTTGTCACGTCCTATGACCCAAACACTGACTCTATGCGTATCGCTGACCCCGGTGTCCACTACCTGTGGGGCGGTCAAGAGCAGTTCTGGTACCACCTGCCCTCATTCACCCAGAGGTTCCTCCAAACTGAGGTTGAGCGTGACGGGCGTGAGCATATCGGTATTTACACGGCTCGATGAGGAAGAAGGATGAGTTCACTGCAATTGTCTGCCACACGTTTTAAGGGATTGTCGAGGCGATACCTCGCAGTCGTCGTACTGCTCATGGTGTCGGTGCTTGCGCTCGCGTTTTCGGGGCCGTCATACGCCTATGACGAGTCCTCGTCTCCGCATAACCAGAAAGACAAGCCCTCCACGTGGTGTCAGTATTGCGCGGACTCTGACTTCAACTACAACCCCAAAGAAAACAAGGGAATGTCGCAGCAAGACTCATACGATCTTGGTGCGGCTGGGTGTGGTAATTTCGCGTTCACCGCAATGGAAGTCCGTGCGGGAGTGAAAGCACGCGGATACACGGTTCTCGATATGCGTTCTGAAGCGAAGAAACTCCAAGACGCAGACAAGGACTCACCGTTCGACGGGCAGGGCTGGCTCTACCAGAACAACTCTCAAGGCTTTAAGCAGGGCGTGGAGAACATTACCAACGGTGAACTCACTCTCGCCGGTATTGACGGGGACACGAATGGTGCCGGGCGTGGAAGCAACCAGTTCAGTGAAGATGACGTGCGTAACGCCATGAACGAAGGGTATTTCGTGGTCATCATGGTCCAAATGGCTGGAAGCACGTCCCGCCACTGGATTGCAGGCGACTACGTTGAAGGCAACACGGTCCACACTATCGACTCCGGCGCGAAAGTCACCACCCTTGACCGCACGCGCTACCCCGGTGGTATCGGCCCGATCTTGAAGTTCTCCCGTAAAGACGGGAAGAAACTCCAAGACCTCCCGCACATCGACGAAGCCTCCACGAACCTCGCGTCCAACAGCGGGGACTCGAACGTCGTCAACACTGGAATGCTGTCCGATTTTGACCTCCCCGGCATGCCTCCGCGCACGCAGGGCGAAACCAAGCGCATGTCCTCTCAAGACATGGAAGAACTCGCGGGCGTTCAGCTTGCTAGTGCCAGTTTCGACAAGCTCAGCCAAACCGAACGCGACAACATTGTGCAGATCAAGGAACAAAAGCAGCTAGAGGACGCGGCGAGCCTCGACGGCACGTTCTCGCTGGCTGTCTCTGTTGTCGGTTTGCTCCTCATCGTGTGGGATGTTCTTCTTGCAGGCGCATACGCTATCGACCTTGTTTTCTCTGGGGTAGGGGCGTTCACGTTCTTGACGTTCGGCGGCTATGCGGTTCCTCCGGGTGGGCACGCGGATGAAGCTCTCGGAAGCCCCGACCGTGCGCGTAAGTGGCTCCCTATCCCCAAGGCTATTGGGGTGATGGTGTTGATTTTGCTTGCGTCTGCCCTGTTGACGACGGGTGTTTTGGTTGCTGGGATTCACAACTTGGTCACGAAAGTCATTTAGGCCATACTGCTACTATTTGGGTACCGTATGGTATTCTTTTGTGTAATAACAGAGGAGAACACATGCCGTCCGTATCGTCCCTACAAAACGCCACAATCCCACTGCCAGAGGTGAATGCAGCAGTCCGTAAGCTCCCAGCCGTTTGCCCTGAGTGTGGGTGGGCTACGCAAATCAGAGTGGACTATACGCGCCTTGAATGCACCAACCCTTACTGCACGGCGAAAATCGTTGAACGAGCCTACAAGCTCACCCAATACTGTGGGGTAGAAACCCTCACGTGGGACGACGTTAACTCTCACGTGCGCTCTCTGAACGTGAAGAACCCGCTCCGGCTCCTTGACCCCATGAGCCGCCAGAAACTCCCGGACCTCATCATCGCAAGCCCCCGGCTAGTTCTCCCAAACTACGTCACAGCCGCGTTCCTCCCACATGTAGGACGCAGTGAAGCCCGAGCCTTATTCACCCCCGAGCAGACGCTAGAAGAAGCCTACGAGGGTGTTCTCACGGGCGGCGTGGGATACATCAAGAACAAGCTCGCAATCCCAGACGACACATACAGTTCCCGAGCGGGGCGAATCTACGAAAGCCTCCTCGAATACAAGACCACCCTCGAAGATACGAAGCACCTCATCGAAAGCAGCCAGAAATGACCAGCAACGAGACTCATAAGGATTACACGGTGGTCGCATACGTCTCCCCACTGTTCGCCAGAGTGGGAGGCCGCACATGCACAATCATGTTGAAAGCGGACAACGAAACCGTGCTTTGGGAAAAAGAAACACCCCTAGCGAAAGACGCAAACGCAACCTCAGTTATCCTCACGCTCCTCGCAGAAGCCCTCCCAGCTTTAGCGCCAAAGATCACGAACCCTGACGCTACGCTCACGTTCGAGGTGTACAAGGACACGATCTATTCAATCCTGAAAGACGGATACGTGAACCGCCGTTACCGTGAGGAAATCAAAACCCTCATGGGTAGTGCGGTAAACGTTATCCCTAACCGTAAAGTCAAGGTTGAGATGCTGAATGGGCGCTCAAAAATGCGTTCACTCAAACTGCTCGCAGAACACGAAAGCCCCGCTCCTGAAACGAAGCCCCTCGTTGACATGCTCCTTGAGGACTTTTTCGACGAACTCCAAGACCAAACCAAATGACAACCAGCCAGAAAGACCAAGCCATGTTCCACATCAAGCGGCAACGCAAACGCAAGCCCCGCCACGCGCCCTACACGCAATCCGGCAAGCCGCCGGTCGTGAAAGAGTGCGACAAACCCAAGCGTGACCAGTTCACGCCTCCTATGTGGCCGTCAACGCCCCGCTAAAACCGTGCGGTACTTCAGCAGAATGAGGCTCGCTGACCCGGCGGGCCTGTGGCAAACGTTCGCGTCTATCAAGGAAGTCGCTAGACGCTACGACGTACCCACGTTGGAAATTATTCGAGCCGTACAAAACGACCCTGATAAGGACGCTTCCCGCTACAACCTGTATGCGACGAGCGCAGCCGCAGCAGCTAACGACAAGAGACGCGAACAAACCCACCAGTACCGGAACATCCCACTGTTAGAGGCAACGTCTAGCACCATTGAAGGCGTAAAAGACGGCTCCCTAGCGGGGACACTCGATGATGGGTTCCTCGCATACCGCGCCTACCAAGAAACCGTCGATATTGACAGTGACATCCCGTTCGAGGAAGCCGTTAAAGACCTCGACGCTCTCACGCTGAAATACGTTGAGGACGGCATCAACCTCAAGGCCATGATCGACGCTGCCCCCATCGTGAAGAGCGCAGCCCGTAATCTTGAAGAGTTCCTAGCCGCTCACCCCAGTGTTCGGGGGAGTGTTTTAGGGTATATCGCGTCCGCACCGTCGTGGAAACAAACTAGGGACGCACTCACTCACGCAAATGCATGAGTATGCGTCCCTAGTGGGCTTTTAGCGGTCTCAGCCCCGCGTATTTAGAGCCTTTTGTGCATAATCAACGACGCGGGTGAATGAATCTGCGCCGAGAATGCGGTCAATAGCGGCCTGATCGCGAGTCAAAATCTCTCGAACAAGCGCACTCTGAGAGGCCAGTTCCTCAATCTCCTCCAACGAGCGCACAGCACCGTCCTTGTTGACGGCAAGCAACGCGAGTTCAGCGGCAGCAAGCGGGAGATACTGCTTACGGTCCTTACGGCCCGCGAGCGCGCGACGCATAGAGAACGACTGGTGAGCGACGTGCGAGCGGGAAATACGGAACTGCTTGATGTACGAGTTAGACACCTTGTCAGCGTTGTCGATGAACATGCGCGGGTGCATGTCGGCAAGCTGGCGAGTGAGTTCTTCTGCTGCTTGAGCGTACTTCTCGTCCCACCCGCAGTATTCGGTGATGAGACGCGCGTAGCGTGGGGCCTTCCCAGCGGCAGTGTCGTCAATAACGGGTGCGGGGATGAAAATGCGTTGAGTCATGATTGGTTTGTCTTTCGGTTTGGTGCCTATCGGCGGTGTTTGTACGCTCATAATCGTACTAAAACCGCCACAAAACGCAAAATCTATTTCCTATTTAGGTGCTTTCTGTTTCGTCACAGTCAGAATCTCCTCTAAAGAGACGGGTTTCAAGCCCCACACGTCCACGCCGACATTCACGGCAACGCCCTCATCACCTCCGAGGAATGGTGTTTTCGCGTGAGTATGCCCATACAAGTAGACGCGCGTCCACGCTCCGGCGGACTTCACTAGCGGACGCGACCACCGGAACCGGGGGAGAGGCGCGGTCATAGTCTCTCCGTCGCGCACGTGACAGCGCGTCCGGTTACACGCATCAACGAATTGGAGAGGCGGATAGTGACAGACATCGACCTCCACGGGGCCGAAACCGTCAACGTCAGCGAAAAAGTTCAACATCGGCGTGAGCGTTGAAAACACCGTGCAATACAGGGCGTTTTCGCGCGCGGTGTTCGCCTCGTGGTTTCCGCGTATCAAGTGCATACGCCGGTATCCCACGCGGTTCTTCAACGGGGCCAATAGTTCGACGGCATGTTCAACGCTACGCGCGCCTCCACTGGTCACGTCACCAACGATGAACACTTCATCGCCTTGACGGATTTTCCCTAAGAGGCCACTCATGATCGCATCGTCATGCGCTGTAACGTCCTTACGGAAGCCGCGCTGTTTGGTGAGCTGCGGGCTACCCAAATGTAGGTCGCTAGTGAACCAATACGTCACCGAAACTTACCTTCCACGACGCTTACGTTAGAAACGTTCTAAACGGTACCTAAACAACTGCAACCAACAGGCAGTATTCACGCTTAAAACACCGGAACGGAGAAAACGAATCATGCTGATCTATCCCGCGAACCTTGAAATCGCGCGCTTTGAGGAAACACCGCAGGTTGAGCGATACGAGTTCAGGTCGAAAACAATCCGCTCATTTAGGGCGTTTCTCCAAGCCGCCACAGGCAAGAAAGAAAACGGTGTCGTCTACACGCAGTTCGCTCTATACGACAAGCACGGGGAAACAGCCGCGTGGAACGTTGTCGGCCCGTGGACCGGAGCCGTGCCCATCCGCCGCGTCGCAGCGAGCCTCCTCGCCACCGTAGACGAGTACGCGCCAAATCGGAAAGACTACGAGAATATTGCGCGGCGTATCCGCATGGAAACAACGAAAGAAGGCGGATTCCCAAGGCAAGGCCGCACCTGTGACCTGTTCGGTGAACCACTGGCCGTCAACCCGCCATACAGTCGCTACGGGTTCATTCGTATCCCCCAAGAATACGAGGAAAAGACCGATGAGAACCGGCGTAAGATCAGGGAAACCGTCAACGCCTCATGGGTCGCCCACCGTGCGGCTGTAAGCGCGACGCTCACTGCGGCTGACAGTATGTTCGAGGGAGCGTACCGAGACACGTACCTGTCTGTCCTCAGACAGTGTATGTTCGCTTACTCCTACCAGACTGGTGTTATTCCGCCCGAAATTGCCGACTCCATGCAGGCAAACGGACTATACATGTTCTAGACCTAGCGAGGAAGGAACAAGATCATGCCGTACTTTGGGTACTCGATGGAAACGCGGGGACGTTGGGTGAAACTACCCGACGGCACGTTCGGCGTGAAAACAGACGGGCCAGCGCGGCGCGGCATGGTCATCGAAGTACAAGCACGCAGCGGAAACATCCAAGAACGCCGACTCACGCAACAGGTCGGCTTTAACCTCTGGAAAACCGTTCCAGCGCAAGGCCCGAACCGTTACGGCGGCATGGAATGCTGGGACTATGGGTAGAAAAATATCGCCCGGCTCTGGATCGAACCTTTGAGTCCTCCCCGCGACTAGAGCCGGGGGATTTTGGCCTTTGTTGGGACTGCGCGGCCATGCGCGGCGGCATCGCTGCGGCTTAACGTCCCTATAGGCCCGGGGATGAAACCAGCCCCGATAAGCATGTTGATGGCCGAGTTCCTATCCCGGTCCAACACGAACCCACAGTGCTCACACTTATACACGCGGTCTTGCAAGCCCAAGCGGTGTTTGGCTCTCGCACCGCAATTGCTGCAATCCTGCGTAGTGTACGCCGGGTTAACCTTCACGAATCTTCTGCCGCGTTTAACGGCCTGCCATTCGAGAGCATCAATGAGTTGCCCGATGGCTGCGTCTTGAGCTTTTCTTGCCATAGTGGTGTGGGAGAGGAACTTCGGCTTGAAATCCTCACTAGCGATAGCGTCACTGTTCCTACATACTTTGACCGCCCACTTGTTGGCCGCGTCCTTGCGTTGCGCGGTGCTACGTCTTTTGAGTTCGCGGTACTGGCGCAGCGCTTTCTTGTATCCACGGGATTGCTCAGAGCGACGCTTGCCTTTCTGATATCGGCGGGCCATGCGCCGTTGGACTTCAGCCAGCCGTTTCTCATACTTGTATTCGTAGGCCCCGAACGGCATGTCAAGGTTCGCACTTTCCTTGACCTCACCTTGATCGTCAATGGTCACGGTAGTCGCGGTTTCTTGCACTCCCCAGTCGATACCTACGACGCTACCCGTATTGGGCGTATCGCATTCTGGCGTGGTTTCGACCACGAACGACGCAAACCATTTGCCGTTGGGCTTTCGGTAAACCCTGACACTGGTCGGCGCGGATGGGAGTTCCCTCGACCACACCACGGGGATTACTGTTCCCTTGGTGAGCTTCAGCCTGAGCGTGTCGCCTGCATCTACCAGCCTGAACCCGCCGATACGGTAGTTCAATGTAGGCTGCGCGCGGCGGCGACTCTTATAGTCCGGCAATCCTCTACGAACCAGTTCCTTGTTCTTGCGGTCAAGGAGCGCTTTCTTACGGCTGGCGCTGAAATCCCGCACGATCTGCTGTTGGGGAACGCTTGAATGTGCGGCAAGCCAGAGGACACCGTTTTCGTCCTTGACTGTATGCCTGAGATGCGTGAGATGTTTTGCGGCCTCGTTTGGTCCGAAAGTTTGACCGTTCTTGTGTCGGCGTTGTGATTCCTCAACCATCTGGTTCCACACGTATCGACACGCATCCCATTCGGCAAGCAGGTACCGTTCAGCCTGCTTACCGGGGCGCAGCCTGTATGTGTATCGAACCTTCACGCAAACCAATATATCACAGTGCAGCTATCTACGTATGCAAAAGCAATGTCATATAATGATGGTATGAGAAAACTAGACAAAGTAAAACACAGCAACAACGTGACTTACAGGTGCCACTACCACGTCGTATGGTGCCCAAAATACCGCCGCAAGGTGATAACCAGCCTCAACCCCAAACTCGCTAACCCACCAATCGAAGGCGACCCCGGCCCCGTAGATGAACGCCTCAAGCAGATAATCCGAGAAGTCTGTAAGGAAACAGGCAGTGAGATCGTGAAATTAGAGGTCATGCCCGACCAAGTACACCTCATCGTGGACTGTGCTCCCCAGTACGGTATCCATAAGCTCGTCCGACTCATCAAAGCGCGAACGAGTAGGCATCTGCGGGCAGAGTTCCCTTCCATGAAGAGAAGGCTCCCCTCGCTGTGGACGAACAGTTATTTCGTTGCAACTGTAGGCGGGGAGTCGCTTGAAATAGTGGAACAATACGTGCAAAACCAACGCAACGCATAAGAGAGAGGCATTCACACTGGCCTTAAAAGGGTAATTGTCGCCCGGCTCCGGCTGAACCTGTCAAAGTCACCAGAGCCGGGCGAACCCTCCAAAAAGAGCCTCTAAAACCACCGTATTAGAGGCTTCTTAGGAAGAACTATACGGCAGTATCGTTTTGTGCGTCCACCAGTTCTTTGATTCTCACTGTGCTCACTTTCTTGCCGGTGTCGGCTAGGGAGAGGAGCGTTAGGAACTCGGGCATTGTGGGAGCGCGGTTCCCGCTGTTGATGTTCGCTAGGCGAGTGGTGCCGATGCCGAGGGCTTGAGCGATCTCCTTGTTTGTGCAGCCGCGTTGTTCTTTGACTCGCAGTAGGGTCTCGGTCCATAAGGCTAGGCTTTTGTAGGAGTTCTGTAGTGGTGTTCGGGCCACGGTTTCACCTCGCTTCTTCTAGGTTGTGTTCCCCGTTGAGGGCAATGATCTGGTAGTAGGCCGCGAACTTACGCGGGGAAAGAACCCTCAGCCCGTCTTGGGCTTTGATAATCCAATCTCCCGCGTGAGCGATTCGCACGTGTTTGACGGCGTGCCTTGTCGTCGGGTCATTCCCGCGCGCATACACGCACAGGGTGGTCCCGATCATGTATGCGTGGTCTCTTCCGAGCCACGTGAGGATACGCCCCTTGGGAACATGGCCGACCATTGCCGCGACATATAGGTTTTCTGGATTCTGTTTTGACGACACGAGGACAGCCGCTACGGGTGTTGGCCTAGTCTCAGGCGGGCTAACGACCTTCATGCCGTCCTTGAAAGGCGTGTAACAGTACGTGGGGGGAATGAGGTTTTCTCGTTCCGTGCGTAGCCTGTTTCGCCTTGCGAGTTGTTGTCGTTGTTGTTCTTTTCGGTTGTTGCACATTGCGCGCCGCTCGCAGGCAGGTAGCGTGGCTGCGCTACGGGCGGCGGCAATGATCTCGCTTGCGGTAGGCATTAGAACGGGGGCTGGGGGTCGTATTCGTCGGAGTATCCTGCGGGAGCCGGGGGAGCGTCATACTGGCGCTGAGCACCCGTTTCTACGGCCTTGTAGGTATTGAACAAGAGAGACAGGCCGACTTCCTCTACGCGCATTTCTGTGGCCGTCCGCTTATTGCCGTCACGGTCAGTGTAGGAAGAAGCAACGAGCGTTCCGGTTGCGATCACGCGGCTACCCTTACGGAGGGTTTCAGCGACGTTCTCAGCGGCCTTACCCCACAAGACGCAACGCATGTACAGCGTGGACTTTTCCACCCACTCGTTGCGCTCGCGGTCATAGCTGCGCTCACTGCTTGCAATCGTGAACGTTGCCATAGCCTTACCGTTCGTGTTGAAACGAACCTCGGGGTCAGCGGTGAGGCCACCGACGATAGTGAACGTGTTCAGAGTAGCCATGTTGGCCTGCTTTCTACTGGTTGTTTTAGTGGTTTGTTGTAGCCAATAAGGTGTCTGTCAGCGGTGTCCGCCCTCAGTCCAACGACCGTTCGCGTTGCCGTTAGACCACTGGCCGTCCTTGTAAATCTGGTTGCCGCTATTGTCATGACAGGTGGTAGAACCGTTGGTCTTGAGGGTGCAGTTGTAACCAAGACTGGGGTCTGATTCCTCGCTGTAAGTCCAGTAGCTCTCGCCGGTAGCGCGGCCCTGAGAACCGCCAGTAGAACCGGCTGACTGCGAGGCGGAACCGCCACCGTTGCTGTACGAGCGGCCAGCGGAAGAACCTGCGGAGCGAGAGTGCGAACCGCCACCGTTACTGTAGGAAGAACCGCCAGCATTGGACGAAGAAGCGGCAGCAGCAGCCTGAGCAGCCTGCTCAGACTCCCACTGACCATGCGAATCACGAACCTGATTCGACTTCTCACCCAAAGCGTTCACAGCATCGGTCAGCTTCTTTTCCTCATCGACGTTCCACTTACGGTCATCGCCCACGTGCGAACGATTCTTTACAGCCTCGCGTGCTTCATCAAGGGTCTTAGCAGTGTCGTCGATGGTGGACTGTAAGCCGTCACGGGTCGCATTGTCCTTGACTTTCCCATCGGTTTCACCCATGAGATTCTTCGCGTCATTCACGGCTTGATCTGCCTTGTTTGCAGCCTCATCAAGCTTCTTAACGGTTAGATCGTCGAGTTCACCCGCGATGGGGGCTAGAGCCGCGTTGAGCTTGTTGGTCGAGGTCTTAGCCTGATCGAGGACCTTCTTCAGTGATTCGATCTTCTCGTTACTGGCCTTCGCATTGTTGGGAGCCTCAGTCAGAGCGGTAACAGTCGCGTCCGAATCAGCGTAAATAGCCTTGAGAGCAGTCACGTTCTCAGAAGCAAGGCCGTATTCGTCGGCCAGAGCGATAGAGGACTGTGCAGACTCGCGGGCAGTGCCGAACGCGGTCTCAGCTTCAACGAGTTCACTCTGAACCTTCTCAACGCCAGAGACCACGTGGCGGTTATTGACGTAGGCGTAAGAGCCGCCAGCAATACCCGCGACAACAACGGACGCAGCGGCAATGAGCGCCACGAGTGCCTTTGCATTGGGCTTGGGGAGGTTGGTTTCCTCGGCGGTGGTGTTAACGGTTTCAGTGTTCATGGGAAGTATTTCTTTCTGTGTGACAGGTTTGCTTGATGACACCCACTGTAATACCTATTTAGGTACATTGCAAGTCCGTTTTCGTAGTGTTCGCCACACAAGCACGCGAAATGATTTCCTAAATAGGGACTCTATGGTGTAATATATAAACGTATCCAAACAACAATCCCCCTTATTCCAGACCAAAACACAAACCGAAAGGCACCCCATCATGCCAAACGAACAAGTAAAAGGAACCCTCCTCGCCGTAGGCGCAACAGCCGCGTCAACAGCACTCCTTGTTGGGGGAATCATCGACATTCACAACACTTACGAGAGCGCTACAGGCGTAGACCCCTCAACGGTGATCGACTTCCGCGCAAAGCAAGCCTCTGACGCGGCAGCAGGCGGTACCGGAGAGTTCAGCGATCACTGCCTTGTCATGCGAGAGGGCTACATGATCGCCATTCCATCCGCGAGCTGGACGACAGACGAGCAAGGTAACCCCGTCATGGACGCTCTGCCCCAAACCCTAAACTGGCAGTGGGTTAATACGACGCGCCAAAGCCCCGGTTGGAGCACGTTCCTCGACCCGCTCACAGTTGGAAACACGTATCCCAAGGTTGCGACCCCTGACGGACGCACGCAAGACAATCTGAACGAATGGTTCGATGTCATTAAGAAGCACGTCCCCGGTTCGTACCCCGTGCCCGGAATGCTTCAAGTCGGCTATAAAGCAGATTCTCGCCCCCAGCATGTTCTCGCCGCACACTGCGAATGGGATATGACTGTCTCTAGTCATGCAGACAGGAACGTTGACGGCCCAACGCTTAGCGACAATGTGACTATCGGCGCAGCAGGGCAGGAGCGAGACGAAAGCGCCTCGTGGCTCGTTGTGAATGGCGAGAAAGCTCAAGTAACGGTTCATGGCCGCGCTTACCGAACGGCAGACAAGCCCGTTAAAGGCAACGACGTTCCGGCAGACGCGCAGCTCATCGGGGAAACAACCCTTGACTTCGCCGCACCCGGAACTAAGACCGCGACCATCAACAAGCCGTCCAATCTTGACGGAGGCTACGTCACTTGGGTTTGGAGCGTTGAAAAGAACAACCAGCCCGAAGAATGGGGCAAGTACCTCATTAACGACAGTGTTTCTGACGGGTGGGCCGCTGAAAACGAGGTCGTTGAAATCCCCGAGGTATTTAAGCCCACGCCGAGCGCAACGCCTACACCTAGTATTGTCACGCCGTCTCCTGAACCGAGCGTAACAACGCCGTCCCCCAAACCGAGCGAGTCCTCAACGCTGCCACCAGCACCCGTCGAGAACAACACTCCCACCACTCCTCCACAGTCAACTCCTGTTACTACGCCTAAGACACCCGAAACCCAAGCGAGCCTTGCGCATACAGGTTCTATGGCCGCGCCACTCATTGAAGCAAGCGTTGTGATGCTGGCAGGTGGTTTGACCATCGCGTTCAGGAAGCGCAACGCAATCTGAATATCCCGCCCATCGCACGGAGCGCGGCGGCTCGTAACACTGTTTTTGTGGTGCGAGCCGTCGCCTTCCCCTAAAGGACTAAAAGAAAATGATTCGTTCACCGTTTAAGCGAGCCTCACAAGCCGTCGATAACATCAACTATTCAACCGATGAGGGCAAAGACAAGGGCGCGCGCGTAGCCGTCATTCTCGCACCTATCGCTATCGTGCTCACTGTCCTAGCGGTAGTGGGGATTTGGCTGTTCGCGTCGGGGCGTTTCAATCCTGAGAAAGACGCTTTCCAAGAGGCCCAGAAGCAGCTTCAAGAAAACACTGAACGGTCAGAAAAAGGCGTAGCAAACGCGGGAGTGGCCCGGCCCGTTAATACTGGCACGACGAGCTGGACACTGTTCCCCGCTCTGCCCGGTGGCGCGTCGTGGGATACGTCTAACGTCTCGTATGACGACGGGTGCTTGAACCTCACCCAGCCCATTAAGAGCGATCTAGCGTCCGCGTACAAGACGCTTAGTGACACGGAAATGTATGTTGTCGCCTACAGCAAAGACCTCAACACTACTCCGGGCGGCTGTACGACCTCAACGTTAGAAGCGGGCTACTACTTCCTCTCAGACGGAGCATCGAGCGCCTTGTATGTCGCTCACGTTGGTGACGCTAAGCGCGTGGATGCAGATAACGCGATCAACATGCAAACAGCGAACGGCTCCTATGCGATCTGGGAACAACTGTTCCGCAAGAGCGACGAAGCAGGAAACCCTGTCGTCCGTAATCTCCCCGACGGGTGGGATAGCGCAGCTCTCGTCGTCGGCTGGCATAACACTCCCACCAAGCAAGCCGAGACAATGTTCGAGGTTGCGCCCTCGACACTGTATGTCGCGTCCTATTCCACTCCGGCAGACGGTGGGGCAGAGTTCGCTGCCGCGTGGCAGAGCGTATCGACCTCGCCAGCCCCGAAGGTTGTCCTGTTGAAGAACAGCCAATCGGAAGGGCTTTTAACGGGTTCCCCCATGTGGTTCGTGGGCGTTGACTAGGGATAATCTGCCAGCGTTTTAAGGACCAAAAATGAGTATCGGTATTTCTATAGGCGATCTGCAAGCAACAGCAGCTTCTATTCCGCATCAGATTCCCGCAACCCCCATGCACTTGTATAACGGGGTGACGATGCACAGTTATTGCGCGAGCGAACTAGCGCCCATTCTTCTTGCAAACAAGTATGGAGACCCGTCGGTTAGTGACGACATGGTTCTCCAAAGCGGGGGCAGTGGTATTGCGAGCGTGAGGCTCCGTAATGGACTCGTGTCCATGCTGTGTAATCGTGGGCTGAACGTTGAGTCCGGTAGTGGCCGGTATCCGATGGTGAAGTACGGGGATTTTTATTTCACGCTCATCATCGAGTCCAGCAAGCCCATGTTCCGTCCATACATTGACAGTAAGCTCCTGCTTTTGCGTTCGGGGAATAGTGTTTTACGTAAGCAAGTGCGCTCACTGCTACGTGAGGCGGGGCGTTCAGGCGGTAAGGTCCGTTCAGACACGATGCGTCTCCTCGCGTCGATCTGTCGCGATGGTGTTCTCGCTCCACTTGAAGTCCAGTCCCTTGCTTCCCCTGAATTATGGGAACGTGCGAACATTCGTAGCGGTTTAACGGTAGACGCTTAGGCAGCGTTTCAACGAAAGGAAAACGATCATGGCATACAACCGCCCCATAGATGATTCTGGTTTTAGGAACTGGTGGGCTGAGCCTAATGTCGCGTTCGAGCAGGCAGACCCTCAGAAAGCGTGGTTGTGGTACTGCCGTAACCGGCATACGTTCAAGACGACCGGCGTTGCCGCGTATGAAACGTACATGACTTACGGTTACCTGATTTGCGCTGAATGCGAAGATGGTGGCGCAGCAATCCGCCGCTACTGAACGAAGGAACCGTGATGCGCGGGAGAGGATACCTGTCCAACCGGTCGATGAGTGTTAACGCGGCTATCGCTTACGAGAACGGCGAGAGGCCGATCAGTAAGTGGCGTAAAGACGACATCTTGAACGGCTTAGGTCGTGAGCTTGTCGCCGCGTTAAACCTCGACCGGTATCCCGCTGCATTCTTGAAAGAAATGTACCTACAGCCTGTCGCTTGGCATCACACGAGCCGCCACTACAACGTGACGGACTTCTATGCGCTCAGGCAGACAGGTTCTATTACTCAAGAACAAGCCTTACTTGCGTCTAGATACCCAGAATGGGCGGAAGAGCAGGCCCGCTTGAAGGCTGCGAAAGCGGTTAGGGAAGAGCCTGTTAAGGCGCTTGTCCGCTATCTCGTGTGGCCTAAGACCAACGGGATGAAGAAAAAGCGCCCCTTGGTTCGTGAGGAATACGCGATTTTGCTTCCACCGTTCGCCTATCTCGCTTCCGGCACTCGCAAAAGACTGGACGGTTCTCATTTCGAGGTGGTCCAGCGGTTTGAGACGGCTCCTAGTGGGGCGGGCGAGGTTTTTGCTTTTATCGAATCCCGTCTCCCAAGAAAGTGACACACGCCATGCCATAGTGCGACTATTTATGTACAGCATGTGTTATTGTTGCCTTGTACAAAACAGGAGCGCCCACATGGGCGCGTACAACCGTAAAGGGAGGCATAGACAAATGCCCGCAACAATCAAACGCGCATGGACGCACGTCAAGAACTTCATCGAACGCCACGAACTCGCTTTCCTCACCCCATTCTTGGTCTTGTCGTTCCTCATGTACAAAGCCGAAGCAGGATACCCGGCAGACGGATACTCGTTTGGTGTCACAATCTTCTTCTTCGTAATGGTCTGCCTGTACGCGGGTGCCATCGCTGACCGCCTTGGGTTTTTCCCCGAAGAAGAAGAGGAAAAGGAAGAAGAATCGGCCAGTGACAAACCTGTTGAAAAAATCACTACACGAGGCCACTACACGTGGCGCGCGTAAACTAAAGTCTTAGAAATGCTCAGGCATTTCTACCAAGCCCCCGGCAGGGCAAAACGGTTTACATGCCTTGCCGGATTGTTTGCAAACAAACACAACACGAAAGGAATGATGTTTTGACTACATCACCTACCCATGCGCGGCCCGCTCAGTCGAGCCGCTTCCGTCGAGGACTTTGGTTCCTCGGTGCTTGCGCGATTGCTGCCAGTACCGCTTTTGGTGCAGCAAGCTCCATTCCATCAGCACAGCAGGCCGCGAACGCTGCCCCCGTCGGCGGTGGCCTGTACATCAACATCGGTGACGGCCACCAGTCGTGGATGGGTGGCTATCAGGCTCCCTCGAACGCAGATCAGGAATACCCCGTTTACTGTGTGCAGATGTGGCTCCCGAACCCCACGCCCGCTGACGTGGTTACGAAGGACACTCTGCACGAGTCTCGTATGCTCGGCCCCGAAGAGCTGCACTTGAACACTCAGCAGATGGCTTTCGTGTTCAGTCAGCACGCGAAGGACCAAGAGGCTGTGAATCAGGCCGCTGTTTCGCTTCTTGTTCACACGAACTTTGAGCAGAATCAGGCCGGACGCGACATTCAGGAGTCCGTGAACCACTACGTGAATCAGGTGAAGGCTCAGCGCATGGACGTGTACAACCGTGCAGTCCAGTACGCTGCCGAGGCTCGCTCTATCGCGACCAGTGGATACACCGAAGGTGACGTTACTGGCGACAATGATCGTCATGGCCTCATTAAGGACATCAAGGGATACAACGAGCGCGGTGAGGCTGTTGCAAACATCCCGCTCCGCGTCGAACTGACTGGTCCCGCAGTCTTTGACGAAACCGGTTCCAAGACTTGGACCGGCGTGAGCACCACCGCTCCCGAAACGCTCCACTGGACTGCGACCGGCAACGGTGAAGTTCAGGCCAAGATTTACTACACCTCCGGCATTCGTCGTACTTTCACGAAGTATGTTGTCGGCTGGGGCGTGCAGGAAACACTGTCCTACGGTGACCGTAACGCTGCTGCTGACCCTGAAGAGGTTGAGAAGCCTACTCGCAAGTGGAACGTCATCTTTGACTTCCAGCCCGAAGGCACCTCGAACGTCGGTGAATCCAAGTACACCGACGGCAAGAGCATTTCCGACACCCTGACCGCTTCCGCTAAGAAGGACTACGGTGACGGCAAGTGGCTCAAGATCGACGGCAAGAACGTCCCCGTCAAGTACGAAGGTACTGCCTACTACACTGGCGAGAACGCTCCCACCGCTTCTAACGAGGTTCCCGCTGACGCTAAGGCCGTCGGCACCGCAACCCTGACGTTCGACGGTGAAGGCACTCAGACCGCCACCGTTACCCCCACCGAAGAACTCAAGCCCGGCTTTGTCACTTGGGTTTGGAAGGTCACCAAGAACAATCAGGGTGACTACTCGAAGTACATCCACGAGGACTGGACCGACGGTTACGCTGCCGCCAACGAGACGAACAGCTTCCGCCACAAGTCCAAGATCAACACCGCTGCGTCTATCCGCACCACTCAGGGCGGCACCTACATGGTGGACGACATGTGGGTTGACGGCCTGCCCACCAACCACGGTGAGTTCACCGGCAACGCCGAGTTCGATAAGGACGGCGCAACCCTGAAGCAGGACCTCCTGTTCTTCCCCAAGGGCACCGAAGTTAAGGAAGCCAACAAGGACAAGGCCGAAGTCATTTCCTCGACCACCGTCCCCGCCAAGAACGGCTTCTACCCGTCGATTGGCACCAACGGCTTCAAGCTGAAGGAAGGCGCTTCCGGTACTTACGTGTTCGTCACCTCGTTCGAGGGCGATAGCCGCGTTGAGGCTTACACCTCTAGCGTTGAGGACGTGACCGAACAGTACACGGTCGATACCCCCGAAGAGACCCCGACCATCGGAACCACCGCCACCGACACCAAGGACGGCGACAAGGAAATCAACCCCACCGGCCCCGTGTCGATCACTGACCGCGTGTGCTACGAGAACCTGAAGCCCGGTAAGGAATACACCCTGACCGGCACTCTGATGGACAAGACCACTGGTGAGGCTTTCCGCAACGAGAAGGGCGAGGACATTTCGTCCTCGACCACTTTCACCGCTAAGGAAGCTAAGGGCTGCGAGAACGTTGTTTTCGAGACCACTGGTGAGACCCTGAAGGGCCACGACACTGTTGTGTTCGAGAACATGTTCTCTGACAACAAGCGCATCGCTGTCCACGCTGATATCAACGACGAGGGCCAGACCGTTCACCCGAAGGTCACCCCCTCGACCACTGCTCCCGCTGCTCCTGCCCCCAAGGGCGGTAAGCTCGCACACACTGGTGCTATCGCTGGTGGCGTGCTCGCTGCTGCGGGTGCCTCCGCTGCTGCTGGTGGCGTTCTGCTCATGAAGCGTCGCCGCAACGAGGAGGACTGAGCTGAGCTAGTCTCGGTTCTGAGAATCAGTTAAAGGGAACGCCCCGCTTACGTCTTTGTGAGCGGGGCGTTCCTGCATCTTCATTAAACCACTGGTTGTTGCGCGCGCACCCATAGGGGGAGCGGCCCCCGCGAGTGGCCTATCATGCGCCCCAAACCCTACGTGACACACTCGGGCCATACTGCTACTATTTAGGTACAACACAAACCCATGAGGCGCACCAACATCAACACAAACCCCTAAACCGCGCCACCAACAAGCATTACTCAACCACATCACACCAAACAGGACAGGCAACAATAGTGAACATTTCATTTCCTCTAGCGCATGTCTCAGGCAACCGCGTAGACACGGAAGCCACCATCACCCTTAACGCGCTCAGCACAAGGGCTGATAAAGAGATCGTCCTCCAAGGCACCATCGACTCCATAAGCTGCCGTAGCGACGGGGAGTTCATAGACTCTCCCGTACCGTTCACTGTGCAATACGTTGAGATCGCCGCCGTCATCCCCGCATACATTATCCGCGTCTACGACAACGAACACCGCATTCTCCTTAAAGACCTGCAAGACGGGCGGCTCACAACAGGCTCAGAAGAACACCTAGTGCGCCTCCTCGCAGAACGCGCGGGAGAAACGTATCTACAGTGGGCCGACGACCCGCGTAAGCACCACTACTACAGGGGACTGCCCTACAAGGACACTTACCGGGTACTTGACGGTAAGCTCGCGCAGGCGTGCCTCGTGCGCTACGGGAAGTCACTGCACCGCACTCTGCGAGCCAATACAGAGCTACACCATCAGGTCGTCACATGCCTACTCACCATCCATAACCTCATGAGCGGCACGAAGAGCGACCTAGAGAAAGAACGCTACTGCCTGAGCCTCGTGCGCATCTACCAAGGCAAAGCACAAGTCATCCCCTACGGGAGCCGCGCATACAATAACCCGCCAGCCGGTTCCATCGACATCGACTACGCGCTCATTCACACGCTGCCAATCCTGAAATACTCAGCGCCAGTTGACCCAAACGAACGCGGAACAGTCTCGATCATTCACAAGTACAAAGCGCTCGGCTACTCCAAGACCGATATCGCTTTCATCCTCGGACTAGACGAAACCGACATTGAAAACGCGCTCAAAGAAAAACCGCGCTACTAACCAAACCGAACCACAACAACAGGAAAAGAAAAACGCTATGACCATAATGCTGTTAAGTGGTGTGCCTGAAATTAATAGCATCGCCACGGAACATGAAAGATACTCGTCTCGTCACTGTCGGTACGCAGGTTCGATCACTGGATTCCGATACGAGAGGTGCGAAACATTCGCCTATCTCGATTCCCCCCTCTACTTCCAAGCGGTGAGGGACGACTCCTACGGGTTTACTAGCTGGTGTTTCAAGTTCTACCAAACTTCACGATACAGCTATCCCATCTGGAAAATGTGCGTAACTCCGAACTATGACAAGGTCGCAACTTACGATGGCGGAAGTACTGAGGAACAGGAATCTATGAGGGATTGCCTTACTGAGGCGTTCTCTATCTACTATCGCTACACGTTAACTAGCGAGAACAATCGTCCTTGCATATGGGATAACGCGCGCGCAATGTTTAAGGAAAAAGTGCTGTACAGCACCCCGACATCTCTCTATGAGCAACTATATTTGCGAGGCCGAGACGGCAAGCAAACGCTGCTCGACCAGATCGCAGATATTTTGTGCGATATTGATTCAGACCTATACCGCTTTACTACCAATTTCTCCGCTAGACGATACAACCGAAACAGGACTCGCGGCTGCTTGCTATCCCCGAGCGGCACAGTCATAAAGCTGGACCATATCACCGATGAGCAAAGCATATTGGACGGCATATACCGCTATGACATTGTTAGTTCAGTGCTGGTTCTTGCCCCAAATGCGCCTAGCGTCGAGAAGAGCGTGTTTGCGTATGAGAAAGAAGGTTATGCGATTTCGACCATCTCACGCTTGCTTGCCATCCCGACAGGTGAGGTTCGCGCGCTGCTGAGAGCGTGAGCCTAAGTGAAGCGGCTCTACTGTTTTTCGTTGTGGTAGGGCCGTTTTTGCTTATCCCGGTCTAGTTTTTCGGCGTTTTTAACGCCTTGGTCATGAACTTGTTTCTTGGTTATATAGTTGCTGTTCTTGGTTATGGAAATCGTGTTTCTTGGTTATGGGAATTAAATCCTTGGTCATATAGTTTCTGGTTTTTGCACGGTCGTGTTTTTGGGGCGTGTTTTACGTCTTGGTCATGATGTTTCACTCTTTGGTCATGAAGATTAGGTTCTTGGTTATATAGTTTCTATGTTTTAGCACGCTGCATGGTTTGGTCATGTTTTGAGCGTCTAGTCCACGTTTTGAGACGTTATAGCACGCTCCTCGGCTTGGTCATGGTCCCCGTTTTACAGCACGCTCACCCTAAAACCCTGTTTCGTTGGGAACACTAGGGTTCCGGCGTGTTGATGACGTTTTTTGATGACTGATGTAAACTGATGTTAGAAAACTGATGAAAAACACCATCAGAAAACCCCCGCAACGACTTCCCAAACCCGGTAGGTCTCCAAAAACATGGGGGTAAGACCAAACACCCGCCCCCGGTTGATGTGTTTTGACGATGAAAACCATCAACAAAACACGCTACGAAAGACGTAAAACCCCATGAGTGAAGAACTAGAAGAAACGCCTGAGTACGGTTACATCGTTGGTTCGGGTGACGCGCGGCAAGAGCTACGCTGGCGGTTCATCGTTGCCTTGGGCGCGTCCATGTCTAAGAACCCGCGTCGAGAACTAGCTGCCTACTGTCGCATGGTCGTTAAGAACGGGGAAGGGGCACTGACTGGTTCGAGTACTTTGTGCCTCCATCTGCTTGCTAGTGGCGTGGATGTTCTACGCGAGTGTTTAGTCGATGAGGACGATAGCGTGGAGACGTTAACCAATGTCCTAATGGGAGCCTCGCCCGCTGGGCCAGAGTGTTGGAAGGCGTGGGATAAGACTGCGACGGGCGTTGAGGGTGCTCGTAGCGTGGTCCCGTTGCTTTTGCGTGCGCTGCTTTTGTGACCGGCCTCGTTCGGTTGGTGGCGTGGTCGGTGTTTAACTGTCGTGCGCGCGTGTAGTAAACGTTTCTTATCTAGTAACGCGAATTGTCGTTAGATCATGGAAGGACTTTTACTGTGTCGAGCGCGAATGTCATGCCGCCGTATATGCAGATGCAAGAGTGGGACCTTGATGAGCAAGACAAGGTTATTAAGCGCGCGTTTCGCGTGTGGAAGGAAACTCGTCCCTCAAGGTACTTGCAGAGCTTGTCGATGATTGTCCCGCAAGTGACACCGGAGGTGTTGCCTCCTGATATGCGTCACCCGCGCGTGGAGATTAAAGAGACGTGGGATGAGTCCATTCACCCGGACTATAAGAAACTGCTCGGTGCTCCTGCCGTGCTGTATGACGGGCCGCTGTTGCGTCCTAAGTTCAATGACTACCGGGAGTACTTGGGGGATGAGGAAGTCCGTTGCCCCGCCGGTAGCGTCGCTGTACTGTCTGTTGATATTGGGCTTTCGCCTGAACAGTTCAAGAACCCGCCCGAGGGGTACATGTATGTTCGAGCGGTCGGCCCGAACGCTGAGTACCCCGGTGGTGGTTGGGTGTACTGCATTCCGAAAGTTTTCGTGAAAGATCTACCCCAGTACGCACTGTTCTTGTCTCGCCACCCACTGGCGGACACTGTTGACTCCTACAAGGTGTATATCGACGGGTATAGCGAGATGGTGTACTTGTCTATTGTCCGACAGTCCCCATACACAACTCGTTATGCGACTAAAGCTCCTATCGCTATTGCTGGGAGCTACGATCCGAACGTTGTTCTCGCTTACGCTGAGGAAGTTCTACGCGGTTGGGAAGCGCATGGGATTATCCCCCCGCGAGCGCAATTCACGCTCTCCACGCAAGAGTGCCTGTCGGTGTCTCACGCGAAACAGATGGACGCATAATGTATGCCGTCTGTTAGTTTCCTGCAAAAACCCGCTAGTGGTGGCATACGCGACTAGCAGGTTTTTATACTAATTAACAGGCACATGGGTAATGCCCTCCTTTCTGGTTGTTGTGCTTTTGGTTTGGAGCATGTGGCGCTGTCCTCACAAGGGGATAGCGCCACAGCTGTTTATGCGGCAGTGTGGTCGCGAGGTGGCGTTCTAAGCGTGAGTGTTGTTCCAAGCCGAGGAAGGAAAAGAGAAACATGGAACTGCTGATGATGGTTGTTCACCCGACTGCCACTAAGGATTACTTGGCTGTGTGGCGACTGTCGGGCGTTAACGCCTCGAAAGAGATCGCGCCTGATGTTGTGAAGGCTGCTGCGCTCAAGCACAAGGATGAGGCTTCTGGTGACGCGAAGAAAGTGATTGACGTTGTTGCTGACATTGAGGGCGCGGAAAGTGAAGTGCTTGGTGCCGGAGTACTGTTCACACCTCAAGCTGTTAAGGGCATTGCCGAGAGTCACTTGAAGGAGCGCCCCGACTACAAGGAGTGCGTCGTCGTTGACTACTGTTCTTCCACGCTCCTGTGGGGTAAAGATGGCGAGTGGGAAACCATGCCACTGTTCACGGACAGTGCGGACGCTGGGGACGACGTATCAGAAACGCCCCTCGCTGAGCTGTTGAAGCGCGTTGAGGTCTCAGACCTGACCGCGTTCACTGGCGCGGACGCTGCTGAGCGCACAGAGCGTTCCGTTAAGCGCCACTGGCCCTACATGCTGGACGTGAAGGTTCGCGAGGTTCCTGATGGGGAGCTTACAGACCTGCGTAAGGCGTTTAAGGGCCTGCACCTGTTGGATATCGCGGTTGAGACCGGGGACGTTCACCTGCTTGTCCCTAACTGTAAGGACGTGCGTGGGGAAGAGGCTCAGCGTTACTTGTGGCGTAAGCAAATGGCCCGCGCTATCTACGCTTTCGAGCGCGATAAGGGTGCTCACCGGAAGATGCAGGCTGGTCAGGAGAAAATCTTGATTCGCTACGGGGAGTCAGAAAACCCCGTGTGTGTGGCGATCACGGCGGAAGCATTGAAGAAAGAGCTTACTTCCGTAGAGTAAGAGGCGGCGAGAAAGAAAGAGAGAGGGCCGAGGCGGTCTGTGGTGACTGCCTCGGCCCTCTCGTTTTTTGTGTCTGCGCCGGGTTAGCTTGCGAGGACTTCTTGCCTGCGGGCAAGGGTTTCACGCATTTCCTTGCGCTCCTTCATGGTGGTTCCACCCCAAATACCGCGCTCCTCGTCCTCTGAGGTGAGTGCGGCTTCTAAGCACTCGATACGCACGGGGCACTGTGAGCACAGTTCGATTGCCAGTCTGGCTTGCGCGGACTGTCCCGCGCCGGGGAACCAAATGTCCGGGTCAGTTTGGGAGCAGATTCCTTGCTGCCGCCATGATTCTTTGCTGTTGGTGATGATGATGTCGTTAACGAACTTGCGCATTGGTCGCATAATGGTGGGCTTTCTGGTTTGGGTTTGGTTTGGTTTACGCGAGTGCAATGTACGTGTAGGAGCCGTCCGGGAACAGGAAGCGCGGCCCGTCCGGGTAGGAGACGGGAATATCAGCGGGGTCAGACCATTGGGAGACGGCCCACCCGTGCTCTCGGGCTTCTTCCCGGTGGGTTTCCACGTACCCGTGACATCCGGTGGTGCCGCTTCCGCATAGGACGATGAGGTTCACGGGACTGTTGATTTCTTCGGCTTTCGTGCCGCCCATTCCGCGCGCTTTGCGGTGCTGGATAGAGGACTGAATGTAGGTGATGTCTTTCCCGCACCTTGCGCACCGCCACCCGTCACGGTTGTATACCAACATGCGGGTTTCAGGGCTGGGGCCGGTAGACCTGTGAGACTTACGTGAGGCCATGTCAGATCAGTCCTTCTTCGCCGTCAAGCTCGTTCTCGTCGAGAGCGTCCTCGGGCATGTCTACGCCACCAAAGCCCAAGCGCTCGTGAATGTTGAGGAGCATCCGGCGCACTGTGTCGTCGTCGAGAGTGTGGACGGGCACGGGGTGTGCGAACCCAAAGTCGGCGTAGAGGTTTTCGGTTTCTACGTAGTCGAGGCGCTGATCGAGGAGCTGGGCGAGTTCACGCTGTGCTGCGCTCAAAAGCGGGGGACGCTGCTGTTCGGGAGCTGGGGCGGGTTGGGGTGCGGGCTGCTGCATGACAGGAGCGGGAGTGGGCATGTTGCGCGGAGGTTGAGGCGCATACCCCTGCATGGGGGCGGGAGCGTTGTCTTGCTTTACGGGGACGCTTTGCGCGTGAGCGCGCTGCTTTTCCATCTCCCTCAGTAGTGCGGCTGCTTCGCTGGGGCGCATCGTCTCATACGTGCGAGAAGGCGCGACGCACTTCTTAATGAGTGCGCGCTTAGCGCCGGGGGACATGCCGGTCAACGCTGCGGAGAGCGCTTCAATCTCGGCCTTAATGTCAACGGTTTCCGCCATGTTGCGCTCGTGCTCGTAAGAGACAAGAGTGGGGAGGATTTCGGTTGCGAGTTCTTCTGCGGTGCGAGATTGCAGGTCGTCGAGCGTGAACCCGGTGAGGTTTTTGAGGGTTTCGTCGTCCAACTTGAGGTAGTCGATTTCAGCTTTTACGGGAGCAAATGCGTGCGCGAACTTCTTCTCGTGGTCGGAGGAGATTTCTTCGGGAGTGTAGATGAGGCCGTTCAGCACGTCGGCTGCGTGGCGGCGGCACACTTCAGCGACAGCGCGGTTGGTGAGCATTTCCTGTGTGTGCTGAATCCAGAACGTGCTGGAACCCCACAGGTGAGCGCGGCGGGCGCGCTGTTCGTCCCACACGCTCGTGTAGGTCTGCTTCTTGGTGCCTGTCGCTGCGGGGCGAGTGAGAGTAACGGTCGCCGTGTGTGTGGCTTCGTCGTAGGTTTCTTCGAGCGTGAACCCGTGTTTGAGGACTGCTGCGGTCATCATGTTCACGCTGATAGTGGGCTTCACGTCGCCGGAAGAATCAGGGATGAGGTGGATGCCGTTGAGGACTGCGGAGATGTTAGCGAGTCCGGCGGCTTCGCCCATTTCCATTGCAAAGAGGATTGCGCCCGCGTTGTGGCGGTAAGCGGTGGGGAGGACGGTGTTGGTGTCTGCGAGAGCGAGGGCGTAGGCGAGACGCTGGTCTAAAGTGAGCTGCGAGAAGTCCATTGTTTCTGGTCCTAGTGGTTGTTGTGGTTTGGTGTGTGAAAGTTTTGGGGCGGCGGGCGCGCCTTGGTTTGGGAGAGCACGCCCGCCACAGTGGGTTTACTTGGTGGGGAGTTCGTCGTCGCCCATCTTGAGAGTGGTCAGGAGGGACTTGACGGTGACAGCGGTGTCGAGTGCGTGAGCGCGCTGTTCCTCAGTGAGAGAGACGCGGAGCGTGCCGCGCATGGCTTCTTCGGTCTTGACAGACACGCCTGCGGGGAGTTCCCCGCCCTCGCGTTCGATGATCGAGTCGAGTTCACGGTATGCCTTAGATGCTGCGGGGAACGTTACGGTCATGACTGCGCCGTGATCGTAAATCTCGTGTTCTTCGCACCATGTGGCGAATGCTGCTGCGTCGTCGATCTTGTATGCGCTTCCGGGGCGAACCCATGTGATCGTGCCGGAGGTTCCCATTCCGTCGCCGCCGAACTTGTAGCCGCCCTTCTGCTTGGTTCCTGCGAAACGCTCGTCAAGATTGTCGAGGATATAGCCGGAGGCCATAGCGCGCGCGTTCTTCAATGCCTTTTCGAGGACGCTAACGATGATGAGAACCTTGGGTGCGAGGATGTCCCACTTCTTAGAGGGACGGAGCTTCTTCACATCGGCCATGATGATGTTTCCTTTCGATTGAACCGATACAGGTAAACGTATGGGTGTGGGGGAGGTTGGGAGCTAGTTCTTGCCGCCGCGTCTCACCGCGTGGGCTTCGGTCTTGTAAGCCTGAGCTTTCTTGCGGGCAATTGCGATCATGTGTCGGGCTTTTTCTCGCTCGTAGCGTTCTTGTGCTTTGGTTTGCGTGGTGGTCATTTGTTGTTCTTTCGGTTTTTACTGGTGGCGTTGCAACCACCCTTATAGTGTACCTAAATTATGCGACTATGGCTAGTTAGCTAGACCGCATTTTTGGAGCGTGTCGGCAAGTGCTTTCTTCTCTGCGCTCGTCACGCTCAGCCCATACTTGGCTTTCACTGCAACCTGCCTAGAGGCGTATGTGCAAGCGAACGCCTCGTTGGGGGGCATCCATTGGCTTGCGTCCTTGGAGCCTTTAGCCTGGTTGTCGCTTCCGTTTACTGCGAGCAGGTTCTCGGGGTCGTTTGCGAGGGCTTCGCGCTGGTCTTGGGTGAGTTTGTCAGCGCCACTACGCCATGCGTTCTCTAGAGCAACAACATGGTCGATTTGGACCTTGGAAGCGTTCTTCTTGGAGAAAACGATTTGGGTGCCCGAGTAGGGGTCTGCGAGGCTACCGGAGACGATGACGCACTTGTTTGCTTTCTTCGCTTCGTCTGTCCGGTAGGAGATGTTGGTTAGGTCGCGGGCGAGAATGTCATTGCGAGTGTCACACCCGTTGTGGTCTACGTCTTTCCATGCGGGGCCAAAGTCGGCTACGCGGTCGTATTTCCCGTTTGTTTTGGGGTTGTCTACGACTTTGAGGGAGTCGAGGGTTGAGAGTGTCCCGCCCTGTGCGGGGGTCGCTTGGATACTGACCGCATTGGTCGGGTTTGCCGTGGGGGTAGGCGAGTGGTGCTCCACTCCGATAGCCCAAAAGATTGCAAGCACGATGATGGCTGCGAGAGTGAAAACAAGCATTGCTTTCACATTGGACGCGGCAGGGCTTTTCTTTTTGCGCATTGCTTATGCTCCTATGTGGTTGTTGGTTGGTTTGGTGCCTTTAGACTAACAACCGTGACTGGCAGTTGCGTACAGTTTGAGACGGTTTCTACTGTCTGATATTTCATCCACGTGATGTGCAGCACGCTTTCAGGGATGGTCCATACTCTGAGCACATGGTCCCACCACTTGAACTGGAAAAGTCTCCCCTCGACTTCCTCTCCCACACGTGCGCCGCACTGTCCGGCGATAGTGACACGCTCATTCACTCTGAGGACGAATCCAGCCCAGAATGGCTGTGGCTACGCCTCATCAACGCTTCACCCTCCCCAATCGGGCGGACAGACTTCGCGCCCATGCTCATACAACAGCTCTGCGATGCTCCCACGGGTAATCCGCTTGGCTTCTACCGTGTCCGTATTCATGGCGGGTCCGTGTACTTCACGTGCGACACCACTAAGGGAGAAAGTGTTCCCCGTCGTGCGGCTGCTGCTATCCGCAAAATGGTGGAAGCCGTAGATGAGGGAGTCCCGAACGCTTTTTGGCCCGCTGAGTGGGACCACCTTCTCACTCGCGGGGGGATAACGTTCGCCCCGTGGGGAGAGTGCGCGCCACGCATGACACAAACATGGGAAGAAGCCATGCAAGACATGACACGGTGTGCCTAAAAGGTACATTTTTGGCCAGGTGTGCTATTCTTCTTTTAGTGGACTTCCCAGTGTCCACTTACACTGGTCTTTATGTCTAGTGGAACATTGTGATGTGATTGAACTAGAAACGGGGCCGTGACGCTTTTCCTGTTGTCGTCATGGCCCCGTTTCTTTATGCCTATTTCGCGTTTTAGGCTTTTACGGCTTCGTAGTATTCCTCGATCACGGCCTGTAAAAGATCGTTGTAGAACGTCTTATCGGTGGGGTGGAACAGTTCGTATTGTTTCCCGTCCGCGCTGCGGCCCGTGGGCATTCTCAGGGAGTATCCGCCTGCGGTGAGTACGAGGCGAACGCCGGTGAGGAGCATGATTCCACTGACATACACGCACGCTTCGCATAGGTAGTCACTGGGGTCGGGGCTGACGTGGGCGATTTTGACTCGTTCAATGGCTTCGCTCATAGGTTAAGGCGTCCTTTGCTCCATCGGACGCGACCGAGTTTGATTTCTTTCTCGATGGCCCTGCGGGGGAAGAATTGTTCGGCTTCTTGGATGGTTGCTCCGGGGTGTTCTTCTAGGAACGCTCTGAGCGTCGTAGGGGCCGTGTACACGCTCTCAGTGACCTTCCGGGCTTCTGGGCGTTCTACGGGCTTCCTAGCGGGCATGTGAGGCTCTGTAGAGGCTTTACGTGCTACCTGCTCTACCTCGCGCGGTTGGATAGCTGGACGCGGCTTCGACGCTTCTGCCACAAGCTCATCTTCCGACAGTTCCCCAAGGAGCATTGTCAGCATGTCGGGAGTCAACAACTGTTCTTCTTGAGCCAGACGCAACGGCTTAAGGTACTTACTGCGATCAGCGGGGGTAATGCGACGCGGGTGGGAGAGAAAACTGAACCCTTGGGCGCGTTCCTTCGCCTCGAACTCAGCGAAAAACGCTGCTTTCACTTCGTCGTAGTTCCATGTGCCGATCACGCGGCCCAGATGATACGGGCCTTGAAGATCGTTCAAGCGTTTACCCACCGTAGGGTCGAGTTCAAGATTCATTGCAGGAGTCCCCAAATGCTAGACGAGTCCAGTTTTTCTGCGTCCGAGGCGCTGATAGCTGCCTCTCCCGTGGTCTCAGTGTTTTCTTCGACCAACAGGTCATCTTCTTCTTCCTCATCGTCGTCTGCCATGTCGTAGAACGTTGGCACGGTCATCGGCTGGTTGGAAGCAGGCTCAAAGCCGAGCTTTTCCCAGTAGGAGGAAATGTAGTCTGAGATTGCCGTGGTCTCGCTCTGGTCGGCTGCGAGCATCGCGGCTTTAATGAACGTGGGCGCACCGTCTTGAACGAATGGGAACTTCGCTCCCATGTCGCCGGGATGCGACAAAGCATAGGGGAACTCGCTTGCTGTGCGGATACCCAGTGCGCGTACAACGTCCTCAGCAACGTTTGTTCGCAAGACTGCTGCTGCGCGTATCTGCTTAATAGCATCAGCGGGGAGGTGAGAGTTCACTGCGCGCTGGGGGGTCACGATGATGTAGATGCCCAGTGACGCGAACGTGTTCGTCACCTTCTTGAACAATGCTTCATACTCAGACAGGTCACTGCCCATGCCGTCACTGATCGTGGAAAGCTCATCGAACAGCATGTAAATGAACGGTAACTCCGCATCCGGGTTGAGCTTCTTAAAGTCCAGAATGTTCACCTGACCAGACTCAGCGAACATCTTGGAACGGCGGGGAACCTCAACGTTGGCAATGAAACGTAGAGTCTCCAAAATATCGCTCGACGTAAACGCCTTACGGCGAATGTGCGGCAGGTTCAACGACGCATAGTCAGAGGCTTCGCCCTTCGCGTCACAAATAGCGAACTGGATTTCCGTGGGGGGCGCATACGCTGCCATCTGGCACACAAGGTTCTTCGCGAACACTGACTTACCTGAACGGGTAGGGCCAGCGACAAGAATCGAGTTCAACCCATACAGGGAGCCGTACTGCGGCTTGCCCATACTGTCTACACCGATCACGACGGGGAGCTTGTTCTGCGGGTTGAGAATAAAGTCCCGCACGCCCTTGTCCTGATACAAGTCACCGGTCGAGAGCATGATTCCACCATCACCCTTGTACAGGTGAATGAACGCCTTGGAGCCGGACTTGAAGCCAACGGCACGCGCGTTCGGGTGTTCTTCCACGCCGCGCTCGTCGTAGCGGTAGATGTCCGCGAGTTCTTCTGCGAGCTTGTCATGAGACAGTCGAGAGCCGCGCGACACGGTGAACACGTACATGAACTGGTTTTCTTGCGCGCTCAGCAGCTCAGGCATTGAATCTTCTGGTGTGTTGATCTGCTTCGCTGCGCCGTAAATCATTTCAGCGAACACAGCCCACTGTGACGCGTCCTTCTGGTAGGTCGTCCACGCGCTGATCGACGGGTTAATGCGGGGGAGGATGGCCGAGAACTTCTCAAAGAGGAACCCGCGCGTGTACATGCCTTTCATGCCCTCGGGCACGTCGGCTTCGCGGGGGATTCCCGTTGAGACGGGCTGCGCGGGTAGGAGGTCACCCCAGCCCAAGTCCTCTTCCTCTGCTTCCACCGTGGGAGCGGCTTCTACTACCGGCTCACTGCTGAAAGCAGGCTCAACCGGGGCGGGCTGCGGCAAGGGGGCGGGGCTCTCGACAACCGGCTCGGGGGCGGGACGGTTCTTGCGCGCGCGCAACGTGCTTAGCGAGAACCCGCCAGTGAACAAGAGCGCGCCACACATGGCAGAAAACATGCCGCCCAAGAGGACATACGCGCCAAAAGACAAGACGGGAACAAAGATGCTGAGCAGCGTGAGGAGAGTGCCCGCAACGCACGTGCCCGCCGAGAGCTTAAGGGCACTCAAACCGGTTTCGGCAACAGTGTCAGCCGTATGGTCTTTAGAGGCTTTGACGGCTTCTTTCGTGAACTGCCATGAGGCTTGACCTGCTGCCATTGCCGCACGCTCTGCCGTGGACTGTGCGCTCGCGGTCTGGTCTTGCCCAATATGAGCAAAAGACATGCCGCCGGACTGACCTAAGCTGCTGGACGCATAGGGGGCGAGCTGAGGGCCGCTGATAGTCCTCTCGGGCATACCCCAATCCAAGTTACTGTCACCCATTCCCGGAGCATACGTCGGCTGGTGCGTGCGCTGCTGGTAGCGTCGCAACGCTTCATCATCATCAGAGTTAAAAGCCACGGGTTCACCTCACCAAAAATAGAGACACAAGAACGGTCACAACAGCGATGAGCACGGCGACCACGTAAAAGCTATTCTTCGTGGACTCGTTCATATCAAGAGACTTCACCCACGAGATCGACAGGATTAAAAACATCGTGATAAGCGTGACTAACATCAGCGCGCCCAATCCTTGTACTGGTCAATGATGTAGGACGCGGGGTCAACACCATCAGAGTCTTTCAGGAGGTTGTCGAGGTCCTTGTCGATAGAGACAAGCCACCCGGTGTCTTGCGCGGGGTAACGCTGCACGGTGATATCAAACGACACCTCACGCATGGGCACATCACCATCACTCGTCGTGCCGGTCTGAAGATGGTCAATGGACTGCTGGTAAGCGTTCGTCACGTACTGGTAAGCGATCTGCTGGCCTTTAGCTGAGTCAGCTTCACCCTTCATAGCGTCCTTAAGCTGCGCGAACAGCTTGTCTTTGTCCTTGAGCCAGAAACTCTTATTGCTCATGTCGATCATCTTTGCGCGCACCGTGTAGGACTCTTTATCGCCCGTAAAGTTCGCGCTACGGGACACGCTCTGGACCTGCAAAGACAACAAGCCAAGACGGTAACGTTCCCGCTTGTACTGGTCCTTAAAATCTGACGTTGACGCGGTAGAAGAATCGAAATAGTCCGCGTAAGTCGTCACGACGCTACTGCGACGCGAGTAGAACTGTGCGGTCGAAAAATCCAGAGTGTTCAACGCGCGCATGTACGTGTACACGACCTCATCAGGGGCCGTGTCCTTGTTCCCCAGCGACAGCGGGGTACCGTCGGTGTCCCAAATGAACCCGTCCTTGGGGGTGCCGTACTTTTCGCGTAGTTTGTCTTGCTGGCGCATGAGAACTTGGTCTACGCCTTCAGGGCCGCTCGATGCGGAAGCGTTGCTTTTCGCTGATGCGGAGGCTGCGACTTCTGCGCGTACTTTATCGACGTTTGCTTGTGCGCTGCGTGACCTCATGAGACCGTATGTGCCGATCAGTAGCGCGATCACCAACGCAACGACAATGCCTGCCGTGGTGCCCCGGTGGGTTTTCACCCACTGGCCTACACCGTTCGTTTTTAGTTTCTCGTCCACTCCCTTAACCTTTCTAGGACTGTCTGAGCTTTTTATTCAATGCCATTAAAGAAATCATCAGCACTCGGCTCACTATCGGCCTTATTTGGCATTGCCGCGTGCTTACCGCGCCCCAAAGCGGAGGGCAATGTCGGTTCGCTTGCGAGAATCTTATCGACTTCGCTTTCCAGAATCGTTGTCTCAAGGTGCGGGCCGTCGTCCACGCTTTGCGAGAGTACGCCGTCGAGGACTGTTTCTTCAGGGTCTCGGCTCGTACCAGTCTTGAACAAGCTGCTCTCGGCAATGTAATCGGGGAGCATGACTTTACCGACCGTGAGGACAGCTTGATTCAGGCAGATGAGGAACGCGCGGTTATACGCACTCGATAGTTCACTGCTGAGACCGTTGTAGGCTTCAGCGGTGTTTGAGCTTGCTGCGATACGTTCAAGTTCACGTTCGATCACGTCTTGACTGAACCCGTTCTCACCACTGGACAGGGCGTGAGCAAGTCCCTTACGGTCCTCACTACTACCCAAGTAGCCGATAGCCCACGACTGGATGTTGCCGAGAATATCGAGACCGTTCGCCTTGTCGAGGAACTGGCCCGGCTCGTTGGAAACAATGAGGTTAATGTCGCCCATCTTTCGGCCACCCGTGAGGGCCGTGCCGATAATTTCCTTCGCACCGGGAATACGCGCCCAACGCTGCAATTCTTCCCACACTGTCGCGTTGAACTTCCCAGCGGCTTTACACGCCACAGAGCGAGCATGGTGAACGACCGCCGTAGACAGGTGCGCGATCTGAACACTGATGTCGTCCATCGTGTTTGAGGTTCGCGATGCCATACCCAAAGCGACAGACACGAACCGCGCGTCCTTCACACTCTTGATCGACACTCGGTGGGAGAAAATGTGTCGGCTCGCCCCGTCCGGCTCAAAGAACTCTGCGAGCTGAGCGCGAATAAACGTGAGTGTTTGAGCGAACGCCGGGTCAGTGAGACGGTAGTCGTCACTGTGACCGCCCACGATCATCTCGTGCTGCTGCTTAATGACCGCATACACGTCGAACAGGCTCAACCCTTCACTGCGATGCCACGTGTGCGGTTCAAGGGAGGACACCCCCGCGCGAGAGTAAGTCGTGGACACTGCGCTTTGGAGAATCTGCCGCGCCCACTCGCTCTCGGAGCCGCGCCCGACGAGTGCTGACAGGTATGCGAGCGTGTACTGTGCGGACACGTCGTACATGGACATGTCGTCTGCGATACGGTCCTCAGAAACAGCGATTTCGAGGGGGTCAAAGTACTTCCCGTCATGCCCGCCCATATCGACGATCACGACATCTTCCGGGTTTTGCGCGGCATATAGGGCGGCGATTGGTTCGTATTCGCTGCCTTCAACGTCGTTGACGGTGATGCGGATACGCGGGTCGTTGAGGAACCCGATCAGCCACGTTTTCACGATGTAGGACTTACCGCCACCGGTCTGCGCGATCACGAGGACGTTCTCAGCGCTCATGCCCGAGGCGTGGAAGAGCTTCAGAATCGGGTAGAGCGTGGAAATATCCGTCGCAATGTACATGCCACGGCTACCGATAATGCCTTGGTCGTAGCCGGAGAAACGGGAAATGATCTCATCGGGGAGCGTCATCTTCCCGGTCCTACGGCCAATGCCACGCGACGCGGGCCGCAACGCGCTTGAAGCCGACAGGAACGAGGCGATGTCATCTTCCACGCGGCTAATGTGAAGCCCGCACTCTGCGGCTTCCTTCACGATTGCTTCAAGAGCGCGATCAAAACCTTCCCCACGCGGCCCAGAAAGAGCCATGTAGGACTGGAACGTAAACACGCTGCGCCCAGCTTCGGTTTCTTCCTTGAAGAATCGCGTGCTGTGTGCGCGGCGGAGCTTACGGGCAACGTCTTGGGCTTCCTTCTCGGGAAGATTGTTCGTAGACGTTGGCATGTCTACTTTCCCGCTGAGGAGGTTGTCGCTCTGCGTGAGGAGGTTCTTCAGCTTGCCTTTAGTCCAGTCCGCGTCAAACGGCGTGGCGGTCGTGAAGAACGCGAGCGTGTACTGCGAGGAGCCGAGACGCGCACGGAGCCTGCTGCGCATGAACAGGGGGACCTCATGGTCGTATGCGTCAATCGTGTAGAAAACGGTGACGTTTTGGGGGCCGGACATGAGAGCAAGATCGTCGGTGTACAAGGAGTGGTTGCGTGCGGGGAACCGCCCGGAAATATTACGGTTCGTCGAGCGTTGAATCATCCACTGCCAGAGCTTCCAAAACGGGATTTCTTGGACTTTCTTACGGCGCTTAGGGGTTTTGGTTGGCATGGTTAGTCTTTCTGGTGGTGGAGTGAAGCAGCGTCAATGAGCCTGTACAGGTCGGTCCATTTCGCGTATGCGACGCGACGCAATTGCTCGTTCGCCGGGTATTCAACGAGGGCGGGGACTGACAGGAGGAGACTGGGTGCCGCACCCACGGACGTGAACGTGCGGGTCTTGTCGAGTTTCGCGAGCCGGTTTGCGGTTCCTTCGCTTTCTAGCGCGTACAGGACCTTGCGGCGGTGTGGGCCGACGTGTTCAACAACGTGCCAGTTCGCGTGGGTCGTGTAGTCCACGATGATAGCCGCGTCGAACGCGGTGGATGCGAGGAGCATGTCGTTAATGACGTTGCTTGTCGGGTGCTGGGTGAATACGACGCGGGCCGCGAGTTCGGGGGCTGCGACTTCGGTTTCTGGCGTAACCCACGCATAGTTTTTGTACAGGGCCTTGTACGTGATTCCGGGAGGCATGACAAAGATGAGCCTGCATCGCACGTGTTCAGCGGACTCTAGGTAGTTCTGGAAGCCCATCATGAATGACTTGAGGTACTTCATGGAGCCGAGAACTTTCACGCGGTACACGGTTTTCGCGCCCGAGTATTCGACACGGGGGAATACCTTCACAGACACGGAAGAGTCCGCTGCGCGACCGGTTTTCGTGCGCTTCGCGCTCTGCCTCAGAACAGCGTTCTCTTTGGAGAAGCGCGCGTATCCGGCTGCGAGTTCAAGAACCGCGTCTAACGCTGCGGTTCCGTCCACGGTTTGCGTGTCGTCGAGCTTCTTGTATTCGCTGATGAGGGTTTGGGCTGCGCGCGACAGGTGGGGGGCGATGTCTGTAGCGCCGTTGAGGACGCTGATAGCGCCGTCTGCGGGGCTTTCATTACCGAATAGGGTGACAGCCTCAAGGAACCCGTTAAGAGCGTCCTCAGAGTCCATGTAGGAGCCATTAGTGACGATTCCCCCACACGTGGACACGGCGATACGCACCAACGGTGACGGAGTATCCGACGGGTAGATGATCGTCGCATCGGGGGCTTCTTTACGCGCGTCACGCACGAACTGAGCAACACTCACGGGAGCATCATCACTGTGGTGTACAACAAGCGCGTCCAGCGACAGGGAACCCAAGGCGCGCCGCGCGTCCTCAACGTTCGCATACGTCACCCACGAGGGGAACCCTCTCGCCGGGGCCGTGTTCGAGATGAGCATTTTCATGCTGACACTCCGGCGGGTTGTGCGAGGAAGCGGAGCTGGCGGAACATCGGGTCACGGTTCCACACAAACTTTTGCCCAAGGCGCGTCGCATTCATCGCGAGTTCTTCACTCGGTTCGCCCGCATACAGCCAGCCGTTAGAGGCGACAATTTCTTGGAGGTCGTCGTCAAAGCGCTCGCGGGACACGAAATTGTTCAGCATCGTGGCGATTGCTTTAACTCGCGGGGAAGCGTCGAGGAACGCGGTGCCGCTCACCCAGTGGATAGACGCGGGGAACGCTTGAGAGATCGTTTTGATCTGTGTCGTGTAGTCGTTGTCTCCACTGAGGAACACGGGAATGATCGTGTAGTCGAAACGGGGGATGAGGCCGGTGAGTTCATCGAGGCCACCGGGGGCGAGTGTTTCTCCCGCGTTAGGGCTGGTCACGTACAGGGTTTGTGTCTGCTGGTATGGGGTGCTGATGGGGAGTGAGCGGTGGAACTCGGTGTAAAAGTCCGGGTTGCTCGTCACGTGGGATAAGAACGGCTCATTGTTGACGGTACTGGCGATGAGCGTGCTGTAACCGTGCTGCGAGTAGTAGTCAGCGAGAGTGCGCGTGTAGATGAAGAGCCGGTTCGGTGTGGAGCCGATGATGATGTTGACGCGCGCCCCGGTGTTGAGCACGGGGAACGCCCCGCCTTGGGCTTCAACGTAGGTGGGGAACGCTTCAGACAACGCGGGGAAATCGTTGAGCTTTAGTTGCGGGTATTCGCTCAGTTCCGCACTGTCCTCGTCGTCAGAGTCAAAGTACATCGTGTCCGAGTGGGCAACGCCCATTGACGCGAAATCCTGCTCAGCAACCACAGTGGGGGCAGCGTACTGGCGGGTTTCTTCGGGGGCCTGCGACGTGATGGTGGGCAGCTCGTTACTGTACGTCTTGTGTGCGTCTTGGAACTCGACGAACGACAGTGAGCCAGCGTCCTTGAAGAACTGGGGCCACGACAATGCGGTGGACTCCAATGCGCACGCCAGCGGGTAGGTGATGCCACGGACGAACCCTAGTGCGACCTGCTCGTTCTGCGCGAAACAGATCACGTCGATCTGCTGGACGACGTTTTCGCGCTGCGCGTCTGCGAGATACGTATCGAGGAGGCGTAGCTCGCTTGCTGCGATTTCCTTGTTTGCGAGGACAAGAATACGGTCGAAAGACTCGTTCTTGATCGCAATGGTTTCATAGAACTCTTTGATGGTGTGATATGCGGAAAACTCTGCTGCGTCAGCGTTGCCGCGCGCAAAGTTGAGTACCTTTTCGGGCGACATGTCCGCGATGATGCAAATCTTCACTTTGTAACCCTTCCTTGTGAAGTTTCGTCACTGATGTAACGTTTTTGTCCGCCTGCTGTTTCCACGTAAATCGGGTGAATACTGCCAGAGTAGGAAGCGGAAACGGAGCTGTTGAGCGCGTCTGCGACAGAGAAGTTGTCAATCCCGTAGATCGTTTCGGTGAGCTGACCGAGGAGCGTGCGGTCAAGGGGTTGGACGCTCATCCAGTTACCCCGGCTAATGAGGATGGAAGAGAATGCCCGGTATCCTTCGATGAGGGCTTCTGCGGACGCGCGGGAAGCGTCCAATGATAGGCAGAACACGTCACTTGGGGTGCGGGAGCCGCGTTGTTCTTCTTCGAGGTTCGCAATGATCGCGGTCCCGATGTTACGGAAGTCCTCGTTGGGGGCTTGTGCGAGGTCGGTGTACATGCGCTCAAAGCGTGGCCGGTCGTCGAGAGTGCCCATGAAGTCGATGTGTCGGACGGTGATGTTGCGTTTCCCAGCTTCTTGGTATGCGTCTGCCAATCCGTCCCAGTTTGCGTTTACGTCTCGGCTTAGTGTGCGGCCCACGGTCATACCCTTGTGGGCGAGGAGGTAGATGCCGATTTGTCCGCCGACGAAATAGCAGATGTAGGGAGCGTCGTCGTCGATACGGTAAATGCCCCAGAGCTTGCCTTCGGGCATGATGAGGTCTCGTTCGTTCATGCCTTTCCATGCGCGGCGCACGGTGCGTTCGTCGAGGAGGAGGAAACGGCAAGCGTAGAGGACAGCTAGGGGGATGACGAGGAGGAACAGGGGAACCTTGATGAGCGCGGCCATCGGAACCCACGCGAGGCAGGCGAGGCAGACAACGGCGGTCACGGGTAAGGCGATCATCGCTGCGATGCGGCGCTGGTGTTTAGAGTCAGCCATTGTCGTTGCGGGCTGAAACTCTAGGCCAAGGGGGATGCGCAGGGTTTCATCCCCGGTGCGGGGATGGTAGTCGTACTGGTCTGTGAGGTTGTCGCTCATTCTTATGCTTTCGGTTGATGTGATGGTTCGTTGAGTCTATTAAACATACTAGCCTATAGTGTACCTATTTTATAGGAGTATGGCCGGGTGCGTAACAAGGGGTTTTCCTTTGGGAGAGGCTTCAATACGGGGCGGGATGAACTCTGCGCGTAACTATGCGCCATATATGCGCTATCCGAGGTCTCGGCCCCGTGCATTTTGAGCCTTTTATGCATCTGCGCCTCCATTCGCGTATAGCTATACGCTTCTAGTGGTCACTCAAACCGTAGATAGTGCGTCACCCACTGCGTCAAATACCCCTGCTGGAAGCCAACATCGGAGATATCCTCAGAGTCAGCCGAGGGGCCTTTCTTCACGTGAGCGCCTTGCGTGGAAGCGTGGCTAATCCACCCGTCACCAATGTAGACACCCACGTGGCCGGGGCCGCTGATAATGTCTCCCGGCTTCAGGGAGTTCACGTCACCATTAAACGGGCGGGACACCGCGCGAAATGTGCCAGACGACGCTGAGAGCTTGCTTGTCACCTGATCGGCACTCGACTTGCCGACGACAACGCGGTCTTGGTCAGCGGGAAGCTGCACGGCTTTACCGGAGCCGTCCATCGTCCATCCGCTCATGAGGAGGAGAGCTGACACCCAGCCGGAACAGTCGTAGCCGTTTGGCCCGCGAGCGCCCCAGTCGTAGGTGTAGTTTTTCTGGCTACTTGCCCATTTCGCGTTAGCGACAATCGCTAAGCCAATCTGATTAGGGGACGCTGCAACAGCGGGTATGCCTTGCCCACTGGAATACTCTCCGCCTTGGTTTCCGCCCTTCTGTCCGCTTTTCACGCCAGCCGACGTGGAACCAAGCTGTTTGAGTACTTCAGGGTCTTGGGTGAGGAGGAACACGCTTGTGTTCACTGCGAGGAGTGCTGCCATGACAGCGGCAACGAACGTCAACCACGAGGCGACAATCAGAGCGTTCAGGGCATCCACGAGGCGCGAAAAGAACCGTAGGAGCTTCCACACGCCCGCACGAGCACTTCGCAGCACGCCACTAGGGGATTGCTCGCCCCCAGCCGCCAAAGCGACGTTAAACGCTGCTCTGGAAGCTAGGGACGCGCATTTAAGTCCCAGCGACAGGATGAACAATAAGAACGCGATCAGCACGGTTACGCCTTCTTAGAATCAGCGTTCGACTGAATGGTCCTACGGCCCTTAGAAATACTCGATTCGATGACCTGCTTCTTTTCCTTCTTCTTCGCCGGGTCATTCGCACTGTCGCCCTTAAGGGTCTGCTTATTGAAGTCAGCGGCCTTCGTCTTATCGCGAGGCTCGTCCGACTCAGCGTGGACAGCGGTAGCGGCCTTCACGCGGCTAGAAACACCCTGAGCGCCACGAACCGCCGCGCTACCAGCACCACGGCCCGCCGCGACAGCAACGCCAGCGCCAGCCGCCATGCCACCACCGAACGAACGCATACGGCTCATGCCGCTACGTGCCATGTCAGCGAGGCTTGAACCCGCAGCCGCAAGGCTGGAACCAATGACCTTAGCGGACGCGACAATTTCCTTCGTAGACGCGCGCAAGAGGATGAAATAGACGATGGAGATAGCCACGTTCACCGCAGCGACAATGAGCAGGAGCAACACCGGGTCACCGACAGCCATACTGCTACCCAACTGGCCGGTCACGCCACTCGCGGGACTACCGATCAGGAGGGAAATAATGCCGACGTGGATAAACCCGATCACGCCGATAGCGAGGATAGGCCGCAGAATATGCTTCCACAGTCCACTTGTTGCCTTCTCGTCACTCACGCGGCACGCGGAGGCCATAGACCGCAAGATCGCTACCAAAACAATCGCAATGATCGCACCGTACTTGAGGAGCGGGACCACGTAGATACTGGTCACGTCCACCGCGAGGAGCATGATAGCGGTCGTAATCGACGACTCTTGCATGACCTGTTGGTAGAAGTTCGTATCATTCGACGACAGTAATGCGGGCTTTTGCAGCGAGTTCGCCAGCATGAGGCGCATGTAAGCGTCAAAGCTGAAGTTCTTCAACTCATATGCCTGCGGGTAGAGCTGGCTACCGGTCTGAACACCCAAAACAGTAGCGTCTGAGAACACTTGATTGAACTCGAACGTGGTCATCATCGCGGCAGACGAATTGAGCACGTTGTCTTGGAACGTGTAGTAGTTCAACAGGTCCAAGAACGGGGTCTTAGTATTCCGCAAGACGCGCATGATGCGAGACTCAACGGGAGTCAGGTCAGACTCGGTGAGACCGTAAGCAGTCATCTCGGAGGGGGAGAACACCATCGGACGCTCAGCCGGGTAGGAAGCCGGATTCAAGGGGTCTTTCACCGTGTAGGTCACGCCGTTCGCATAGACCTTCGTCGGAGCCGCGTAACCGGCCTCGTACATTTGGTCTACCCACGGGCTGTACATCGCCGCGAGCTGCGAAACGTTCACGTTCTGCCAGTACTTTTGGCGATTCTCGGGGTTGTCCTTGTACTCATCATCATGGCCCGGCTCGAACGGGAGGTTACTGTAGGTGCGCAGACTGTACTTCTTGTCGTATTCGACAACGACATTGTTAGCGGCCTTCAGGTAAGGAATCGTGTAGGTGAACAGTTCCTTCATGCCGAGGTAGTCTTTCAACTCCCCGTTATTGTCAATGGTCGCGTCCGCGTCCTTATCGCCGGACTTGTTGTTGTAGAAGTACCCCTGATCTGGGGCGGACAGCAGCATGTCTTTCCAGCCGTTAGAGGCGTTCGGTGCGGCTGACAGTCCGTGGTCGAAGTTGTACCACGAGAAGTGGTAGTACGGGGACTCCGTGAACAATCCGAACGCGCCGAGACTGTTGTAGTCAGCGTCCGTGTACGGCTCGTTGTCCGGGTTGTAGCCAGCGGGGTTTTGTTCCTTGATCTGGTCGCGCGCGCTCTTGCCTTGCGTGTACACGCCGAGGCTGAACTGGTATGCGCCAGTTGGGATACCCACGTTCTGACCATACGTGAGGTTGTCGAGCTTCGATGCGTCACCAATATGGTCGTTGACGATCTTGGAAGCCATGACAGGCGTGATGTACGACAGGGTTGTGGGGTCACTGTTGCCGGAGGGCTTGTTCGCGTATCCGGTGCCCGCGTATGCGGTCAACGTGTCCGGGTACTTGTCGTAAGCGTCCTTCATGCTTTCAGTCCACGTACTCATGTCAGGAGTCTTGTTGTACGCGGCCTTACCGTCACCACGGGTCTTAGAGAGTCCGAGGTACGTGTAGCGGGACTGGTTAGCGATATCCACGTAGGAGCGGTACAGGTACGTAGAGTTCGGGTCACTCAGGAACGTTTCACCGCCGTATGCGCTCTGCGTGGAGGACTTCAACAGGCGAGACAGGGAGTCGGAGGAAGCGACAGCGCGGCTCAGGTCAGAGCCGAACTCGACAGCGGTGCGCTTCTTCGGGGACTGCCATTTGAGGAGAATGTTCTCCCCACCACGGTTAGAAATCTCGTTTTCTTTCCCGTCACTACCGTCGCTCACCCAGCCGGACATGTCGGCTGCGTTGTTGAACACGGTTTGCAGGTAGTTCCCGTAATCGTCGCCGGTAGCGGCCTTGTCGATTTCAGATGAATACGCTTGATGGGTGACGAGCGCCCAGTAGGTGAACTTCTCGCTGAGAACCTTACCGCTGTAAGCGTTCGTCTGGTCGATCACGTAGTTCAACGTGGGGATAGCGCCCGCTGCGACGATGAAGAAAATGATGAAGCTCATGACCGCTCGCCGGATGGAAACCATCTGCACGAGAGCGAACACGCCGAGCATCGCTGCGACGAACACGAGCATGTACGACAAGTACCGGTTGTACAGGGTCACAATCGAGTCAGTCCACGACAAGTCATGCAGGTTCGGCGTGGACACGTAGCCAGCGAAACCGACGTATTTCGTGGTGCCCTGATTCACGCCGATAGTCTGCGTGCCCGTCATGTCCGAGTGCCAGCGGAGCATGAAGCTACCGGCGATCATCGTTAGGAGCTGCGACTTGTAGGCCGTGTGGCTCCAATTCGGAGACAACAGGGCAAGCGAGTAGTCAGTCAAGTTCGCCAGCTTCTCATTCGCTGCGGTCTGCTCATCGACAGTGAGCTTCAAGTTCGACTGAACGGGCGGCAGGTCACTGTTGTACTTCCAGCCGAGCTTTTGTAAAGCGCTGGTGTCACCAAACGCTGCGAGCACGTAGGACGAGTAGAGGCTGACAGCGGTCGGCTTCGGCATAGCGGACGCGGTTTGCGTGAGGTTCGACGAGGGGTCAAGAACCTTCTCCCACGCGCTAGACACAGCCTTAGAGTCAATGTCCCTAGCCTTCGCGAATGGCTTCCCGTCGCTACCGATAGCGTCTTGATACATGCCGTCAGCGGGGACATCGCCCTTGAACGCTTGGATATCGTCGAGGACGATCATCTTGTTCACGGTTTTCACGGGGTCTGAGTTGTTACCCGGATGCGCGCCAACCCACATGATGTCAGAGGGCGTAGTCGAGGACGCACCAGCGCTGGGGGTGAGGACTTCACCGCCGATGCGCAGCATGTTCATGGTGTTGCGCTTGCCGTTAAAAAGGCCGCTAGAAACGTCGTTGAGGCCAGCCTTCTTAAGCTGTTCACCCCAGCCGGTTTTAACTCCGTCCAAGAACGTGTCCCACGAGTCAGCGCCTTGGAAGAACCACTTATCGTTCGGGAAGTTCCATTCGCTTGTCCCGACTTGAACGGTGGAGTGGAACGCGCCGAAAGGCTTGTATGAGGGCGCGTCAATTAGGCTTTCCGTAATGCGCTTTTGCGCGTACTCAAGGTTGAACGTGCTCTGCCCACTCGATGCGCTTCCCAACTGGATAGCTTGGTTTGAGAGCACGAGGTTTTGGAAACTGACGGTGTTGTATGCGCCGCCCGGCTTGGAGATGTTCGAGCCTTCCACCTTCATCCACGTGGAGGGGTTCATGGACGCGGGGATAGCAACCCACGTGTGGTTGGGGCCGCGATACACGAGATCACCGAACGGGCTGATTGCCATTTTCCCGCTGTATGCGGTGAGCGCTACAGCTTTGCTTGCGTCTTGGAAAGCGCTTTTGACGGCTTCAATGTCAATGCTGTCGCTCTGCTGGTCTGCGCCCTTCGTGAAGTCGAGGTCGCTCTGGTACAAGTCAACGAGGGAAGAACCGTACCCCTGCTTCAAGTTCGCCATAGAGAGCGCCTGATAGAGGGCGATCACGCTGGGAGTGAGGTTCTTACCCGAGGGGTCCCACACGAACGCGGGGATAGTCTTACCGCCCGCGTTGTAGACGAGAGCGTTCCACTTTGCCTTGTAAGCGGGGGAGGTCTTAGGGAGAACCGTATCTTCCATGACATCTTCGCCGCCAGCGCCACCGGACACCATAGCGAGGAACGTGCGCCAGTCAGTCGGATAGTTCTCGGTCGTCCACGTAGCGTCCGACGCATAATCACCGTTCGTGTACGCGAACTGTAGGTCTGAGCCGCCCTTCCAGACGTTCCCGATCACATAGTTCGCGACACTTTCCGCAGCGTCCTTACTCATGCCCACAGTGTTCTGTAGGGCAGTGGTCATGTTTTCTTTGGTCTTGTCCTGCTGTTCCTTGTCCTTCTTTTGGATACTGCCGTTGTAGTTGAACTGCGATTGGAATGGGACGTAGAAGTTCGATACGTAGGTGCCGAGAATGCGTAGTTCTTCGGGCTTCAGGTTCGCGACACCGGAGTCAGCGAGGCTCTTGTTCTTCGCAAGATTGATGACAGCAGCGGTACGACTAGACGCGCTACCGCCCGTAGGAGCGTCGTCCGCGAGCGCGCCGGGGACGATCACCATTCCCAGTGCGATAACTGTTGCGGTTGTAGCCGTCACGATGCGCACAGCGCCCTTGCGGGCCGTGCGTAGAACTGTTTTTGCGGAGATATTCATACGTTATGCCTTTACTGGTTTAGAGGTTTGTCGCGCGGAAACTTCTACGTTTAGAACATTCCCATAAAAGCGTCGAACATCTTTAATACCCACCCCATGACGGTCAGGAGGCCACCGGATACGAGGAGCGCGGTGACAAAGAATGCTGCCATGAGAACCGGGAGGCGCTTCAATGCCCAATAGACCATTGGGTTGCGCCCGTTTGCTGCGCCTTCACTGGCCGCGTTGATCGCAGCGCTACTGAACAGTTTCGACCTGATTTTCCCGCCGTTTTCCCGGTAGGACTGTACGCCGGGGAAAGTCAGATAAGCCATGTCGAGGAGGGCTGACAGGTAGATGAGGGCTTCAACGACTAGAGCGATAGCACCGAGGAGGACTCCGACGGGAGCGAGCCACGGGCGCGCCAACGTGAGGGCTTGATCTTGATTGCCGGAGGCTTCTGCTTTAACGGTGTCAATGCTCTTCGTGATCTTCGTGTCTTGCTGCTTGATGAAGTTGTAGAGCTTTGCTTTGCGGGGGGTTGCGAGGCCGCTTTGTGCTGTGGCGTTGAGCGCGGTCTGCATGAACTTTGTTTTGTCAGTGTTCGTGAGCTGGTTGTAGGTCGCGTAGTCGAAACTGACCGTACCGGCTTTAGCGTCGTATTCGAGGATGTTGATGCTGCGCTTTTTCAGCGAGTCGTTACTGATAGAGACGATGCCTTGAATGTTTGCGTCGTTTTGGGCGATAGCGACCACGGATTTCACGGTGTCATCAGCGTGTGCGGGGACACTGGACATGAGGAAGCCGCCCACCATGAGGAGGAGGGCGAGAATGATGCGGGGGAATCGTTGCACTTTGGTTTGTGTGTTCATGGGATTTGTGGAGCTTTCACCTACATGCGGGTAGCCGCATGGCTTCCCCAGTTTCCTGTGCTAAACCGGGGAAGCCATGCGAGGAAAATTAGCCGATACCCTGACCGATTGAAGTAATCACGTCGATTGCCCAAGCGAAGAACTTGGAGAACATTCCGCTGGTCACGCCAGTGACAATGAAGATCACAACGAACGTGGTGATACCCATTTCCTTCACGAGAATCAGGAGGGGGTTCTTGCTGTTCTGGTTACCCTTCTCGAATGCGCGGGTAGCGAAGTAGCCGACCTTCGACACTGCGGTGCCGACCTTGCCGCCGCTACCAATGAAGCCCGAGAGGACAAGGAGGATAGCGAGGTTCCATACCCACAGGAACGAAACGAGCGCCATGACGAAATACACGAGGGCACCCGAACCGGTTGAGATACCACCGAGGAGCGGGAAGATCGCGTTACGACCGTTCTCCAAGTCAACGGGGTTGTAGGAGCTGTTGATCGCGTTCGTCCACGCGGTTGCCATGCCGGACGTGTTCTTCAACTGGCTAATCCAGTTGGACGCGGTTTCCTTGGTCACGCCGTCACTCTTAGAAAGAGAATCATCGTAGCCGCGTGCCTGCGGGTTCGTGTAAACCTCAGTGCGAGCGCGGAGGTCACCTGCGAACTTGGTACGAGCATCGCCAGTGAGCCTGCCAAACATGGCTTCGTTGACGTTGCCCTCAGTGTCGATCAGGTCGCTACCGTTAACGGTGCCGCCACCTTCGAGGGCGTACTTGTTGCCCTGAACTTCCTTACTGACCGTGGTGCGCAGAGCTTGGTCGGCCTGATCGGAAGCATCCTTGTTGGCTGCGAACGCGCCAACACTGGTCAGGAGAGTGAGGACAATCGCGAGGATTGTCGTCAGAATCATGGAACGGTAGAGCGCACGAGACTGGTCTCGCCTACTCACCGCAAGAGTCGTAGTCATTTTCGTTTGGTTTCCTTTCCGGTTCAGACCACTAGAGATGGGAGAGCAAAGCCCGCGAGCTTAGCTACAGTCACAATTAAAAGAACTATGTTGATTGCATGTAACGCATTAAAAACGATCTTTGTTTCCCACGTGCCGCCCGTTGAGAAAAATCCGGGCTTTCCCTTTTGTGTTGGGGGGACGTGGGGAATGATCTTGATGCGTTCGGGGAGCACATGCTTACGCAAGATGAACTTGTTCATGAACAAGCCGGTTGCGAACGGTAGTCCTTCTGGTGTGAGTAAATCCAGAATAAGGTGCGCGACGAGACCAAAGCCAATACCCATGAGTATGAGCTGCGTCAAAGCCGAGCTGAGGTTCCCCGTTGTCGGGTCGAGTTTTGACAGGAAATAGAGGATTACCGCTAGTGGGAGTTCACTGTGTGTTTGCCACGAGCGGTGCTTACAGTCGAGGACGCTCACAAGCTGAGCTGCGCGGCTCCCTTTGGGGAATACGCCGCGTAGGGGCTTAGTGGCGTGGAGGACGTGACTGATTGCGCGTGATACCACGTCTTGTGAGGGGAGGGACTGGCCTGAGCGTTGCCCGATGGGCTTGAGTTCGTCCCACAGTCCGCCGGGAGCGTGGTCGAGGTCTGAGGCTGTTGCGCCCCATACTGCGAACGGGTAGAGGCACGCGAGGGAGGCTACGGGGGCTGCTGCGACGAGCGGGGAGCCACTGTAGACGAGGAGTGAGTAGCCTGCGAGGCACGCTGTTACGCCGCCCGCGCGGTGTGTTACGCCCTGCATATGCTATTCACCGTCCTCTTCTTCGTTGCGGGCCATGTTGTAGCGCTGCCGAATACCCTTGTTGACTTCGCAACGGTAGTCGTAGCCTTCCTGCCCGTGAACAGCACTGCGGAGGAACCTGAGCGCCCCATCGTCGGTAATGCGAAAGACACCAACACCACGCAAGACGAGCTTCTTCTCAGCTTCTAGGGACTCTAGGCAGGTCTGCGCATAGTAGGAGAGCACCGTTTCCGCCTTGTGGACGTTGTAGCCGTTTTCGCGGGCGAACTGCTTGTACTGGGCTGCGAGAGGCTGACGATGCGCCAGACCATAGTTCGCTGGCCCACAAGACATTTCAACCAGCCCAAGATAAGAAACAGTTTCCCCACCCTTGAGCACCCTATCGAGCGTCCACTGCCTGTAGGTGGTCAACATGTCCTCAACTTGGACGATGGGAACACCCGTTTTCTGGGCTGTTTCCCGCATGTTTAGGTTAATGAAACTCAAAGTAGTTCCCTTGTTTGTACAAGAAACTCAGTAGGGTCGTTTTCGCTTTGCTCGATGATGTAGTTCTGCGTGATTACAGGGTCGTAAAACGCTTCAATCGCATAAGCGAGAACGTCTCGGTCGATACGGATATGCAACGTGTCGCCGGGCTTAATGTTGGCTTCTTGGAAGGTTTTTAGGAGGTCAGCAACGATAGCGGCAGCTTTCTGCGCGTCCGCACTGACCGTGGAGACTCGGAAGAACCGGTCTTTAACGTAATCAACAATCCACACGGCTTAGTGTCCAATCGTGACTTCGACGAGGTAGTCAACGAGGTTCGCGAGGACCGCGCCAAGGTTAAGACCGAGGTCTTGCACGTAGCTGCCGATCACGAACAGGACGATGACAACAACCGTGGCGATAATCGTCTTGAAACGCTTCCGCGCGTAGATCATTGCCGCACTCTTAGCAGAGCCGTTAGCGCGAGCACCCGGCATTTGCACTTGTCCGCCGGTTTCTGCGAGGTCCACTGCGCTGATTGCGTCTGAGGTCACCCACGTAATGCCCTGCTTGCCGCCAGAGGACGAGGGCATCGGCGCGGGGCCGCCCATACCGCCGATACCACCAACAGACATGGGTGAACCGCCGGAGGCATTGTGCCCGCCACCAAGGAACGAGCGCGTAAAGCCAAAGTTGATGTACACGAGGTCGATCATCGTAATGAGCGCGAACGAGCCAAAAACGAGTGCGACGAGCCAGCCAACGACGTAGCTAATCCACCACAATGTAGCGTTTCCGCCCGCATAGCCTTCGTGGAACTTCTGCTTGTCGATTGCCCCACCCTTCAGGAACTCTAAGTCCTTCTTGTACTTGTCGTCGGTCTTAACGAGCGGGGTACGTGAGGGGTTTGAGCGTAGGTCAACGCTCATAGGGCTGCGGCCCGACTGAGGGGCCGTCTGCTGGGTGGTTGCCTGCGGCGCTGGGGTCGTGTCAGCGTCACTCGTGTAGTCCACTCGGACAATCCCCGTATCGACGGGGGTTTGTGCCGCGTAGGACGTTTGAGCGAGGCCAACGAACGCTGTTAGGGCAATGCCCGCCGACAGCATGGGAGCTGCCACCTTGTGCATGATGGTTTTCACGGCTGTGCCTTTCGTGGAAGAACTCGGTTACTGGTGAAACGTTTGGTCAGTCAACGTCTGGGAGGGTAATCCCCAAAGTGTTGCGCGTATAGTCAGCGAGCTTATTGGCTGCTTCTTCCGCGAGCGCGCGCCGACGCTCTTCGGGGGTGCGTGCGGAACCAGCCGAGTAGGGGCCGCGTCGAAGAGCAAGGGGAGCGAACTTCGTGCCCTCAAACTCGGGGGCGAGATCGCGCTTCACGCGCATGTTAACTGCGCCCACAGCATCATCGAGGGGGATGCGCTCACAGGTGAGAACGTTGATCTTCGGGTAGGTGGAGCGCACAGACCGGAATCCACTGCCGCGTGCGGGAGCGAGCTTCACGGCGGGGATGCCGCCGCGTTCACGCAACACGACAGACAAGTGCTGTTCTACGTTGATGTCGGGGTTCTGGCCGTCGATAGAGCAACTGATTTCAGGCAGGGACGCAAAGATGATGAGTTCATACAAGGTGAGGTCAAAATCTTCGCCCGCGTTGACGGTGCGCCACTGGTCTTGATTCTCGTAGTCGTACAGGTTGTTGAGGCTGAACGCGCCAGTGGTCCCAAAGTTGGGGACTCGGGGGAGGTCTCGGGTGGCGTGGAAGCGGTATCCAACGATGTTGGGTTCTGCTCCGCGTCGCGCGCGTGAGGGGTCCACGAGGAGGGCCTTCAAGTACACGCTGTCAGAGAGTGCGAACTTTTCCATGTCTTAACTTGATGCTTTCTTTCTTACAGGCAGGTGGTGTGCCTGAATTATCGGATAATGGCAATGTTACCGTGCTGGTCTACTCGGTAGGTGACTTCAATGAGGTCCCCGGACTTATAGCCGTCGTATTGGCCCTTGGGGATGACGTAGTTAATCGTTGGCCGATTGCTGTCTGGGACAGACAGGTGGACGGTGAACATGAGGTTCCCGCCGGTTTCCATGATCGACTTTGATACCACGAGGCCCGTGACCGTCTTAGGTTCAGAGAACTGTAGCGAGTCGGGGTCGATGGTGGCCCGGTCGGTCGGGGATGCGGGCTGTGGGGACGTGCTCACGGTCGGAGTTGCCGCCTGCGTAGTGGGGGCTGCTGTAGTGGTTTCTACCGGCTTAGGAGTAGGAGTCGGGGTAGTTGCGGGGGCTTGCGTCGTAGGAGACGCACACTCGGTGACAACAACACTCGGAGTCGCGTCTTGTGTTGCCTGATGGTTCTTCACGGCGACAAAACATGTTGCGAGGAGCGCGCACACTGCGATCACACCCAAGCTCCCAGCGATAACCTTGCCCGGTTCGTTCGGTTGGGACTGGTCTACTGCTGGGGCGGGTTCTGCCGTGGGCTGTGGGGCCTGTGACTGGGGTGCCGCACTGGCCTGCGGGGCTTCTTCCGCGTAGTAGCGGGGCCGGTAGGGTTCATCGTCCTCGCCGTACCCGGCGCGCTCAGCGTAACGCCTGCGACGCATAGGGCTTTCGCGGGGAAAATAGGGTTCGTCCCCGCCAGAGTCGTCGGTATCGTCTGAAAAGCCGGGTTCAGAGAACGTTTCTTCGTCGTCACCGTCGTCAGAGATTCCCGAAACCTTGTTCCAAAAATCGTCATCCATCAGTGGCTCACTTTCACTCGCGTGGCTTGGGTGGGCTTGGGGGTGAGTCGCCCGTATCTACGTTGTTTGCGGCTTTCTTCGAGGTATTCTTCCCACGCTTTGTCGCGTAGCTGCGCTCGCGGGTCGATGCGCGCTTCAGGGGAGAGAACTTCGAGGGCTTCCACGAGTTCTGGGACGCTGCCTTGTTCTTCGGCTGCGATTCCCGGTAGGTCATGTTCGACGAGGCGTGCGACGTATAGTGACGCGGTTTGTTTCTTCAGTTCCTCTGGTGTCATGGGGTTAGTCCTTCCTGTATTCGGTGATCGCCATTTGGGTTTGCAAGAATCGAATGACTTGCTCGCTTGTCGTGTACTCGTGGTGGGACAGTGCGATAGCGGCGAGGATGGGCAGGGGGATAGGTCGTTCCCCGGTGGACATTCCTTCCACCCATGCGCTGAACGTGTACTCTTCCCTGCGGTAGTACGCCAAGCTGAGGACTTCCCGGTCTGTGGCATCTTCTAGCGTCGCGCACCTGACTCCACTCTCGATGAGCGCGTTGAGTTGGCCTTGGAGAGACTGGGCAACGATTTCGCGTCGCTTTGAGGACATGAACGCCCACTTCAGCAAGTCGCGTTCTAAAGCGAGGACTGGTTCAGCCATGTCCGCCCACGTGAACAACCCGGCGTAGGTTCCTTCCAATACTTGGCCGAGGAGCGCGCTCATGGCTTCGTGGTAGTAGGAGCCGACGGGCGCGGTGGCTCGGGGGACAAACCCGGTTGGGAGTCCAACGAGACTGCCGCTGTTGCGTTCAAGGAAGTAGAACTCGCCGCGTAGGAGTGCTGTTGCTTCACCGTAGGGGCGCGCTTGAACGTCGAGGACGGCTTCTTGGGCCTTGAGGAGCGCTTGGGTATCCTTCTTGTCGTTGTGGGCCGCTGCGGGCGTTAAGAGGCGCTTAGAGGCCGTGTCGCTCACCTTGAGGGCCGGGAGCTGGGTGTCAGTAGTTAAGGGACGCATACTGCCTCTCTGTTGCTTCAACGGGCATCGTGTAAACGATGATTCTGTCATCCTCAGACTGAGGGGGAACAGTGACCTGTCGGAACTCGATAGGCAAATCGTCTACCGGCTCAGCGTCACCGCTTTCCCCCGTCAAATCGAGGTCTTTAACGGATACTTCTAAATTGCCAAGTTCTAGAGAAATAGGGCCTAAACTCAGGTTTCCCACGAGTCCCATATTGACGAACGGGGGTTCTCCAAACAGGTCAGCCGAGGGGAGCGTGGAAGCACGGGCGGGGAATGCTACGAGTTCACGTCCCCGCGTGGGGTCAATCCGCCAGTAGCCGCCCGTCGTGTACCAGCAGCCCTCTGGGGTGAGGTTACCGAGTTGGAGGTCACGATTTTGGTAGTAGGCTTCCACCCATTTGGTCCACGACTTGCCGGTGAGGTTCATCCATTCGATAGAGGCGCGCGTCACCGGGTGGTCGAGGCCCATGTTGTACTCGCCGTCGAGACTGTTCCACATGTCCCACTTGGGGTGGGCGTTCACCCAGTCTTGGAGAGACTGATTGTCTTTACCGATAGTGTCAAAGAACAAGGCTTGGATGTCTGGAATGTCCCACATGGAGTGGAACACTGGCATCCCTTCCCCGAACGTGCGGTTTTCAGCAACCCAGATCAGGTTCGCGTCGTTTTCCGTATAGCGTTTGAGTCTGCTCTTTTCCCCGGCTTCATCTTCGAGGGTTTCAACGAGGAGTTCACGCCAAAAAGCCGCTTCGCAAATGTAGAGGAGAATGTCTTTGTTTTCCCCGTCTACGGGGAACATTTCGTCGAGAGCTGCCCGCGCGGTGAGCCGGAGGTGGCGGGGGTTAAGCGTTGCGGTTCCGTCGAGCTTCCACGCACAGACGGGCGCTAGGTCATTGAGTGTCTGATATAGGGCCGCTTCATCCCACGCATAGGGGAGAGCCTGAACGTAATGGGAGTACAAGCGTGTTAAAGCCAGCTTGTAACGCCCGATATACGTCAGGGTGCTGATTGTGCGCTTTTCGCGCACCTGCGGGGTAAGCATCGTTTCCTATGGTCTGCGTTGTTGGTTTGGTTTGGCATGAGTTGAGGCAGGTACCGGCTGGACTTGCTGGTGCCGGTACCTGCCTCACTTCGTAGCCTACCATAGGCATGAGCATGGTGTATGCGGTTACATCATGTTTTTATCGCCTAAAACACGGTCTAGCATGATGCGCACGCATGTATATCACGCTTGCTCTTCATCATCACCGCGCTTCTTGCGGGCCGCGAACAGAATCCAACCCGCAATGAGGGCCATAACTCCGAACAATCCACCTGCGACGATACCGATGTGACGGCCAGTCCAGTTGAGGACCTGACGGAACCACGAGGCGTTGACGTACACGTCCTTCACGGTGACCTCACTGACGTTGCCAGCCTGATCGGTTGCCTTGAAGTGGACGTTATGCGCGGACGCGGCTTGGGGAATGATGAGCGTGTACGTGTCATCCCCGCTCTTAGCTGCCTTCACGTCCTTACCGTCAAGGGTTGCGACGAGTTCCGTTGCGGTCATGTCACGCAAAGTCACCGTGGCAGTGACCTGAGTCTTACGGTACGAGCCACCCTCAGTGATGCCACTGACTTGAATCTCAGGCTTGACGCTATCGACAACGAACGAGTAGGACAGGCGCGAGAGCTGGTCTTTACCGCCCTCGGTTTGAGAGAACACCTGAACCGTGTACGCTCCGTCCTCCTTGAATACGCTCTTGTCCACGCGGTAGTGGTACACGTAGTCTCCGTTTTCGCCGCCGGTGACGGTGACGCTCACGGCGTTCTTGGGTACCTCAATGGTCTTACCGTTCAAGGTGACGCGGATTTCGAGCTTGTCATCGCGGAGCTTTTCGACGGTGATTTCACTCAGGTCCACGTCGATAGGGGCCTTCACGTACTTGCCTTGGTAGGACGTTCCTTCAACGTCAACGGTGGAGCCGAAACGGTTCAGAATGAACTGAACCTTAGCGGTGTTACTGTTACCCGCAAGGTCAGAAACGGCTGCGTCCATCGTGTAGAAGTCGTCAAACTTCGCTTCGTTGGGGATAGCGGACAAGTCGAGGTGTCCGTTAACGACGGGAACCTTGAATGTCGTGCCCTTACGTCCCGTGAGAGTAACCGAGAGGCTACCGAGATCAAGGTTCGTATCCGAATAGGACAAGCGAATCTCAGGGGTCTGGTAGTACGCGGTTCCCTGCGTTACACCTTCAATTGCCAGCTCGGGCTTCGTGGTGTCAACGACGAACTCAGGTTCATTCACCGCGTTCGACTCATTGCCAGCCTGATCGGAGCTGGATACGCCGAACGTGTTCACGCCTTCAGGGAATGAGACTGTGGCCGTGTGAATGTTGCCTGCGTGCGACCAGCCGGAGACGAGGCCCGTGCCCGTGAAGCGCACGAGCGAGGGGTCAAAGTGGTCCTCAGTGATCGTCACCGTCGCACTGCGGGGCTGGTTGTAGTAGCGGCCCGAACGCGCGTCGTAAGTGTTCCACGATACTGCGATGACCGGGGGAACCTTATCGACCGTGAACTGCTCAGAGTGGAAGCCCTGCGCTGCGTGTCCAACGGTGTCGGAAGCGTCCAGCGAGAACTCGTAGTCACGATTGTCTGCGAACGTCATGGTGTTGGTCCACATGTCCCCGGTCTGGGTCCATGCGCCAAGTTCACCGGCCTGCCCGCTGATCTTGAACAGGTCGGGGCTGAAGTTCGCGTCCAAGACCTTGATCGTCGCGTGACGGTCGGTGTTGTACATGTTGTTCGCGTTGTTCACGTCGAACGTGACGTTCATTTCGGGGGCGGTAGCGTCGATAGAGAACTGGACTCGCTTTTCAGCGGAGCCGCCAGCGTTATCTTCTACGCGCACCCACGCTTCGGTGTTCTCGTGGTCGCCGTTCACTTCGAGGGGGATTGAGATGCCGGTGACGAGGTTCTTGTCTGTGCGTGTGACGTGTACTTGCGGGTTGGATACGTGGCCGTCAATGTCTACGGTCGCGTCCCCGAGAGTGTCAGCGCCAATACCCCACGCGATGTGACGCAAACCGGAGTGGCCTGCGCTCGCTTCGAGGCTTGCCTTCACACTGTCGCGGTACAAGCCAAGACCGCTGCGAGTGTGAGTAACCGGCTCAGGGAGAGCGATATTCACGTCGTTAGCGGTGATGGTCGTGTTCCCGTTTTCAGACACGAGGCCGTCAGGCTGGGCAACGAGAGACAGGTTTCGGGCCTTATCGGAGGCAACAGCCGACACAAAGCCCTTGAAGCCGTCAGGAATGTCGATAGTGGCACCTTCAGGGGCTTCCACGGTGTGAGTGGTGCCGTCCGAAGAGCGGAGCGTGTAGGTGATCTTGTCTACGCCGGAACCGGTTTCAGTGACGTGCGCTGCGACCTTCATTTTCCCGGTGACAAAGAACCCGTAACGGGAGTCTGAGCCGCCGATGGTCTTACCGGGCGCATACGTGGGGTCAGTGATCGTAAACCCAGAAATCACGGGGGCAGTACTGTCGATAGTGACGGTTGCGATGCTTGTCGAGGTCGCGCCAGCAAGGTTAGTGACATCAAACGTGATCTGGTACGTGCCGTCGGGTAGTCCGGCTGCACGCGCGTAATCCAAGGTCACCTGCTTGACGGGGACAGGCTTGTTTTCTTCCGCACTAGGGTTGCCCTCTGCGAGGGTAATGCCGTTAACGGAGACCTTGAACTTCTTGATGCCCTTCGCGTCACGCATGGTCGCCGTCTTGGGGGCGAAATCCGTGAGGGACTTCGCATACGGGAGGTAGCTATCACTGTCGAGGCTGAACGTGGGTGCGTTCGACGAGTAGATGTGCTTGTGGGGCCATCCGAGAATATCGCCAACATTGAGGCGCTTTTCGCGTCCTACAGCGTCACGGACAGTGACTTCAACGTTGTCCACGTCACCGTTATGGATAGTGAGCGTATTCCCACTGATAGTGAGGTCTGCGCCCTGATTGTTCACGCCGCTCGCGTCTTTAAGCGTGTACGGCATGGGCGAACCGTCAGTGGGAGTAAACGTCACGCTGATACCGTGCTTGTTCGTGTACACGCCCCACGGGGTAGGGGTGAACACGTCACTAGAGTCTGTCGTGAGCTTGTAGTCCGACTGGGCGGGCGAGTACGCGAGGTTCGCGCTCCACGAGACAGTGTTTCCCGCACGATCATGCCCGGAGAACGAGAGCACGTGAGCGTGCTTATCTTCCAGCGTGGACTGGGGAATCTTGAACTTGTACTCGGTTGCGGATGCTCGCTCAGGGGTGAGGGCAACACCGTCGAGAGTGAACGTCATGTACGAGGGCTTGAGAGCACCGTCGTCGTGGAACTTGAACTCAAGGTCGCCGGTGAGCTGGTCGGTAATGTACTTCACGCCGTCAATTTCGCGTGCGCCAGCGACCTGCGCGGGGAGGTCAAGAACGGGGTTAACCGCGTCCGGGGGAATGACCTGACCTTGAGGGAAGTCGATAGTGGATTCCTTACCAGCATTGTCGAAAGCGCGAACCTTGTAGGAGCCGGGAGCGGTGATCGACAAGCTAGTGACCTTATCCGTGTTGCCGGATAGGTCTACGGTCTGGACTACATTCCCGTCCTTCAACAGTTCGGCTCGGGTGAGGCCAGAGGAGCCGGGCGTGGCTGCGTCATTGACGCGCACAGTCCACGTGACAGCGGAGGTAGAAAGCTCGCAGTCGTCACTGTTGTTCGTGCCGCACCCACTGGCTGAAATGCTGGTGATGGTGGGGGCAATCGTGTCGTACATGTGGCCGATAGCGGTGCTCAGCGTCCAGTTGAGGTTCGCCTGCTTGGATAGTCCGCCAGCGGTCGTTGTATGCACGGTGATGGAGGCCGCGTCGAACTGTTGGGTGGGCGCGTCCGCGAGGTTCACGGTCACGGTGTCGCCGTCAACGGGCAGCGGGTTTTCCTCCCCCTTGAATGTGACCTTGGACAGGGTTTGCCTTGCGGGGAGCGTGAGTTTGACCTTCAACGTGGGGGCCTGCGCGTATGCGGTGAGCGGTGCCGTAGGAGCGTCGGGGGTCACGTCGGTGATGGTGCCAACCACTCCGTTATCTGTTGCTGTGCGCGCTGCTTCCGCTGTGGTGGGAGCGCTCGCGGGGAGGAGGCCGAACGCTGTTGTTACGGGTGTTGCGGTCGCGGGCAGCGTGGTTGCGACTGTGGCGAAAAGTGCGAGCGCCGCTGTTGTGCGCGTCGAGTACTTCATCATGTCTGGTTTGTCCTTTAGTTTGTGGTCCAACTGGACAGTTCTTCTATTAGTAATACGCGCTCAAGGGGATTCTCGGGGGTTATGTGAGCGCTTTCGTCAAGGAAGTTCGTGTGTTCTTCTTCGTTTCCTACGCTTTGTGGGGCTTCTAGGAACGAGGTGGGGAGTTCTTCATAGCCACTTGGGGTCTCCTCTTGTTGGACTGGTGTCGGTTTGGGTTCTGCTTGCGGTTCAGGTACGGGCTGTACCTGCATGGGCTGTTGAGGGGCGACGTTGACGGGTGGGAGCGTGGGTTCCACTACCTGTGGGGGTTCTTGCTGGGGGATAGTCACGACAGGTGGCGGAGTAATGTCCCCGGTCATGGGAGCAAGGTTGCCTGTTGTCAGGTGAGGCATTTGCTCGCCCGCGCTTCGTGCCGCGAGGCGCGTGTACGTGTCGGTTGCGCTTTGGGTTTGCACCATGCGCGTAATGTCGCTAACAGCATCCCGGTAGGTCGCGCCAGAGATACGTTTACGCATGGCTTTCAAGTCCCAGCGGATACTGAGGAACGCCGCCGTGAACAAGAACGTGAGCGCGAGGAATACGAGGACGAGAGCTGTAATCATGTAGGTCGTCGTCATTTCTGTTCCCCGTTCTCTTGGAAGAGCGTCGCAATGGTTGCTTTCGTCTTGTCGATCTTCCCAGATAGCTCTTTAGCGAGTTCCTGCGGACGACCGGCCTTAAAACCTTGATGCTGCGCGAGGTAGGTTTGTGCGCGCTGCACTTGGGTTTCCATATCTTCCTTCGTCACGCCGTCACTTTTAAGACCATACGGGTTGGAGGTGATGGAGTCGAGAATATAGTTCAGCACCGTGAGTTGAATAACCTCGCTACTTGAGGAGGTGTCGAGGCCCGTGAGGTTATTCCAGTACGTGCGGTACATTCCGGTGTCGCCACCGGTTTGTACTGCTGAAGCGATATCGCGGTTAAACGACGCGAGGTTATACAACGCGGTTGCCTGTTGCGTGTTGTAACCGCCGTCGATAGCGTCCTTGAACCACGGTGCGGACAGCGTGAGGCCGGAAGCACCGCCATCACCCTGATAGAAGAACCAGTACGCCTCTCCGATACGGTATGCGAGTTCGGGGTAGCGCTTGTTCTTCTGAATCTCATTCACGTTGTCGCGAACGAGGGGAATGAGAGTGCTTTCGTCTTGCGAGGTGAAAACTCCGTCCCCTTGGATTGCTGCGTCGATAGCGTGGAAGTAGTTGTCAATGTCGCTGGGCTTGGCTTCAATGGCTTTCGCCCATCCGTCTACTGTTCCCGCTTTCTCGGCGGAAGCAACGAGGGCCGTGTAGGAACTGGACTCTACGCTGTACCCGTAGGCGAGGGACACGCCAGCACCACCAAAGCACAGCAGACCAGCCACGGCGAACGCCATGATTGTGCGCACGCGGGTTTTCGCGGCTTTCACATGCTTTTCGTCGGTCTGCTTGTAGGTCGATAGGGCAGCGACGACTTCCGTCATGGACTGGTAGCGGCGCTCGGGCTGCATGGCAACACAACGAGCTATGACGCGCGAGAGCGCGGGGGACACGTTGGGGTTGATGACGCTTGCGTTCACGGGGCCAAGAGGAACGCCTTGAGCGTCCATCTGGGGGAGACGGCCCGTGAGGAGCACGAACATTGTCATACCGAACGCATAGATGTCGCTACGCGGGTCTAGAGGTGCGCCTGTCGTCCTCTGTTCGGGGGGAGCGTACCCGCGAGTTCCAACCGCTTGGGGGTTCGTGTAGTTGGTGGGGGTGATCTGCTCACTAATGCCGAAGTCCAAGAGCTTGATCGCGCCGTTGTCGAGCATGACGTTACCGGGCTTGAGATCGCGGTAGATGATCGGCTCGGGCAGTGAGTGTAGGTAGATCAAGATGAGCGCGAGCTGCGTCATCTTGGATACGACGAAATCTTCGGGGAGTTGCCCACCGGGAGCGTTTTTCGCGACCTTATCGAGGGAGGTTCCTGCAACAAAGTCCATGAGGACGCTGTACAAGCCGCCCGGCGTGTTGGTGTCGTCTTGTACGTCGATGATGTGGGGGATTCCGGCGTGTGAGAGTCCCTGCATGAGCTGGGTTTCAGCTTTCAGGCTTTCGAGGACTTTCTGGGCTTGGAGGAGCTGCCGTCCACGGTAGGAGCCGTCGGGGGCTGCGACTTCTTTAAGGGCGACGGGTTTTTGGAGTTTCGTGTCGTAGGCACGGTAGACGCGGCTGAATGTGCCGTCGTGCATGAGCGCGTCGATCTGGTAGCGCCCGTGCAAGAATGTGGTGCCCACTTGTCGGGGTGCGGTCATGCGAGTTCTCCGGCGTTGATGAGGATTGCTGTGATGTTGTCGCTTTCCCCGTTCGCGATGGCCCTGTTTGCGAGGGTTTCAAGGCCGGTTTGTGCGTTGCCGGGGAGGTAGTTGTTTTCTCTCTCGAACTCGTGCCAGAAGCCGTCTGAGCATAGGAGGAAACTGTCGGACGCGGAGTATTCCCCGACGTAGGTATCGGGGCGAGCTTTTTCTGCGTTCCGGTGGCCGAGGCCGCGAGTGATGCTACTGCGGTATTTCGCGTGAATCTGGGGGGTGATTTCAACGCCGCGTTCGCGTAGCTCAGCGAGCTTACTGTGGTCTCGGGTGATTTGGAGGGCTTGGCTACCTGCTTTAAGCATGTAGGCGCGCGAATCTCCGACGTGAACGATGGTGTAGCGGCCCATGTAAGCGCGCAACACGGTCAGGGTCGTGTTCCCTGCTGCTTCGCGTGCTTTCTGATGCGCGCGGGCGACAGCTTGGACGAGCTGCCCGTCTGACACGTTCCCGACTGCTACGAGGTCAAGGAATGTTTGCCCGGCTCCGATGGACGCGAGGCGACCGTTGGGGCCTTCACCGCCAACGCCGTCTGCGACGAGCGCGACTATGCCGGTGTGACCTTCTGCCTCGAATAGTGCTGCCGCGTAACTGTCTTGGTTTTCGCGCCTACCGTTAACGTTCGTGTAGGTGGAGACAATATCGGTGATGCTCACAGCTCCTCCATGATCTCGAACGGGATATCTCCAAGGAGGAGAGAGTGTACGGGCAGACTGGTTTCCACGGGCACGTTCGGGGAGAGCACGTGAGAGCCGAGCTTCGTTTTGTTCGTAGAACCAAGGTCGGTGATCGTGATAGTTCCCCGCTGGGGGTTGATGTCGAGGCGCGCGTGGTGGCGGCTGATGACTCGCTTCGCGTCACCGTGCCCGACAGGGATTTCACTGGACGTGGGGGAGCGCCCGATAATCGCCGGGTGCGTGGGGACCGGGTAGGTTTCCCCGGTGACGAGGTTGCGGAGCACCCACTGGGAGGTGTCAGCGTCCTCATCGAGGAACCCGGTGAGTTCATCTCCGTCACTGTAGGTGAGCGGCGCGGGCTGCGGGGGCGGCATGTGAACCGGCATGTCAGTGGGTGCAGGCATCACGGGAACCTGCGGGGTGGGGGCTGTTGCCGGTTCCACCACGGGCTGAGGCGCGGGAGGTGCCTGTTCGATGACGGGTTCGGGGACCATGACGGGGGCCTCTTCAACCACGGGCATCATGGGTTGTGGGGGCATGACAGGCTCCGGCTCTACCACAGGCATAGGCTCAGGCTGTGGGGGCATAACAGGTTCCGGCTCGGGTTCCATCACGGGCATAGGAGCGGGCTGCATGGGTTCTTGCGGGGCGGGGCCACCGTAAGCTGCGATGAGGTTCGCCGGAGCGCACGCGGGGAACGTTTGGATGGGCATATCGACAACGAGGTCACTGATGGACGCGGGAGAGGGCGCATCGAGGAGGGGCTTGCGCTTATTGCGCGCAAGATACTTCGTGATGCTGTCCCACTGGGCTGCGATGTCTTTGGAAATGAAGTCCCACAGGTCGAATCCTGTGTTCGCGCCGGGGTTGACGACAACCCACACGCGGCCTTCACTGTTGGCTGCGAAACCTACTGCGTCACGCCAGTTCCCACCTTCCTTGCGGAAGGCGTTCCATGCTGCGACGACGCTGTTGAGCGCGTCGGGTGTGGGGCACCCGTTGATGGGGGTGAGTCCAATGTTTCGCGCGTCTTGGGCGAGTACTGCGGTGTTGATGGGAGCTTTCATCGTACTTAGTCCTTTTCCGTGGGGTTTTCACCCGTTGGAGAGTCAGTTAAGTTTATTAACTAATATTATGCCATAATAAGTGTCATGCTAGTAAGAGAATGGGCTAGGCGCGAAGGCTTACACCCGCAAACCGTGTGGAAGTGGTGCCGTGAAGGCACAATGCCTGTACCCGCAGAACAAACCCCAACCGGCGCGTGGCTCATCCACGACCCTAAGTATGAAACCGCTCTCACGATCACGGGACGCACTGTCTGCTACGCGCGCGTCTCGTCCACCGACCAGAAAAACGACTTGCAACGGCAAGCCGACCGGCTCAAAGCGTTCGCCGTCAACCTTGGTATCAAAGACGCGCAAGTAGTCACCGAAATCGCGTCCGGTATGAACGGCAAGCGCCGTAAACTCAACAAACTATTAGCCGACCCGACCGTGACCACGATCATCGTGGAACACCGAGACCGACTTGCCCGCATGAACGTCGGACTCGTTGAAAGCACCTTGGAAGCGTCCGGGCGTAGGCTCATCGTTGTTGACGACACTGAACGTGACGACGATCTACTGCAAGACATGACCGAGGTGTTGACCTTGTTCTGCGCGCGGCTATACGACCGCAAATCCGCCAAGCGCCGCGTTCAGCAAGCATTGGAAGCCTTGTCGCGATGAGCGCCTATGAGGCCGTTAAAGTCCGGCTCGACCCTACGCCAAGGCAAGTGCGTCTCCTGTGTTCGCACGCTGGGGCCGCTCGTTTCGCTTACAACGCGGGCCTCGCTCACGTGAAAGAGATGCTTGAAAACGGTGAGCCGCCCGACTGGTCGCCTTACTCGCTGCGTCGCTGGTGGAACGCAAACAAAGACACTCTCGCCGTTAATCCCGATACGGGTGTGGTGTGGTGGAGCCAAAACAGTAAGGAAGCCTACAGTATGGCCCTACACAACTTGGCTCGGGGCTTGTCGAGCTGGTCTAAGTCTCGTAAGGGGCAGCGTAAGGGCCGTCGCGTCGGGTTCCCTCGTTTCAAGTCGAAAAACACCGTCATGCGGTTCGCCTACTCCACCTGCATCACTGCTCCCACTGCTAGTGACCCGTATGGGCTGAAACTTTCCCGTATTGGCCGCGTGCATTGCATGGAAAACGTGTATAAGCGCGTGAATGGTGCGCGTGTTATTCGCGTGAGCGTGTCATGCCGTGCGGGCTGTTGGTATGCGAGTTTGACCGTGGAACGCGAACAACCACCGTCATCCCCTGCCCACACGCGGAAGCGAGGAGCGGTTGGTGTTGACCTCGGCGTAAAACACCTCGCCACCCTCTCAGACGGCACCGTTATCCCTAACCCGCGCGCCCTAGACGCGAGGTTGAAGGCCCTACGGAAAGCCCAACAAGCACTGAGCCGCAAAACCAAAGGCAGCGCGCGGCGCGAGAAAGCCAAAGAACGTGTCGCCCGCCTACACGCCCGCGTAACCGACGCGCGTATAGACGCAATCAACAAGGCCACAACCATGATCGCCCGCACCTACACAACCGTGTGTATCGAGGACTTAAACGTTGCGGGCATGGTGAAAAACCATCATCTTGCCCGTAGGTTGAGTGATGCTTCCCTTGGGGAGTTTCG